TTTTTGTTTTAGGTTTACGAAGTGTGCGCCCAGCGCCGGCCGGCTTTGTTTTACCGAACTTTATGGGGCTGAAAAAAAGAGAGTTGCTATATAGCAACTCTCTTAATTTAATTACTCCTCAACTGAATCAGTTGGCTCCTCATCAACATCTTCATCTACCGGCTCACCTGCCAGCTTATATCCTTTTACAGTTCTCTTTTTGCCTTCAGTTCCAGTTACTTTCATATCTGTCTTTATAGCAATACCAGCCTCAACCAGGGCATTCAGTCTGTAAACACATTTAGCAACTGTAGCATCTTCATCCTCAACCTTTGCCGCAATGTCTGCGATAGTCTCAAACTCGTCTGTCAAAACTGCCTGAATAGCTTCCTGTAACTTATCAGATGTAGCTCTCTTTTTCTTCGCATTCTCTTTTGCTTTATTCAGCTTTTTATCCAAAAGGACAATCTCATTCTCTGCAAAGGCTTTCAGCTCTTCACTTGTTACTGTTGGGTCATCAACGCCCTCTTCTTTTGCTGGATAAGACATAACACCAGTCTCTGCGAAGTGAATAAGTGCCTGATACATTTCTCTCTTTGTAATTTTTTCCATAATCTATACCTTTTAACCTTTCTTCATCTTTGATAAATATATTATATAATAATTTTTATTTAAAAGCAAGTCTCTCTTTTAAAGTGCCATTGCAATGTCTCCAATACGATTCCATGCTGCAAAGAAGTCTCCTCTGTAAAAAAGATTGCAAGCATTATAAAACTCTCTCCAATCATGAGGAGTATCAATGACTATTTCATCATCAACATTCTGATACTCTTCTTTGACACTCTGCATCCAAGTTGTATCTTCAAGGTCTTCATCGCCGTCTCTTTTAATACCAAAGAGAGCAAGACCTTCATCCGTACAATCTAACATACGCACATAATAATATGGTTCTCCATAAAATCTGTTTAAGACTTCTCTCTTACGAATAACCTTAAAGTATTTTACGGTGCAGCTTTCTTCCATATCGTAAACAAAGATAGTTTCTACGATTTTAGTTTCATCCTTATCAGAGAGAAGTCTGATAGGAGTTAAGTTGCGGGTAAGATGATTCTCACCAGTAATTGAATCCTGAGTTACATTATCGTCAAAACAATCTGGGCAAAGAAGTCTTCCATCTACACAAGCCAGCTCATCTTCCTCTCTGTAAGACTCTCCGCAGATAGAACAGAATGCCACTGTATCACAGCATTCGCCCATCAGATGTCCTTCATTGTCATAGAAGTCAGCTTCCTGTCCGCATCCCATACACTCAGATTTACCAGAGTAGTTGAAACATACTCTTATATAGCCATCATCATCTGTATTTGCATAACAGTATAAATCTTTATTGAAATATGCTGCGTTCATGTAAGGATCATTTAAAAAGTCATTGTACATTGCATTAGATGATGGATAAACTCTCAATTTATAGTCATCTACATAAGTAGATTCATTTGACTCGTACTCTCTTAATGTTTCATCGAAGTTCCACTCAGGCAGATTCTTTGCGGCAAGCTCTCTTAACAGACTTAAACTTGCTTTAGTCAGGTTAGAGTTAAAGTAAGGATAAGACTTAATGTTTGTAATAAGGTCTTTATTAATAACCATCAGCTCTCTCCACTTCTTATTGCTCCACTCCAGCCCGCAAACGTCCATCGGCTCAGAAGCTGTAAGATATGCAACAATAACCATCGGAGAGTTCATCATCTCAACAGTTCCCTGTCTGTAGCATCCATTATCCATCCAGGACATACAAGAACTCCAATCGGAATCATTGTCGCTCATTGTTACATAATCCAAAGGATGAATTGAAAGGCAAAGATTACCTTTTAATACTTTCTGATTCAGAATCTGAGAAACTTTAATACGGAAGTCCTCAAAATTGCTCATGTTCAATCCATAAGCAGAAGCAATCTTTCCAAGAGCCTTCATAGTTTTACAGCCATGCTGAATCTTAATTTCTTTTCCTTCTGGAGTAGGAACCATGAAAGTATCACCTGTGTAAACATTGTCAATCAGCTCAGAGTTACTGCAAATCGCGCAGATGTTCTCATAAAGTTCTCTTTTCTCTTTTTCATAAGCATAATTACTCTGAATGTAGTCCATCCAGAATTTATTCTGGATTTTATCAATGAACTCTCTCATAAAGAGGTGCTCATCCATCAGGTCATTCATTTCTCTACGCATCTGACCGGATTCTTTTTCAAAAGTAACAGTTTTAGAAACGATAAGTTTGTTACCAAGCAACTTATACAGATACTGCGCCTTAGCGTCAGCCCAGAAGTGAAGAAGTTCTTTACCACTTACACTTCTCTTGCCATAATACTCACTTGCATAAGTATCAACATATTTCTCAAAAGCAGTCATCTCAGCATCTGTAATCATATCTCTTAAATCGAATACTTTTTCCATATCTTTAATTACCTCTCTCTTTAACTTTCTATAATTATTATATTATATTTTTTATAAAAAATCAATCAAGCTTCATTATATCTAAGAAAGCATCTTTGTTACTTTATCCTCTACATAAGCCAAGTCTGAAGGTGATAACTCAAATGATGCCTGTGCAGTGAATGTCGTATTTCCTTTACGATATTCATTAACAATCTGCTGAGCAAGGTTATCAAGATCTTTCTGATGAACCATAAAACCTAAGAATAAATTAGATTCTCCAAACATTAAATATCATCTCCTTTTCTTTATCTTATGTATATATTATATTATAATTTTTATAAAAAATCAATAGCTGTCTTTTTGACTACCAAATATCTCTTGGAGATGCTACATATATATCTGATGGCATATCTGGCGTCCGCACAAGCACCTTCCGCAGAATATTAGATTCATGTTCAGGCTTATTCATAACTTTAAAGTCTGAGAAAGTAAACATTAGGTCAGCCCGCACTCTTTCTCCATCCATGTAAAGTTCTCTCCACACATCTCCAAGCTCTTCTCCCCATCCATCAAGAATAAAAAGAGTTTCTGGAAATACTTTACTTAATTTAATCATGTCCTCTATATGGTCATACCACTTAATAGGCTCCTCAAAGAAGTCATCCAGGAAAGGACTTTCATCCTCTCCGACTTCAAAATCATAAGGATTGATGTTATTAAGGGCATTCACGACATCTGCTTCTTTTGGCATTTCAGTTTTCCCAAAATGAATGAAACTGATTTTATAATTTGTTAAATATCCCATAAATTATTTCTCCTTATTTGCTTTAATGCATCTGGTTAATACCGTCTGCTTTACGTTCTTATAAACTTTATGGTCTTTGATAGTACCACGAATCCAGTATGATTCACCTTCATCGAATCTTACTCTGGTAGAAGATGTAATCCAAACAAACACATTACCTGCGGCATCTTCCATTGTGTAGCAAGTGCTCGGTCCATAATAGCCATTGATTTTTAACGCTTTGGTGACAGTAACTTCAATTTCAATTCTGTTACTGATTTCTCCAACATAATTAGAATGACTTTCTTCATAGAGCAGAGCATTAACCGCGGCTTCTACAATGTTATCATTTTTGAGAGATTCACCCTCGCCAACATCTTCCCAGTTAAGTCGAATAGCTTCGACTCCTTCTGGAAGTTCTTCTGGCAGTTCTGCTTCAGAAGATAAAGACCAGCCCCACCATTTTCTATACTGGCAACCGTTTTCTTTAAACCACTCTTTATGCGGATAAGTATCGCCTTTAAAGATTGTAATATATCCATTTTTAAAACCAAGAATCTCTTTCTGAGATTTCCAGTATGGATCGTTGGAATGGTCTTCTGCGGCATTTGCGGCAAGGTCTGGATAATATTTCTTATATTCAGCATTGCTGTATGCACGTACCTGCTTCAGATTTCCATTCGCCATCTTTACTTTAATATACATTTTAGTTCCTACGAAGTAAGGTTCTCCAACCTGTTCCAGTCCTACATAAGATCTTGCTACTAATGCCATATCTTGAACACCTCTCTCTTTCTTTATCTTATAAATATATTATATTATATTTTTTATAAAAAATCAATGGCGGTTTATTAGTTGCCTTATGAGATGGATTTAATACCCGATCTTTCCATGCCCATATGAACTAAATAGTTTTCCCACTTCTTTGGATTTTCTCTACTACCAATTAATGCAGACATCATTTCTGGTGTATAACTATTTAAGTCTCCAGGCGGGTTTGTACTAAGAATCCTGGCTGCTTCCTTTACAGCTTCTTGAAGAATTCTGATTCTTTTTAAGTTTTGGTTATATTCTTCAAGAAGTCGGTCAAGATTATGTTTTTCCATTAACTTTTACTCCTTTATTTATTTTCTATATATATTATAATAAAATTTATAAAAAAAATCAAAGGAGACTTTTTAGTCTCCTTTGATTTTTTTATTTTTTATTTATCATCGTCATCATCATCTTCAGTGATTTGATCAGCTACATCAATGATATAATCTACCAGTTCCTGTGTTCCATCTTTCACAACTTCAATATTATCTGAAGTAATAAGGGATGCCGCAAGCATTTTATAACAGGTATTCTCAGAAGGTACAAAAATTCCAATAGTACCGACAATTAAGCCAATAATGAGGGGTTTCTTTAAAAACTTGATTATATCTTCTGCATCATAATCAATACAGCATATAAAGCCTACAAAAAGAACAATCGCTGTAAGTCCAAAACCTCCAATCAGCAGTAAGAAACGAAGAACATCTGTTACAGAAATAAAATAAAAAAACAGTGGATTAATAATTGGATTCATTATAAATACTCCTTATCTTCATCATCTAAATCTTCATCTTGATTTTCTGGTACAGCCCAGTAGTCGATCCATGAATTGATTTCTTCATTAAGGACATCATCTACATCCTCTTCATCCCAATCTTCATCAAGACCGAAATCTTCTGGATTATCATAGATGTCGCCTCGGTCTATAACACCGCCCATTCCAGAATAAGAGTCATACTCTTCTACTGCATACTCTCTTGCTAAAGCATAAGCATCTTCTAAAGATTTGCAATCTATAGTGCCAATATAATTGGCACCACCAAAACCGCCACCTAAGCCCGCATAAATATTATACATCATAATCAACAATCCTCCGCTGATTTATCTTTATCTTCATCAAATTTAGCCATATACATATCTTGAATTGTTTCAAGCTGAATATTACCATGTTTTACCATATCAAATAAAAATTTTGTCATGTTTGCGGCAATGCCCGCATTTGACCTTATTTTAGTCTGGTCCGCAGGAATAAATTCAGTTGCATAATAACATGTATTTGCAATATCCCTGACTTCATCATAATTTAACTGTACAGTTACATAAGAATCATTTTTATTTCCGCAATTTAATTTCTTAATTATCATTTTATCACTACTCCTTTAACTCATATTCTCCTGGATAAATGTCTACACTGATAATTCCATATTCTGGGTATCCATCATTACCAGATAAATTATATCCATGCTGATTTGCCCAATGAGCTGCGTCAGCTCTTGTAGGAAAAATTTTAAACAACGCTCCTTTTACTACTGGATGACTATCTCCCCATCCGCCATATTCAATCTTTGCGATTGCATAGCCCTTGAATACATGTTCCATAAACATTTTTCCTTTCTTTATTTTGTATATATATTATAAAATATTTTTTTTATAAAATCAATTAGTAATTAACTTTAGTGACTTCATCCAAGATGAAACGCCTTTCTTCTTTGCAGAAAGGACACCACATATTTTTTCTATGTTTCTTCTCCTTTTTAAAATTTTTGTGCTTAGGCGCAATCATTACCTTATGACAAACTGGACAATGAAAATATCTAATATGTACTTGCATTTAAAATCACTTCTTTATTTATTTTCTATATATATTATAATATAATTTTTTATAAAAATAAAAAGAGAGATATTAATCTCTCTTTGTATTCTTACTTATTGAAGTATTTTTAAAATAGCCACCAATCCATCCAAGAGCACCTGCCATAAGAGGTAACTTCTCTGGTGTAAAAAATGATACATTAAATAAAGTATTCAATGCATTACACAAGGTTGGACCGAATGTAATTTTACATAACCAGCCGCCAAAGTAACAAATAAAGAATGATAACATTGGTGCAAAAATTACCAGAAGCACAGCCATTACGATTACACCTAAACATCCCATTCCTTCAATAAAATTATCATTATCAAACATATTATTTCTTCTCCTTTAAAATAACTTTTCCTTCCATCACACCATAGTTAGACTTCTCCTGAAATGTCCAGGTCTCAGCCTCTTCTCCTTCTCGCATAGGACGAGTAAGATACCAAAGGTTATTGTCTTTCCAAGTGACTTCAGCTAATTTTTCTCCAACAGGTAAATCAATATTTATAGTGCCGCCATAGGTTTTTGCAATCATATTACCGCATCCACTGCATCCGAGTAATACGAACGCAACAGCTGCCAAAACCGCAATTTTCTTTTTCATAAATTCTCCTTTCATTTCAAATCAACATTATAATCCATCTTTATAGTGCCTTCTGGAACATAGATATTATATTTGTCACTATAAAAGATTGGTGAACCAAATATAAGATTAACTGTTTGGTTAATAAAAATTGGCTTATAAGCATCTACATGCGGGGTAACATCGTCTCTGAGGTAGATTTGTGCGGTCCTGCCATCAATAGTTTCATTTTTATAATTCTCTTCACCAGTCTCATCGACATTTTTATACAGATAAGTGATTTTTAAATAACCATCTGCATTTCTGAAGCATGTAGTGTAAATATTATCTTGTAGTGCAACAAGGTCATGAGACTCTACTGTGTCTGGAATATATTTTACTGAATTTGTTGCTTTAGATATTCCGCTGATTGCAGCTCCAGTAAGTACAAAAGCCAAAAACCATCCTACAACTGCACAAAAAGTACCTCCCACAATTGTGCTACCCCAGCCCAAGCCTTCGTCACGAATAACCTTGCCCATAAATACTCCGAAGATACAAGCGAGTACAATCCATATCATAAAGTTGACTCCTTTCTAAAAAAATGCTATAATATTATTATATAAGAATTAGTCTGACACGTTAGGGAGTGTAAACATGTTCCTCATATTTTCCGCATACATTTACTTCACGGTTGCACATTTGCTGTTCACTGTTCCAACAGCCGCAACCTTTCATACAAGTTTCTTTAATACGCTCAGGATTTTTAACTGGAAATACCTGAATTACTGGACCACGCTGCACCTGTTGCTGAACCATTTTTTCAATTTTAATTGGATTTGTTTCAAAATCACATTGGCAAGATGTTTTACAAGTCTTGCAAGTATTAAGATGATGTTCATAACAAGAACTACAAAAAGCGTGAACCTGTCCCTCTACAACCTCTATGACAGCTCGTGAAATCGAAGGAATAATCGGCTCGCCGCAAACTGCACAAGTAAGTAGATTGTCAGTATTATAAAAATAACCTTTTGAACAAAAATCATTCTCAGGATCGCAAATAATTGAAGTCAGTCTACAGTAGTGATAATCCTGGTCTGAGTGCATCAAATGAATGCACTGCCCGCATGTTTTAGTTGTTTTCTCGTTTGACAATTTTCTTTCCCTCCTTTGGATTGGAAAATTCAATAACATTATTTTCTTCAAGAGCTTCGAGATGAATATCGGCTAATTCATCTCCGTAATAAGCTTCGATTGCGGTCATAGCTTCGGTATACGAATCCGTAAAAGTACAACCAGAAAATTTTTCAAGCTCATAGTTATCCTCTCTAACTCGGGTTCCCCAGAAAATAAATGGATACATAGCGTCACTCCTCTCGATTTAATGCTTTGAGAATATTAGATTTAGTTTCATCGTATTCATCTCTTTTACCATAAGATTTTGGAATGTTAAAAAAGATTGCTTCAGCTCCAATAGGAGTGATAGTAATTTGTCGTGCATGGTCATTAAATTTGACGTATGCGATTTTGTCTACTGGAAAGACAAATTTTTCACGGATACCATCACGATAAAGCGTAATTGTATTATTCATTTAGATTCTCTCCTGCATTGTAAGTCCATAACGACCAAAGAAAGCTCTCTTTAAAAGCGGTTTTACCATTGTGTCATATGCGGACATGATACGAGATTGATCAGCCCTGTCTGCTTTAAAAATATCAAGTGGACCTTCAACTGGCTCTTCTCCTGGATAGATGGATTCGATAATTTCACCGAAAATATAACCATCATAGCCGAGAATTTCAAACATATAATTCTCGCGGATATAAGAGTAATCATTTAAAGATAACTGTTTCCATAAGAGGTAAACTTCGTTGCGAGAAATTCTCATTCCCCAATAAAATACACCCTGCATGTTTTTATCATTTCCTTTCTTTATCTTATGTATATATAATAACAAATTTTTAATAAAAAATCAATTAGCTACAAATGAGTTGTAGGACAAGATATGACAAAATTATAAAAAGGAATTGTATTATCTCTTGGAAAGGAGGTTTTATCATGGCAAGAAGAGACGATATGACTAAAGTTTCTTTTCGTGTTAGTATTGATGAAAAGAATAAATTAACAAAGTTTGCAGAAGAGAATGACTTGACTATTTCTCAGATTATTCGTCGTTCTGTAAAGATGTTTTTAGATAGCCAAGAGGCAAAAGACGAAGAATAATTGAGAGGGGATTTAAAATGTCAAAACAAAATTTTAAGATTATTTACTCTTTGAGAATACATCTTAAGTTACAAGAGATGGGGTTTAAATATCTTACAGAGATGAAGAACCCACAGAATATGCGGTTTAATTGCTGGGTTTATGAGGCTACGCCGCAATTATTGGAGGCGTTTGATAATATCTTACGAGAAGTGGAGGATGTATAATGGCACAAGATGTAACTTTTATCGTTCACAGAGAATGGTTAGATAGTATTAAAAATCTTCCAATAGAACAGCAAGATAAAATTATTGCAGAATTTGTGCGGTACGGGACTGATTTGGGGTTAAAGCACCCAGATGATGCGTTGACGCAATCTTTTGTAAATATTTTAAAAAGTCGTATAGATTTTAGCAAAAATAAATATGAGAAGAAAGTTCAAGCCGGAAAAAGCGCTGGGAGAAAGAAGAAAGTCGATGACGACGAAATTTTACGCTTAGCTCTCGGAGGAATGAAATCTGCGGAAATTGCAGAAAAGCTTGGAGTTAGTAAAAGTACAATAGACCATTCTGATGGATGGAAGAAGAGAAATTTGTAATTTTTGCAAAAATTAAATTGCAAAAGTAGATTTTTTTCTATGCTTTTTTTGCAGAATTTTTTGCAACTTGCAAAAGGATCTTCGAGGCAATTTTAACAAAATTGCAATTTACCAATTTTCTGTTTTTGCAAATTGCAAAAATGGACACTGGAAAAATCAGGATTTCAACTTGATTTTGTTAAAATGTTTGCAATTTGCAAAAATCGAATTGTTGCAAAAGTAGATTTTTTGTTAAGTTTGCAAATAGCTATCTTATATCTTACAATTTTTGCAAAATTACAAATTCTGCAAAAATTGTCGGTTTGCAACGATAACACTTCGTGTTATCTTATGCAAACGGCGCTCGGTTTTTGCTTGGCGGGGGATAAAAGGGCGAATTGGATTTTTAATTAAATTTTTGATATAATATATTTAAGATAAGGGAGAGAAGAAAATTATGAATATCTCTATATTAATTGTAACAAATGATTTTGAAAAATGGATTAAAAACTTTAAAAAAAGTTTTCATAATGAAAAAACTATTATTCAAAAGCATGGAACCAGTTATTATTATTTATCAGCAGGAAAAGAAATTGAAATTAGATTTTATCTTACTGATAAGGTTACAGAACATATTGTAAGAGGAAGGAAGATTAATCATGTAGTATTAGATAAGAAGATTGATGAAGAAGAAAGTAGATTGATACAGATTAGTTTAATTGGTAATGAAGTAAGAAAAACTGATAATTGGTTTAATGAGGTGTATAATGAATCTAAATTATGAGTCTGGTAAAGTAGGGGACTATAAAGGTACTCCAGTTTATACTATTGAAGAAATTAAATTTGAGCCGAAAAGGGCAAATAGAAATTTCATTTATGCTTTAGGGCATCAAGGAACGTCTGAAAATTTGAATTTAATTTTCTGGGATGGAAGTGTTTGGAGACAGTTAGGTACAGTTAATGCAGCAGGTAGTGATGTTAAAGAGAATAGACCTGATTCAAGACCAGTTTATTCTTTTGGAAAGACAAAAATGGAGAGAGAAGAAGACTGGCTGGTTGAAATGAAGAAAGCTTCTCAGGCGAGGGTTAAGGAAGAGAAGAAACCAAAGTCAAAAGTAAAGTCTGATAAGCCTTTAGAAAACGTTAAAACAATTAGGGTAGAAGAGATTGAAGATTTAACTACTTTATCTGCGGGGATTGATGATTATATTCAGAGTCAGTTGAATAGAGATTGGTTAAATCAAAGCTGATTTAAAAGATATGAGCCAAGACTATTGCGGTCTTGGCTTTTTTAGTAGGAATAGAGAGGGAGAGGTAAAGAACCTTATTGGGTTTAATGAAATCTTATATAGTTTTATGAAAAATGATAAAATTTAATAGAGTTTTGTAAAATTTGATGGAATTTCATGGAGTGTACCTGCCCCCCCGGCACGCCTGGAACCACTTCTCATTTTTTCTCCCTCACCCTCACCGTTTTATATGAGTCTATCTCACTTCTAACTCAATCTAACCCAATAAAAAAAGCTCCCATGAAAACTTGTTCATGGAAGCTTTGTTCGTGGCAATTTTTATTACAGACCCATATCTTTAAGGAAGTCGGCAATCGGATCTTTCTTGCCGCCAATGGTCTGCGGTTTGCGTGTAATATTCAGTTTTGCTTTCGGTGTCTCCCCATCAAGGTCAAGACCACCCAGCATCTTAAGAAGTTTAAGCTGCGGAGCCAGATGAACCTTTACCTCATCAATAACAGATACAAGGAACTCTGCTGCCTCATCAAGGTCCGCATCTGTTACCTCACCAAGGTCCATCTCCGGAATATATGTCTGAAGATATTTTACAAGCGGCACTACTACTGCCTTTGCGTCTGCAACCTTAACACTTGCTGCGCGTGCCTCTGCCTCGGCTTTTGCCTTAGCTTCAGCATCTGCTTTAACTCGGGCATTAGCTTCATTCAGTGCCTTTGCGTACTCTGCTGCCAGGTCATCTGCGCTCTGTCCATTCTGAATTGCCGCCATTAAATCTTCTACTCTAACCATAATCTCTTTTCTCCTTTTTTAAATGAAATGTTTATCTTTCTTTATCTTATGTATATATTATATAATAATTTTTATAAAAAATCAATTAGAAGAATATTGCGGGCCTGCTGCCGTTCGCATATCCTAAGCCATATGATAAGATTAAACTGGGCAGCAGGATACTTTGATATTCTTTCCTTTTGGATTTAATGTTATTATATCAAAATTTAAAACATAAATCAATTTGCCTCGCAAGATTTGAAACGGACAAACTTTTGCAAGAGGTAAACTTTGCTCTACTGGACTCGTTCTATCTCTGCTATTGGACCAATTTTTTCAAAGGAGAGAGAAGAAAAATTTTTGTTGGCAGCAGTCCAAGTTTGTAGCAATGTTGCGGCCATATGGGAAAATTAACGCGGCGCGCCGGTCGCCCAATAGGTAAAAAAATTTTTGAGGGGCCAACTTTCTGCCGGCGCGGCGGGCATATGCGCCCGGGCCCGGGCTGCCAAACAAAAGGGGCCGCATATGGGGTTGCATCAGGTGGCGCGGCCCTGAGGGCAGTCAGGGTTGTGCAGGTTGCACAAAAAAAAGAGATTTCGGGAAAAAAGATTGTGCAATTTGACAAGAAGATTTTATTTGACTTTTTTTGAAAGATGTGGTATAATGCGAATTCCGGCTGCGCCGGCCGCCCAAGGGCGGGTCTAAATTGATTATAGTACACTTATGGGGTTTTGTCAAGTGGTAATTATAAACAAAAAAGAGGGCTTCTGCCCTCTTAATTTTTGTGAAATATTTTTTTCCATAGGGAATTTTTTTTATTCAAATCGAAATCAATTTGTAACAACTTTGCAATATTTCTTGCGTCTTTTTCGCTGAGCCGACCTGCCCGCACATGACTTTCTAATGAACCTCTATAGACCATTTGTTCGCCCCCTTTAGCAATGTTCAAATGTGAGTAATGCGTTATCATAGCTGTCTGCGTCTAAAACAACAACCGCTTTACAATAAATATCACAGCCAGGAGAATCGAACACGTGGTCTGAGTCGATTGAATATTCAAAGCCCATGCTTTCCGCAATCTGACCGAACACAATATCAAAGTCATCATTATTTTCATTTATGTCGTAAATATCACCATAGCTATCTACGAAACCTCTTTTAATCATTTCATCAAGAATTTTATTAATCATTTTTAATACCTCTCTTTTATTTTATAAATAAATTATACCATAGCTTTTTTATTTTGTCAATAACTTTTTTGTAAAACGTGGCTTTTTAATTATTCCACGTTTTACAATCAATGTCAGAGTTCATAGCAAGACACGCTTTAAAAATTTCTTTTTCAATCATCACATCTTCTAATCCTGTATGACTTTCTACAAAATCGACGTTGTTTGTCAAGTATCTATACAGGATTTCCGCTGTCAAACGTGGGCGGTTGCCACTCATTACAAAATCATTTTCAATACAAAAGTTTTTGTAATCTTCATCTTTTGCGAAAGTCTGTCTTGCCATTTTTAAAGAATCCCAGATTTCACAGCCAAAAGGAAAAAAATATCTGTATTTTGATTTAGTCAACCATCTTTGCGTTCTCTGACAACTTCTATAATCAAAACGTGCGTTGTGTGCGATAATTGCGCCCACTTCAAAGTTTTTACAATCATCATGCAACTGTTTTCTAATGTTTCTGAATGTTTTCAACTCTCTAACGCCATTTTTAATATCTTCCCAGTATTGCGGAATTTTGTCAGCAAAGTAAGCGTTTGCCATCATTTCTTTGTCAAGGAAAACATCAGCCACAACAAAAGACCTTGTTTCAATGACCTCAAAATATTCATTTAAGACCGCATAGCCAACATCATAGCAAAAAGGGTCATCAAAGCCATTTGTAGTTTCAGTGTCAAGTACGATGTAATTCATTTTTATTTACCTCTCTTTTCTTTTCTCTTTTAACTTATGTACTTATTATAGCAGATGTTTTCTTGTTTGTCAACAACTTTTTTAAACTTTTTTCAATTTTTTGCCCCGTTTTGGGGTGAAAAGCCACTATTTTGTGGCTTTTCTATGCTTTACAAGTTTCAAACTGTACTCATTTTCACCAATTTTGAAAGAAATTTCCTGTCCAGCGTTCACAATTTCACAATTTTCTGCAATTTCTGAACAAAAACCGCAAACTTTTTCAAGAAATTCCACTTTTTCTGCATCTTTTGGACGTTTCTTTTTGTCAAATTTGTAGTTTGTAGGAGTTTTTCGAGTACCTGTTTTTGTTGCTTCCTTTGCAACTTTCTGCTGTTCAGGTGTCAGGTCGAAAGGTGTAGGACGATTGTGGTCAATCTCATTGTCCCACCACTCTTCTGTGGCTTTCTCTTCTAACGCTTTAAAGTCTGTGATTTTCTCGTTAGGATTTTTGTCAATGTACTTGTCAACCCAGTTGTCAAGCCATTCCTGTGTAGGATAATTGATTTCTGTCTTTTTCATTTACAACACCTCTTTCATTTGATAAATCTATTATAGCACATGACTACTGGATTGTCAAGACTTTTTTTTAAATTTCCCCGTGGGGGAGGGGGATTATTCCCCCTCGTTTTCAGTTACAACTTTCTTAGAAAAGTATGCTTTTCTCTTTTCCTCTGTTCTTTCAACCAGACCAGAGTCTTTCAGCTGTCTAACCAGTGCGGAAACACGCTGATTTGAGAGGTCAGCCAGTTCGACAACCTCTTTCATCAGTTCAGAGATTGTGTACTTTTTGCCAACTTCCATGAATGAGAGAATAGCCTTTTTGTATTCCTCATTTGCTTTCTGTGTGGCAGTAGGCTTTCTTTCAGCAGAGTTCTTTTTAGAAATAGACTCTTTCAGAGCTTTCAGCTTTTCAGTTACCTCTTTGTTATCCTCAACTGCTTTCATAGCGATTTCAAGAGCCTTTACATAAGTCATTTTGTTTGTCATAGTATCATTCTCCTTTTTGATTGAAATTTGTTTTTGTTTTCTTTGTGTCTTTATTATAACACATCTCTATTCAGTTGTCAAGCTTTTTTTTTATTTTTTTTCTAAGTCATTTTTGTTTACCTCTCTTCCTTTATCTTTATACTTATTATATCATGCTTAAAAGCATTTGTCAAGAGGTTTTTTTATTTTTTTTCTTTGAGGATTTTTTATTTCCTTTCCTCTTGACAATATTATAATACCACACCTCACCGCAGATTGCAAGCATTATTTTAAAAAATATTGCACTAATTTCGGGATTTTTGCTGGCTTATTTTTGTGCAATATTTTCTCTTGACAAATGGTGAGGAGTATGTTATAATCGAAATTCTGCCCGCGCCGACTGTGCGCGGGCCGCCCAAATTGTCAACTGAAAAATTATACAAAAATAAGAGCCAAAAGGCTCTTATTTTCTACTTGACATCAATCTCTAATTTGAAGTTGCTGTCTGTTAAATAATTCACCATCGAATCAACCTCATCACAGCCGTTGACCATCATCAAGGAAAATTCTGTTTCTGTGTAAGTGTTTAACAGCATCCGCACTGTTTTACCCTTTGCATAAGCGTAACCGCACTCCCAAGCTGTGCCACTGTCTGAATACATTCCGAAATTCAGAACCCACACTTCATCGCATTTGTCGATTGCGTCAATATCTTCCATGAACACTTTGTGTCCCCACTCTTTGTTAGGCATGTCCCACGCATTTTCAATTTCATGCTCTATTGGCGCATACACATCAATTCCCTGTGACCGCATCTTTTTAATAATCTGCTGATAAACTGTCATTTCTCTATCTTTGAACCAAGGACTTGCTAAATAAACTTTCATTTCTTTTACCTCTCTATCTCTTATTTATGTATTTATTATATCATGTGGGGGCTGATTTGTCAACCCCCTTATTTATTTTTTTTAATGATTGAACCGCAGATAAACTTTAACCCAGCTGAAACCGAAACGCTCTTCTAACTGTTTTTCTTCTTCTGGATTTGTTTCCATGATTGAAATTTTCATAATTGTATCCCAGTCAATAGTTGTAAACCATGTTCCCTCTTTCATGCCTTTGCTAAAGCGGAAATTGTCAAGAATGTAATCCATTGTTTTCTGTTTTTTAATTGTTTCCATACATTCTTCCAGAGAAATAATCTGACTGCTGAAAACTGGCTTAGTTTCAAAACCTGTTACTTTCCATCCGCTAATTTTACTTTCAATGTTTAACATAATTATCAACCTCTCTCTTTCTTTTGATACATTTATTATAACAGATAATTTGCAATTTGTCAAGACTTTATTCTAAAATATTTACTTCTGCATTTACTTGTTTGACTTTCGCATCTCCTGGAAAGGCTCTCACCTGTCCAGTAGCCAGATTAACTGCCATAACATTTTCTCGATAACGCTCAAGAAAAACACCGCTTCTTTTATCAATTTTCATGTATAAGCCGATTTCATCAATACCACTTCTTTTTGCGGTAAATGTGCTTCCTACCATCAGTTTGTAAGCGTAAACATAATTCTGAGTATTATTAAAATTAACTTTCATTCTTATTACCTCTTTTCTTTATCTTATGTACTTATTATACAGCATTTTATTCCAGTTGTCAAGACTTTTTTATAAAGTTTTGCTTTCAGTTACGAAATATTTTGCATTGTATCTGTCAAGTGACTTTTTAACTGCGGCACTCTCTCGCTGTGTAGCACAATAGCAATTAATTAAAATGTATTTGTCAATGTCGATGTAATTGCAAGGAATGCCACAGCTTTTTAATTCTGCAATTAAATCTTCCCATTCAAACTCACTGTCAATAGTTGCTTCCACTTTCCACAGCTTGTCTTTTCTTGCTTTTTCCTCGCCCCACTTTACAATCCACACACCGATTAAGTTAGCAAGAAAAGTTACAACAACCTTTTGCCATAGTGGAAAGTCTGCGACAGTATAAATTAATACAATGTTATAATAACCATAGTAGCCTGCGGAGATTAAAGCGGCTACTGTTTTTCCAGATTTAATTGTTACAATAGACTTAATTGTTGAAAATACTACATTGATAATTGTTAAGAAACTAAATAAAATTAACATATTCATTCTTTATCACCTCTTACTTTATTCTGACTTTCAATCATGTTATCAAAAAACATTGCTGAAAATTCTTCACCCTGTTTTTCGCTTGCTCTGTATGCAATCCATTCCATAACAACATCAATGCCGTGCATGAACTTTTCATCACCATTTTTCGCATCATACTTGCCGACCAACAGACCGCACTCACTATTCATCATGTCATTAAAAACGATTCTGTACGCATCTTTTACTGTATCTGTCATTCTTCCTTACCTCTCTTTCTGATACTATTATAACTCACTACTGGAGTTTTGTCAAGCCTTTTTTTTCCTCTTTTAAAATTTTATTGATTTGATTTTTAATGTCTTTTAAATCATCGAGAGTGCAATACACCTTATCACCCCAACCGCCTTTAATTGTAAAAGGATAATTTTTATCTGTACTTTTTTCAACTGTCATTATTATCAACCTCTTTCCCTTAACTTTGATTTAATTATACACTACTTCTGGATATTTGTCAATAGTTTTTTAAAAATTTTTTCGACCCGTTCTATTGGGTGGGCTTTCGCCCGCCGGTCCGGCATGGCGTCCGAACCGGCAGAAAAGGAGGAAATCAAAATTTAAGTGAATGATGGACTTGCGGGGAATCGAACCCCGACCCTTGCAGGTTCTCTGCGGTGACGGCTTCCAACACTACAAGCCCAGAGTGGTGAGGGGCAAAGCCCCTCTTTTCATCACTCTTCAATTTCTTCGTCTGTCACCACCTTTTTAGAAAAGTACGCTTTTCTCTTCTCTTCTGTTCTTTCCACAAGACCCTCTTCTTTGAGCTGTCTTACAAGTGCAGATACTCTCTGGTTAGACAGGTCAGCAAGTTCCACGACTTCTTTCATCAAGTCAGTAATTGTATATTTCTTGCCGACTTCCATAAATTCAAGGATTGCAGTCTTGTAACTCTCGTTTGCTTTCTGAGTAGCTGTCGGCTTTCTCTCAGCGGAGTTTTTCTTTGCGATAGATGCTTTCAGAGCATCAAGTTTGTCATAGACTTCCTTATTCTCTTTTACAGCGTTCATAGCGATTTCGAGTGCCTTTGCGTACGTCATTTTGTTTGTCATAGTATCAATTCCTTTCTTGTTTGAATGTTTTATTTATTTGTTGTATTTATTATATCACAGGTTCAGAAGTTTGTCAAGGCTTTTTTTTTATTTTTTTTATTTTCTTTTTTAAGTTCCTTGTTTCTTTCCTTACCTTGTATAATCATTATAACAGGTTTTAATTAAGTTGTCAAGAGGTTTTTTAAGTTATTTTTTGTGGAGAGTATCAAATTTCACTTCACACGATTATGTGTCGTGGAGAGGTTTGTTTCTTCATCTCCTCTTGACATCTTAATTATATCACAGGGGAAGTAGTTTGTCAAGCCCTGTTTTTAAATTATTTTCGTGGTGCTGATAAAACGATTTTGTACTTTGTTCCCTCTGACATGAAAACAATCTCACGCTCTGGGTTAGTCACCTCTAAGTTATCAGCTCCCGCATTTTCCAGACATTTTTTGATTTCATCAATCAGAAATCTTTTGCCAGTGTTTTCCGCTCTTTTACGCTTTGTCGTATCGAACTTGTAGACTGTTGGCTTTCTGTCTGCCTGTCGTGCTTTCTTTGCACTCTTGCGTTGTTCCGCTGTCAAGTCTCCATCAATGTCACTGGTTCGTGTCATGTGGTCGATTTCTTCATCATCAGCGATTAACTGAATTGCTTCTTCTCTTGTGATTCCAAGAGTGTTCATGTGTTTCATAATCATTTCTTCTTTATTCATAGGCTTTCCTCTCTTTCATTTGATACATTTATTATACATTACTTTTGGAAATTTGTCAATACCTTTTTAAAAATTTTTTACCCCGAATCGGGGAGTTAGTTGAGGCTTACGCCTCAACTTCCTCTGTAACTTTTTTAGAGAAATAAGCTTTTCTCTTTTCTTCTTCTCTGAGAACTAAGTCGTCTTCTTTGAGCTGTCTTACAAGTGCAGATACTCTCTGGTTAGACAGGTCAGCAAGTTCAACCACACCTTTCATTAACTCTGTAATTGTGTACTTTTTACCTGTTTCCATGTATGCGAGAATTGCTTCTTTGTAACCCTCATTTGCTTTCTGAGTTGCTGTTGGCTTTCTCTCAGCGGAGTTTTTCTTTGCAACTGAAGCTTTTAATGCTTCGAGCTTTTCAGCTACTTCCTTGTTGTCCTCAACAGCTTTGATTGCGATTTCCAGTGCTTTTACATAAGTCATTTTGTTTGTCATAGTATCAATTCCTTTCTTATTAAGAGATTTATTATTTGTTTTCTATGTCTTTATTATACATCATCTTTATTCAGTTGTCAAGTCTTTTTTTTATTTTCTTTTCGGCGGGCTTCTCATTTTCTTTACTTCCTTTCTTTATCTTATGTACTTATTATACATCACTTTGTTTCATTTGTCAAGACTTTTTTTAACTTTTTTTATTTTGTTATGCGGCGTAGTAGCCAACATAACCGCCGATAACATCAGCAAAGTAAAGTGCGTCATCATAATTTTCAAAACCGCAAACTTTTTTGTCAGTTCCATCGAATACATAATACATACACATTTACCTCTTTCTTTCTTTAAGCCTTTACCTCTTTGACAATTATAATTATATCACATCTGAGCCAAAAGTCAAGAGTTTTTTAAAAGTTATTTTTTTAACAAAGTCCCCATTTGTTTGGGCTGTTTTCCCTCCCTTATTTAAGAGAAGGAAAACATTTGTGTGCGTCCTTGCCTTTGCAGTTCCACTGGTGCATGTTTTTTGTGAACTTTTTGTGCATTTTATAGCAACGAACGAAAATGTCTTTTTCAATCATTGCGTCACTCAATGCAGTATGTTCTTCTACATAATCCGCATTGTTTGTAATAAATGCGTAAACGCTTTCTGCTGATGTTGCACAGCTTTTTCCTGTTGATGATTTGAGATTGTTTGCAATACAGAATTTTTTGTAGCTTTTCAGATGTGTGATTGTCTGTAATGCCATTAAATAAATGTCGATAAATTCAAAATCATCTAACAATTCACGGCAGATAGTTTTTTCAAAATCGAATACGCTGTTATAAGCCTGTACATACTTTACATTGTAGAACTTGCAAAGATTTCTTACAATCTCAATAGCGTCTCTTTCTGTTGCTACTGCTGACATTGTGCCATTGTTTAAACGTTCCTCATAAATGTGGAAGTTGTTTTTTGAGTATTCATCTTTGTTAATATCATTGTAATGTTCCATAACTAACATTGAAGTTGTTGCAAAGATGTTACCATCTTTATCATGAATAACACAACCTAAGTTGTACATTCCAGTAGGATTAGCAGCTCCCCCAACAGTTTCAGTATCAAGTGTGCAGTAAATTGTTTTTCTCATTTTTATCAATTCCTTTCTTTTCTTTATCTTATGTATTTATTATAGCACCGATTGTTTATTTTGTCAAGAGTTTTTTTCAACTTCTATAAAATTAATTTTTAAAGCGTTTAAAATGTCAACCGCTTCTAATTTATGATTTTCGCAAAGCACCTCGCCCTTGTTAGCGTCTACTAACTGTTCCCACTCTGGTTCGTGAACTAAAATCAGATGCTTTTCATCTTTTGAAAAATAGCAAGGACAAAAGCATTCACAATTCTTTTTTCCTTTTCCATGTAAACCAGCCCAGCATCCTTCAAGTTCCGCACATCTGTAACATTTATTCATGTTTAACACCTCTCTCTTATTTATGTATTTATTATACCATGCGGTTGACTGTTTGTCAACCCCTTTTTTAAAAAAATTTTTGTCCCATTTTTACACGGGTGAAAAAGGCAGACTTATGTCTGCCTAAATGTTAGAAGTTAGTTGCGTCTTTCTTGATTTTTGTTTCTGTTGCGCTGTTGTTCAAATAATTAAACATTGATAAAATTTCCTTTAACTCGTCAATAGAAACGAGGTTGTTGTTATTGATAATAACAACCCCGTTAGAATCACCGACACGTAACTCCGCATTTGCGTTTTCTAATTTCATTGTAACTGTTTTCATCATGCTTTATTCCTCCGCAAACTTTTCTAACCAGTTATTAAATTTTGTGTCAATCCAATAACCAAAAGAACCACAAGTGTAACCGCCCGCAAGTCCTAAAAATACAACCCATGCGGAAGGCTCATAGTTTGATACTGCTAACACAACTCCTATCAGTGTAAATAATACTAACCATGTTTTCTTGCTTAAACGTTCTTCCATTTTTATCAACCTCTTTCTTTATTTTCTATAATTATTATAATATATTTTTTCTAATTTGTCAATAGTTTTTTATCTTTTTCTCAAATTTTTGTAATTCCTCTGTCTCTTAAATATTCACAAAAGCTGTCAGCATCCAGAGTGTCGGCAAGCTCTTTCATTGATGCACTCAGTTTTTTGTACACACAACGAACCTCGATAGGCTTGAAGTTTTTAGCTGTGATTGCTGTTGAGCAATAATCTTCTACGTTGCTTAATCGAACAACTGGTTTTCTGAAAATATTTTTTGAAAGTTCAGCGTTCATAAATAAATCATCTCGAACTAAGTCAACCAGTTCGTCAAAAGTTTTGATTGTAAAGTTTAATGTTTCTGCTTCTTCTGGAGCAAGGTATCTCACATGTTTCCAGATACTTGTATCAACAAAGTTCTTCCAACCCTCCATTTTGTATTCAAATCTATAATCATAAATCTCTTTCATTTTTATTTTCCTCTCTTTCATTTGATACATTAAGTATAACACATAATGTTTATTTTGTCAACACATTTTTAAATTTCTTTTTTTCGCTTCTTCTGTCGTTAATCCATACATTTTCCAAGGGTCGTATTTGCCGAACAGGATTGTCTCATCAACAGTATCACACATTTTATTATTGACATTGTAATCATAATAAAACCACTTTTTACACTCCCATTTTAACGGACAATGGTAGCAGGTTGTTGTGGTTGCTACAGTGTCCATGTTGATTGCCAGTAACGCTTTTATCTTAATCATTTTGATTACCTCTCTCCCTTAACTTGATTATAGTATAGCATGATTACGGGAGAATGTCTATAGGCAGATTGCACAAAGATTTTGCCAAAAAATTGTTGAATTTCTCTGTTTTGCACAAATTCCGGCCGAAGCGCTTGTCGCCGGCCGGCCATTTTATCATACTTCTCCATTCTTGTCAACTTGGCAAATTGCACAAAAAATGAGCTGAAATTTCAGCTCATTTTTTTTACTGTTCCTTTGTTACACTTTTCACAAGCGCCCGCAACTCCGCAACTCCAAAAGTATCCATGTATGCGGTCATTGCTTTTTTCAAATCTGCTGTCCTCTTGGCTCTCAGCTGTCCTGCCATCCAGCTGTATTCTTCTTCTGTTAAATCTATAGGCGCACATGTTTCATCTCTTAAATAATACATTGTATCAATTCCTTTCTTTACTTTATACATTTATTATACTGCCTTTTGGCTCATTTGTCAAGTATTTTTTTCTTAAATTTAAAACTTTTTTGTTTTCCGCATTTCTTGCAAGTACAAATAATTTCATGCTTTTCAAAGTCTTTTGTGCGTCCAGAGATTAAATCTGTGGGAGTTCCAACAAACTCACCTGTCCAGTAGTAATCATGTTTAAAACAAATCTTTTTCATTGTATCAACCTCTTTCTTTATTATGGTTTTATTATACAGCATCTATTGGAATTTGTCAAGTCTTTTTTTTTGGAACGCTTAGAAGAATTTTCTAAGCGTTCCAAGAATGTCGTTTACATCAAAGCTGTTTTCGCCCCACTCTTCTCTGTTGCGTTCTTCATCATCAAAGAGCCATCCGTCACAATCAACAACTGTACTTTTTGGTGTGCCATAGTTTACAATTTTAACCTCGTCCCACTCAACACTCGGCAGATGTTTTTCGAGCCATGCAAGTTTTACTGTTGTTACTGCGGTGTTATAAGCTGTCGAACCGCACTTGCTTAACCAACTTACAATGCCGATTCTGTAACCATTTTCCTGTAATTTGTGAAGCAGTCTTGCAAATACTGAAAAGTTGAAAAGCGGTCTTGCGATTGCGTAAGGTGTGGTGTCCTCATTTTCCAGATAGTCTAACCAGTTATCTACACCGTAGAAGTTTGCAAGTGTGCCGTCCATGTCAAAGTAAATAGTTCCTTTTGTTTCCATCATTTTTTTAATTGTGTTATTCATCATAATTATCAATTCCTTTCTTTTTCCTTTTCTTTAATTATATTATATACTATCTTTTATAATTTGTCAATACCTTTTTTAAAAAACTTGCAAAGTATAAAAACCATCATTTCTTTTCAGATACGCCAGAACTTCAGTTCTTTCTTTTGAAATGATTTCGCCTGTCGTAACATCAAACAGTACAGTTTCTTTTCCTACCATAAGTCCTAAACTTTCCATAATATTTTCCATAATTTTTTTCCTTTCTTTCTTTTGATATATTTATTATAACACTTTTAAAATAATTTGTCAATAGTTTTTTTATAAAAGTTTTTTAAAATTTCCTTGTGAGTCAAAATCAAAACCAACATTTTCTCCATAAGTTTCTGGTTCAACCTCGATGTAATCATCCTGTTCATAGGCAATGTTTACACCCGCTCTTTTAAAGATTTCTAATAAGATTTCTCTATCTGTTTTTCTTTCTTTCATTTTCCTTACCTCTCTTTCTATTATTATTATACCAGAGGGCTTGTTATTTGTCAAGCCCTTTATTCATTTTTTCCATTTTTTTCTTTCTTAATCTTGCAAGCCTTTTTTCAGTGGTGTAAGTTGCTTTTTCAAATTTAATCTGATAAGCAACGCCATCAATTTCAATGTCACCCGCTTCTGTAAATGGCACTTTATCCCATCCCCATTCCTGACCATAGTATTCAGTTACCATTTTTTCAAATACTCTACCTTTATTATAAATACTTTCTTTACATTCATTTAAGAAAAACTCTTTTGAGCAAAGTGGAAAGTATTTTCCGCCCATTTTTAAAATCTCTTTTTGGAATTTGTTTGGTGTAAATCGTAAGCTATAACCTGTATTGTCACTTGATGTATCGAGCTTTGTAACGGCGTCCAGTGTGCTGTCATCTGAAAAAGCAACGTAAACAACTTTTTTATCATAAAATCCATAGATGTATTTATCAGTGTAAGCGATTTCTTTATATCCATCAACCAGTGCTTTTTTAATCATTTCTTTCATTTTTATTTCCCTTTCTTTTCTGTTCCCTTATCTTTAATCTTATTATACTCTATCTGATTCGGTTTGTCAAGAACTTTTTTTTATTTTTTTTATTTTCTTTAGGGCTGTCAGCCCGAACAGTGAACCAATGGCGTTTTGCTCATCAACCCGCTGTTCTGTGGGCTTCCGCATTCCCTTTTCCCTTTCCTTGATTATAATATACCACACCCCAGTCCAATAGTCAAGCATTATCGCAAAAAATAATGCACAAAATTTGCGGTCAAAGTTTGTGCATTATTACCCATTGTGCAAAGTGCCGAATTTCGGGATGCCGACCTGCTGAAATTTTGTGCATTTTTTCTCTTGACAAATGCTGTCGCCTATGTTATACTGAAACAACGCGCGCCAGGACCGTGCGCGCGCCGCCCAAAACAAAAAGGGTCGGACCGTAAAAGTCCAACCCTTTATTATAACATGAAATCAAAATCTTGTCAAGGCTTTTTCAACTTCATCTGCTGTACACTGGATTCCAGTAGCATACTCAATGTAGCCTGCCACCCCTGCGTAATTTGTTGGCTTGCATCTGGGGTTCAGTGCGTGCTTGCGTTCCTGCTCTCGCTCGTCCGCAATCATGTTGCTGATAGTTAAACTGTGATTAATGATTGCTTCAACTGAATTCATTGCCATTCTGAATACCTCTCTTTCATTTGATAACTTTATTATACTCTTAATACATCATTTTGTCAAGTATTTTTTTCAATTCTTTTTTATCATTTTTCTTTCTTTTATCATCGAACACCGCAGGTCTTGTACCAACCCAGACCGAACGTTCTTCCTTCTTTGCCTTTTGGATTTGAGCTTTTGTCATACCCTTGTACTTGAATTGTTCTGCCTGTGCTTTCATTTGTTTCTCTTTACTTTTGGATTTTTTACTCATGTTCTACATCTCCTTTACTATGTATTTATTATAGCATGAGGTTGACCTTTTGTCAACCCCCTTTTTTAAATTATTCTTCTGTATCTATTGGACAAGTTACAGCTGCTATGAAAGCTAAAAATAAAGTTCCATCTCTTAAACTTGAATCCTCACATAGCTCGCAGAACCAAATAGTTTTTTCATCTTCCATTCCTCTTGTCTTAATAACTTCATCCATCATTTCTTTTCTTGTCATTTTTCTTTTCCTCTCTTTCATTTGATACATTAAGTATAACATTAAACTATCCATTTGTCAAGTCTTTTTTTTCATATTTTTCTAATTCTTCTTCGATTGCATCATACTCATCATTAAACAATTCACAGGCATTAATTACACACTCCATGATAAATGTTATCTGTTCTTTAGTAAATTCCATGTTCTTATTCCCCCTTTTAATATTTTACGATTGTATACATCAACCGCATTAACTCTTCATTAGTGAACTTTCCTGACTCACAATCCTTACAAAACATAACTGTCAGTGGACTTTCAAAACCTAACTGTCTAATTACATTATCCATCATTTCATTTACTGTCATTTTATTTCCTCCTCTTTCTTTAACTATCTTTATTATAATACAAGGGGCTGAGTTTGTCAACCCCTATTTTATTTTTTTATCTTTCTCTTAATCCATGTATTACTATTGTATGACCGCAATTATCACAAGTGTAATAATATTCATCATCACCATTTTTGTAATGTACTGTACTTGTAAACTTATAAGGCTCGTTACATTCTGTACAGTATCCATTGTTCCATGCTTCATCATCACCTTTATTCTGTAATGTTACCAATCCGCTGACACCACATCCAATAGCAACCGCAATTATAATTCCCATTATCCACTTTACTACTGGTTTACTGTCTTCTGCGATAATGTTTACAATACACATTGCCATGAATCCACCAAGTACCACACTGAATACAACCGCCATAATAATAAACTCTACTGTATAACTCATTTCTAATACCTCTCTTCCTTTTCTATGTCTCCATTATACTACTGGATAACTCATTTGTCAATAGGTTTTTTATTTTATTTTTATTTTTTATTTTGTTTCCTTTTCCTCTTGACATTATTATAATACCATACATGTGGTTACTTGTCAAGCCTTTTAATAAAAAAAAGTGAGGAAAAATCCTCACTTTAAAATCAATCTTCATTCATTTCAATGATAGCGTTGCCATCTGCGTCACGTCCCCATGAGCCGTTGAGCCAACCTGTATACCTTGTTGATACAATCTCATCATCATAAATACATACTGTCCCCATGTTGTCCATGACCATTGAACAGAAGTCTCCAACCATCCAGTCCTCAATGCCTGTGAATGACCACTCATTACCACTAAAGTCTACACAGTACACAACGTCCTCTTCTTCATCAACCTCTGTGACTACAGCCAGAGCCGCGTACACATCACGCTCACATGTATCATCTACTGGATTGCTTGCGGCAAGTGCTGTATTACAGCCTGTCATCATCATCACTACCATCATCACCGTCATCATTACTTTCTTCATTGTTCTTACCTCTCTTTCATTTGATAAGTTTATTATACAGTATAACCGCCCATTTGTCAAGCCTTTTTTATAAAAAATTTTTTGTTAATTTTTTAACAATCTCCGCCCTATTTACCAAAAAGATTGTTTGCGTTAATTAGCACAGTGTGTACTAATCCAATAGATTCGTATCATTTATTGTATCATAGATTCGGGAAAATGTCAATGTACAAATTGCACAAGATTTCGCAACGATTTTTGTGCAGGATACCTATTGACAGCAAACAAGGCGCACCAGGACCGCCAGCGCGCCTATGTGCCACTATACACATATACCCATACCCTGGTACCCCTACCCCTATATCCATGGTATCCCATGCCTACTACCTACATACATACATGCATTGATACATTTATTTATTTATCTTATTGTCTTTGTCTTTGTTTATCTTATTGTCTTTGTCTCTCTTACTCTTCTCTTCTCTCTTGTTCTGTCTCCTCTCGCTCTCGCCTTGCCTCCTTGGCAAGGCCTGCCCTTGGGCAGAGGCAGCAGGTCTTATCTCTCTTGTGTGTACTAATGTTTTATTTTATTTAATTATTATCCAGTAGTATACATGTATAGTATGTATGTATGTGTCTCCATGTACTGTATAGCGTATGTGTATGTATAATCTATTATACATGTATCCAATAGATGTATGTATGTGTATAGTGTAGTGTGTGTTGTGCTGTGTGCATGCGGTCCTATGTATGTATAGTAGTATACATGCTGTGCTGTGTAGTATGGACTACCTATGCATGACATGCCCTTAGTGTATAGTCTATGTGTATCACATACATGCTGTACATAGTGTGCTATTTATTCTTTAGTATGTTTGTGTATAATAAAAAGGCATTGTGTATCATGCACAATGCCTACATCAAACTCATTTTAATTTCAAATATTTTTTATCTGTTTTGGCGGGCTCGCAAGATGCGAGGTCACCCCGTCGCTTCTCAGAATAGCGGCAATACCTTTGTTGTGTGTTTCTCAGATATCTTTGAGATAAAAAAGTCATCAAGTGTTAGTGAGATGGTGTTATGGGGGGTGGTATTTCGGGAAAAAAATTTTTTTCGTTTCGATTTTGATTTTGCTCTGGGCAACTTTGACACGAAAAGTATTTTAAGTTTCGGCTTTACAAAGTTATTCTTTGACACGAAAAATATCTTAGATTTTGGCTCTACGAAAGATTTTAAATATTTATCAACTTCAAAATAACAGATAAATTCATCCAGGTATTTCCATCTCCAATCATTATACATCCATCCCTATCTTTCAAACAAGGCTGTACAAGATATAAAATCTCTCTATAACTTACATCATCTAAAACATAAGCTTTATCAATTCTTTGACCCAATAATTTATCCCTTTCATTTATGGGAAAAATAATAAATTGGGTCCCATCTCCCTTATCTAACTCTTCCTTAGCTCTCTTTCCATAAGAAACGTTTCTACAAAATATTCCAACTTTCCTACATTCGTCCATCATTATTTTTAAATTTAAACCAGTCCTTAAAAGAATCCATAGAAGCTTTACCAGTGTAAATTAAAAAGGTTTTACAACCAATTCCTACAATATAAATCATAGCAAAACTTCTTGCACAAATTCCAATACTTTTACCTAAAGCTTCAAGCCCTAATCCTAATGCTTCCATTACTCTTCTTCCTCAACATATTTCTGAAGTTCCTCAGGTACTTCAACACCACACTCTACGAACGCAGCAACGGCTTCCCGCAACTTCTGATCATCATCTATTGGACTTGCCATACAAATACACTGTCTGCCATCAATTATAGCTGTGAATAATTCCAAATCAGAACCTTCCTCAAGAAACATTCTATCTCTTAATCCTTTTGGAATTGTAATTCTTCCTAAGCTATCAATTTTTCTACTTGTGTTTTCAGGAATTAACTGTTTCATCATTGTTCTCATATTTCATTTTTCTCCTTTGTACATTTTTTATTAAATTTCTTGCAAAACAAATTACATTGTCTCTCACCTGTTTCGCAAGGAAAATGATCCTCTAACATATCTAATTTATTATACCTTGTGATGTATGCGTAAAAATGTTCCCAATCAAAATTATCAAAAACCCTCTGCGCGATATATCTTTCTCTTTTATCTATCCAATCATCCACGCTAATTCGAATGCCTTGCGGTTCTTCATAGTTTCGGTCCATTCTTCGTCTTCGCCAGTCAAAAGGATATATATAACCGGCTTCCCGCATTACTTTAGTAAAATCTGAGCTATATTGCATACAAGCAGCTCCATAAGAAGAAAGTATCATAACTAATATTTTGAAAATGGGTCCTCATTATCCCATCCTTCTGGAAAAATACAATCTAATAAACTATTTAATACGTTTACTAAAAAGAAACATGGCGCGCCAACTAAAAATATAAACATTGCCAAACATCTATCAATATTAGAACTTTGTGACATAGGCTCTATAAATTGAAAGCATAATGTGCAAAACATTAATAGCCAAAAGAACACAATAATTTGTAACATTTTATCTTCTCTCCTTTTTTATTTTACATAGATATTTTAACATTTTTTTTCTATTTTGTCAAAAATTTGACTTAGGCTGGGAATTCTGTTATAATATATTTAGGTAATGGAGGTGACTATTATATTAAAATTAGATTATACTCTCACCTCAGCTGAAGAAAGATTAGAGTTAGTAAATAAAATTCTTGAGGAGAATAAAGAGCCCAATGAGGCTTATTTAGAAATCCTCGCAGAATACTTAGTAATTCCAATAGAGCGAGAAGAGAGACGACAACATAAGATTTTAACTGACAATCGCATGGCTACAGTTAATAAAAGAGAAACTTCTTTTGAAGGTTTAGTCTCCCAACTTGAAAATGGCGAAGATGGTATTTATAATTTATTAGATGATGGAAAAGGTAAAACAACAATATTTCAACCGAAAGTAACAATAACTAAAAAAGATGTAGAAGAAATTCCCTATTTAAAACAGATAAGAGATGCTATAAAAGTTTGGGAAGAAAAATTAAAAACCGCATCAGGTAGAGAAGCTTTTATTATTAAGAAAACCATTATTGATTTGCGGAAAGACCAATACGTTATTAAAAATTCATATAAAAAACCAATCGTGTTTAGTAGAATAACACGTTCAAAACATATTACTAAATTTGAAGATTCATTTAGATTTGATGATGAAAATTATATTATTCCAGAAGGATACTCATTTTGCGATCCTGCGGTTTGTTCTGCAATCCTTTGCAATTACTCTCGTTTAAAAGAAGAGGGATTTGGGGACTTTGAAGGTGATGCGTGGTATATGATGGAAGATTTTGATGATTTATGCGGACGTGCATTGTCCGACTATCCATTATATGAACGTATTGTGTCGGACAAGATTGACGGCATGCAAAATATTGAAATACAGGCCGATATTGAAGAACAATTTGCAGTTAAACATAGTTTAGAATATATTTCCAGCTTATGGAGGAAAAAGATTCCGAAGATTATTGCTTCACAAGCTGAAGATGATACATTAAATTGGTATTTTCTTAATAAAGAAAAAGGTAAATATAAACGTTGTAGTAGATGCGGCGAGATTAAATTAGCACATAATAAATACTTCAGTAAAAATAAGACGAGTAAAGATGGATTTTACAGTATTTGTAAAAAATGCCGAAATAAAAAGGACAAGAAATAATAATTTCGGACATCCAGAAGTCTTAGTTAGTAAAGGGGGAATTTATTATGGCAGCAGGAGATACAAGATTCTGCGATAAATGTAAAAAAACAATTAATGAAAAAGAATTTTATGGTTCAAATAATTTAGAAAAATATCCTGACGGAAAATTAAATACTTGCAAAAAATGTTTAACTATGCATGTAGATAATTGGGACCCTAATACTTACCTATGGATTCTACAGGAGTGTGATGTACCTTATGTTCCAGAAGAATGGCAAAAATTGCTTGCGAAATATGGTCAAGATAGAAGTAAAGTTACAGGAGTAACAATTTTAGGCAGATATCTTTCAAAAATGAAGTTAAAGCAATGGAAGCAATATCGTTGGAAAGATACTCAGTTCTTGCAAGAATTAGCCGACCATAAGACAGAAGAAGCGATGAAAAGAGCTGGATATGGTGCGGCCGAGATTACCAAAGTAGTGATGGAGAATCGAGCTACAATACCAGAAGGAGATGTAGAAGTTCCGGTATACGATGACAGCTCATATATGAATATGTCGGACGCCGGCTTGGGAGCTCCGCCCGCAGACGATTACTTTGCCGATGAAGGCGATGATGATATTTGCGCTGATTTAACTGATGAAGATAAAAGATATTTGCGGCTTAAATGGGGAAAAGCGTATAAACCCGAAGAATGGGTCCGACTGGAACAACTCTATTTAGAGATGAAAAAGTCATATGATATTCAAGGTGCCGGTCATGAAGATGTATTAAAGTTAGTATGCAAGGCCTCATTAAAAACCAATCAGCTACTGGATATAGGAGATATTGACGGTGCTCAAAAAATGTCAAAGATGTATGACATGCTTATGAAGTCTGGTAAGTTTACTGCGGCACAGAATAAAGCTGACAATGGAGAGTTTTTAAATTCTATTTCAGAGTTTGTAGTATTATGTGAAAAAGAAGGTTTTATACCTCGTTATTATACAGAAGGTCCAAAAGACAGAGTTGATGAAACTATTTTGGATTTAAAAGATTATACTCATAGTCTTGTAGTAGAAGAAATGAATTTAGGTAATCTTATTGAGAATGCTGTTAAACAAATGGCTATTGAAGAGTCTAAAGAAGAAGATGAAGATATTGAAGAAGAATTATCATTTGAAGAAATTGAAGCTTTAAAAGATGAAGATTTTGAAGAATATGGAGATTTCATTGAAGAACAAGAAGAAGACGATGAAGAAATGTTAAGACAAATTCAGGAGGACAGATAAAATGGCTTTACAAGATTTATTAGATTTATCTGACTCTCGAAAAAAGATTGGTCTCTCAGAAGAGCGTGTGCGGGCTGTTATAAGTATAGGCCGCCAATACATTGCCTATTGGAGAGAATATCCTGACATGTTTGTTGATTACCTTTTGGAAATGGGAAATCCTCAAGACTTTAAATTTTTCTTTTATCAGAGAGTGTTCTTACGAATTGCAATGAGACATCAATATGTTTATGCAGTATTTCCTCGTGCGTATTCAAAATCATTCTTATCAATTATGACTTTAATGATTAGATGTATTCTTTATCCTAAATGTAAACTCTTTGTTACTTCTGGAGGTAAAGAGCAGGCTGCAGGTATTATGAAAGAAAAAGTGCAAGAAATATGCAATCTAATACCCGCGTTTAAACAAGAAATTGACTGGACTCGTGGAAAGACTCTTGAAGGAAAAGATTATGCAAAATATGTATTTCAAAATGAATCTTATTTTGATAATATTGCGGCAAGAGAGAGTTCTCGTGGTAAGCGTCGACACGCCGGAGTTATTGAGGAATGTGTAGGTGTAGATGGACAAATTCTTTCAGAAGTTATTATTCCTACTATGAATATTTCTCGTATGTGCATGGACGGTTCAACTCATCCAGAAGAGCAATTAAATAAATCCCAATTATATATCACTACTGCTGGATATAAAAATACATATCCTTATGACAAATTAATACAGTTCCTTGTATGGCAGATCGTAAAACCAGAAAAAGCCATGATTATGGGTGGTACTTATAAGATTCCTGTATTAGTTAAGTTGCTTGATAAAAACTTTGTAAAAGACCTAAAGATGGATGGTACATTCAATGAATCATCTTTTGCTCGTGAATATGAATCTAAATGGTCTGGTACAGTTGAAGATGCGTTCTTTAATTCAGAAAGTTTTGATAGAAACAGGATTTTAAAACAGCCAGAAAAAGAAGCCTCTGGACGAATTGGAAAAGGTGGATTTTATGTGCTGTCGATGGATGTTGGTCGTAAAGGATGTGATTCAGTTGTTTGTGTATTTAAAGTTACACCACAGCCGCAAGGAGTTTCATTAAAGCAGTTAGTTAATATATTTACATTAAGTGATGAACATTTTGAAGATCAATGTATAAAAGTAAAAAAATTATTTTATAAATTTAAAGCTAAACGTCTTGTTATTGATGGTAATGGTCTTGGTATCGGTTTATTGGATTATTTGGTTAAACCGCAAATAGACCCAGATACAAATGAACTATTTCCAGATTTTGGTGTTTATAATGATGAAGATGGATATTATAAAAAATATAGAACCCAAAATTGTGAACAAGATGCTTTATATGTAATTAAAGCAAATGCGCCAATTAATACTGAAGCTCATGCAAATGCTCAAACTCAACTTTCTTCTGGAAAAGTTAAAATGTTAATAGATGAGCGTGTTGCAAAAACAAAATTACTTGGAACTAAGGTCGGTCAAAACATGACTCCTGAGGAAAGGGCAGAATATTTAAAACCATTCACCTTAACTTCTATATTAAAGGAAGAAATGATGAACCTTCGTGAAGAAACAGAAGGTGTAAATATTATTCTAAAACAAGCAAATAGAGGTATTAGAAAAGATAAATTTTCTGCTTTTGAATATGGATTATATTATATTAAACACGAAGAAGATAATAAGAAAAAGAAAAAGAAATTTAATGCTAAAGAATGGTGTTTTTTTAACTGATATAATTTTTAATCAATTCCAATCTTTTGAATTAAAAAAGTATAATATAATAATAGTAGGGAGGCGTAAATAAAAAGTGGATGCAAGTTTTGGAGAACGTAAGATACATGAAATATTAGAAGAGTCGGGTTTAGATTATAAGATGGAATATATCTTTCCAGATTTGCGGAGCTCAAGTGGACGACCTTTAAGATTTGATTTTGTTATATTTGATGATGATGGACAAATTGATTTTATTATTGAATATCAAGGAAAACAGCACTATGAGCCAAGCAATAAATTTGGTGGAAAAAGAGGTTTCTATCAACAACAGTTTAATGATAATAAAAAAAGACGTTTTTGTGCGCTACATGATTTTAACTTAATTGAAATTCCATATACAGAAGAAAACCTCCTTTCATATGATTATATAATGAGAAGGGCTGGATACTAAAAGGAGGTGAATTTTTGCGTAACAGACAAGAAGAGATTCGGTCAAAAGGTTTTGATATGATTAACTCTCGTCGAGGCTATGAAGGTCCAATAGATTATGGAAAGATTAAAGTTGGAACTAAAACCCTTGATGATGCAGTTTTAAATCTGGGTTCAATGCCTAAAATCCGACATGACTTTGGAAATAAGGCATTTATACTTCAAGCCATTAGTGAGAGGAATTTACCTTTAATAAGAGAAATTTCCAATTATTTTTATAATACAAATGGTATTTATTCTAAAGTATGTGATTATTTTGCTTATCTATATAGATACGATTGGTATATAACACCGGAAATTAAAGATGAATCAGAAAAGTCTTTTGAAAAAGCTTTAATTGATTTTAACAATATTTTGGGTTATCTTGATAACTCACATGTTAAGAAGGTTTGCGGTGATATCGCCAGTGAGGTCGTAAAGAACGGGGCTTATTATGGGTATATATCTCCATCAAGAGATGGATTAGTTCTACAACAATTACCGATTAATTATTGCAGAACAAGATTTAATATTGGCGATATGCCAGTAATTGAATTTGATATGCGTTTCTTTGATGAAAACTTTAGAGATGTTAATTATAGAATGAAAATTCTAAGAATGTTCCCTAAAGAGTTCCAAAAGGGATATGTATTATATAAACAAGGTAAGTTAGAACCTGATACAGAATATTATCCATTGGGTCGTCGTGATAGTCATTTAGTTAATACTAATACACAATTAAATTGGCGTCCTGGTTATTGGTATACTCTTGAGCCAGGTTCTGCGGTTAAATTTTGTTTTAACAATGGCGATCAACCATTATTTATAAATGCGATTCCCGCAATCTTAGATTTGGATGCGGCACAAGATTTAGACCGAAGAAAACAAATGCAACAACTTTTGAAAATCGTTATACAAAAATTACCACTTGATAAAAATGGTGATTTGATTTTCGATGTAGATGAAGCCAGAGATATTCATAACAATGCTGTTGAAATGTTACAACACGCTATTGGAGTTGATGTTTTAACAACTTTCGCAGATGTACAAGTTGAAGATATGGCTGATTCTAATACCACAACTACATCAGATGATTTGGAGCGTGTCGAAAGAACTGTGTATAATTCTTTAGGTGTTTCAAAGAACTTATTTAATACAGATAGTAATTTATCTTTGGAGAAATCAATCCTTCAAGATGAATCTACAATGCGAGTTTTACTTTTACAGTTTAATTCATTTTTTGATAAAATTACACAACAGTTGGGAAGTAATAAAAAGAAGTATAATTATAGATTTTATATGCTTGAAACAACTCAATATAATTATCAAAACTTAGCTAAAATGTATAAAGACCAAGTTCAAATGGGATATTCAAAGATGCTCCCACAAATTGCCATGGGACATTCACAAAGTTCTATTATTCATACTGCATTCTTTGAGAATAAAGTATTGAAACTTAGTGAGATTATGATTCCTCCTCTTATGAGTTCTACTTTAAATGCGGACTCGATTTTGGGTACTAATAATCAAAATAATAACTCAAAAAATCAAAAAACATCAGAGGAAACAAAATCTACAGCTTCTACCACTAAAACAGTAAAAACAAGTGACGGTGCTGGGCGTCCTGAGAAGGCTGATAGTGAGAAGAGTGAAAAGACAATTCAAAATAAAGAATCTATGTAGGGAGGATTAAAGATGGCACACTCAAGTGTAAGTTTAGAAACCCCTATTGAGTTTATAAATATCACTCCTCTTAATCCTCTTATTTCAAAATGTCAGATTAAAGTTTGTTATGTTCAAGATACACCAAATAGAAATGGTAGTATTATTACTGAAGAAGTTGCAAGAAAACTTGCAAATAGTCTTCCTGGTAGTCCAATTGTAGGATATTACAATAAGGCTACTGGAGATTTTGAGCAACATAACAAACAAATCGACATTTCAAATGGAGAGTTTAAGTTGACTGATTCAACAAGACCTTATGGTTTTGTAGATTTAGGCGCAAAGGTTTGGTTTCAAGATTTCTTAGATGATGGACAAACTGTTCGTAAATACCTCATGACTGAAGGATATTTGTGGACAGGTCAATACCCGGAATGTCAAAGAGTAATTGACAAGGGTAATAATGAATCTATGGAATTACATAAAGAAACTTTAAATGCAACTTGGACAAAAGATGAAAGTGGAAAACCGCAATTCTTCATTATCAATGAAGCAATTATGGAAAAACTTTGTATTCTTGGAGAGGACTTTGAACCTTGTTTTGAAGGCTCATCTGTAACAGCTCCAAAAGTACAATTTTCTTTTGATCCTAATTTTACCACTCAATTTAATTCTATGGTAAAAGAAATGAAAAATTTATTAGATAAAGGAGGAACGCAAGTGTTTACTACTTATGCAGTAAAAGTTGGTGACTCTCTTTGGAATGCTTTATATGCTCATACAAAAGATACATATAGTATTGCAAGAGTATGTGAAGATGAAGGACAAAAATATGCCGTTCTTCAAAATAGAGCAGACCAAAAGTATAGTAGATTAGACTTTTCTTTAAACGCAGAGAATGAGGTTATGTTTGCAGATAATGTAAAGGATATTGAATATACTCCATCAGGAGATGTTCAGTTTGCGTTAGCTGACGTTGAAGCCTTTGAAACTGAGTTCAAGAAGAAAGAAGAAGAAGAAGAAAAGGCTAAGAAAGGCGATCCTGAAAATAAAGATCCTAAACAGAAAAAGGATAATCCCGACAAGAAAGATCCTAAAGAAGATCCAAAGGCAGACCCAAAAGAGGATCCAGATAAAAAAGATCCTAAAGAGGACCCTAAGAAGGATGATCCAGAGGATCCAGAAAAAGAGGACCCAGAGTCAGATGACGAGGACAAAAAAAATAAAAAAGATAAAAAGAAAACTCAATATTCATTAGAAGAGATACCAGAATATCAAACTCTAAAATCTGAATATTCTGCATTAGAGGGGCAACTTTCTACCTTAAAAGCCCAACTCGCATCTCTTGAGCAGTTTAAGCTCGATACAGAAAGAGTTAAGAAACAGGAAATGATTGATAAGACTTTCTATATGCTTTCCAACGAAGATAAGAAAGATGTTATTGACCATATTGACGAATACTCATTAGAAGATATTGAATCTAAACTTTCAGTAATTTGTGTTCGTAATAGAGTTAATTTCTCAGCTCTTGAAAATGATGATAACCCATTGAATGGACCAACAACTTATAATCTTGGTAACGTTCAATTTGGAGACCAATCAACTCCAGCATGGGTTCAGGCTGTTTTAAAAACTGCAGAAACATTAGATTAATTAAGGAGGAATAAATAAATGGCTTTTAAAGACTTTTTAACCGCAGGTTTAGATCGTGCAGGCTTAAAGTCTCAGGCAGAGTATGTTGATTTTGGATTCGGTCAAGTAGAACCAAATCATCTTTCAGCTCAAAGAACTGGACAAATTTATGCACAGCTCCCTGCAGCTCCAGCTATTACCATGCTTGAGCAAGGTCAGTTTGTAAAATATGATTATGCCGCAAATGATAACGGTATTGGAGAAGTTAATTTCACTGGTAATGGCGAATGGATGCTTGTTTACAATGAAATTAAATTATATAAAAACCACTTAGATGGAACAAAACAGTGGGATTGTGAATTCGTAATGCACAAGGATGATTATCAAGCTCGTATCTATAGTCCATATGACTATGAACAAGCTGAGATTGAGTATCATGATTGGCATAGACTGAATGGAACTGATGAAAAGGGAAAGACAAGTATGACTGTTAATACTTATGTTTCTCTTGATATTGAAGGAAAGACTGTTACTATTGATGGTGAAAGATATGCTGTTACTGGAGATGCAGAAACAGGACGTAAGTTCACTTATAAAGGAATAGAATATGAGTTAGATGAAAATGGTCAGTCTAAGAAACAAGTTCCAGTAGAATATACATATGATGATGTTACATCTGATGTAGCTGATATCTATGAAATGGGATGGACAAATGATCCATGGAAGAGACTTGGTATTTATCGTGAAAGAAAAATGCCTAAAGGAACTACAATGGTACCTCGTGTATTCAAGACAAATGTAGGAGATATCTTCACAACTAATACAATTGGCGAAACAGAAGTTTCTGTTGGAGACGTATTAACACCACGTGCTAAAGATGGTATCTTAGCTAAAGAAGGTGCTGATACGGCTGGCGCAATGAAGTGGCAAGTAGTTAAAGTTTATACAATGCCTGATAATCAAAAGGGCGTAAAAGTTATGCGTATAGCGTAAGGAAAGGAGGATAATATTAATGTTAGATAGAAAAAATCTTGTATCTCTAATGAAAACAGTTGCTAAAGCTGATCCTTCCGCTCCTACCGCTTATAGCTTTAATGGACAATCTTTAAGCTACGATGCTATGAATCAGACTTTACGTAATGAATTAAATGAGTTGGCAGGTACTTATTCCCTATACAGAGAGAATAAGAACTTAATCTTCTCTATGATTGAAGAAACACTTGATGAAGTTCTTCCAAAGAAAGTTATTCAGCAATATGATCAGTTTGCTGAGGTTAAGACTTTTGCACAGGGTGACAAACCTATTTTCCGTCGTCCATTAGCAAACAGAAATCGTGCTAAACAGTTCATTACAAGAGTAGGTCTTGCTGGAATGTACGAAGTATTCAAACTCGGACCAACCGAGGCAGAAAGCTTCGAAGTACGTACAAGCGCTATTGGAGGCGCTGCTCAGATTGGATTTGAGGAGTTCCTTGATGGACGTGTTGATTTCGCTGAAGTTACAAAAATTATTATGGATGGTATGGATGAATTAATCTATAAAGAAATCGCATCTGCATTAAAAGCATCTATTAATCAGCTTCCACCAGCAAATAGAGTTGCTGCTAACGGATTTGATGAAGCTGCTATGGATAGACTTATTACTATTGCTGCTGCTTATGGAACACCTACTATCTATTGTACATATGAGTTTGCTGTTCGTATGATTCCACAGGAAGCATGGAGATATACAGAAGCCATGAAGACTGAACTTTGGAACACAGGACGTTTAGCTAACTATAAAGGCACTAAAGTTATTATTCTTGAGCAAGGTTTTGAGGATGAAACTAATACTCGTAAATGCATCGATCCTGGATATGCTTGGGTTATTCCAACTGGAGCAGATGGAAAACCTGTTAAAGTTGCTTTTGAGGGTGGCACAATTGTTGATGAATTTAACAACTATGACCGTTCTCGTGAAATTCAAGTATATAAGAAAGTCGGCGTAACATGTATTCTTGCTAATAACATCTGCGCTTACTGTGATACATCATTACTTGGTAAAATGTATACTTGGGATCTTGATGGAGTTACTGGAAAAGTTGCTACTTATGATGGCAGAAAATCTGGAACTTTAGCTTAATAAAATACCGTAATATATTATTAGGGGAGAAGGGAACGTAAGTCTCCCTCTCCCCTTATTTTTAGTTGGAGAAAAAGGAGATTAATTATGATTACTGAAAATACAATGTATAATGTAAAGAATAGAAGTTCAAGTGTTGTCGTTTATAGAATTCCTGAAACAAACCTTCGTAGAGAATTTGCGCCAGGAGAGACAAAGAGAATCCCATTCGGAGAGTTAGAAAAATTAACATACCAGAGTGGCGGAAGAGAACTTCTTGAAAACTTTCTACAGATTTTGGAAGAAGAAGTTACTACTGATTTAAACGTCAATAGAGAGCCAGAATATAATATGTCTGAGGCACAGATTCGTGATTTATTATTAACAGGGTCTCTGGATGCCTTCTTGGATGCGCTTGACTTTGCTCCTATTGGCGTTATTGATTTAATTAAAACAATGGCAGTAGGTCTTCCATTAACTGATTTGAATAAAAGACGAGCTTTAAAAGAAAAAACCGGTTTTGATGTTGATAGTGCTCTTCGTCATGTTGAGGAAGAAAAGATTGCTGAAAAGCCTTCTACTGGCATTAATACATCTGGTGCCGCACCTACTCGTAGAGTACAGCCTGCCGCACAAGAGGGAACAGCTCGTAGAACTACACCTAAATATAAAGTAGTTGAAACTAAAAGTGAATAATTAAAAAGGAGGACATTATAAATGGCAGAAGGAACACCTTTCTCAGCTATATATAATTGCTTTCTTGGAAAAATCACTGATGATATGTATATGGAGTTAACTCCAGAAGACACCATAAAAGATCTTCAAAGACTTCTTATTCAAGCCATTCCAGGGTTTGAATTTCCTCGTAAGAATCTGGATAGCTATAAAATTAAAGTTGTTCAGATGAAAGAGGATGAAGTTCTTCCAGATGATTTTATTATTGGTGTCATTTGGAATGACCTTTCAGATAATACTGTTGACGTTCCAGATGTTATAGTAGAAAAATCCGCTTTTGCGGAAGAGCTCACTTCTGAAGAAATAAATATCCTGGCTCTTTTAATGAAACAAGGTTGGGTTCAGAGACAGGTTACTTCTATTGAAAATACCAGAATGAAATATTCTGGCTCTGATTTTAAAATGACTTCACAAGCAAACCATCTTCAAAAATTACTTTCTCTTTTGGAAGAATCAAGAAGAGATTCTTTCCATATGCAAAGATTATATAAGAGACGTAAAAAAGATAGAGATGGACATTATGAGTCAAATTGGTCTGTACTGAGGGAAAAAAGTGCTTTGCGATAAGTATGAGATTGAATTCTCTCAAGAAACTATTCAGAAGACTGTTCGTCGTTTAACCAACCAGCTTTGGAAATTAATTCCAATGAGAGAAAATGACGAAGATTGGTATAAACAATTACAAACTGTAACATTGGAGATTGCGGGACTGAATGAACTTTTCATCAGTCCTACTTTTTTACAATTATTAAGTAAATTAGAAGGGTTGCAAATTAAAGAGGTAAATTTTGAGTTGTATCGTAAGACTATTTTTGAATGTATTAATATCTTACAGGAACTAAACTAATGTCAGGTTATGATAAGAAAATAAAACGCAACACTTCTTTAAATTTAATGGCGGGCCGCCTTGATATATATGACGGAACGCAGGAACGTCCAGATGATTCAGAGAAAGAGAATACAACTTCTAACTTAGATGGATTAAAAGATCAAATTTTAAGACTCCATCAAGGTGGAGGTTATTTACAGCAAGATAGAATGATAGCTGATAAAAAAAGGTCTTTAGATAGGGCTTTATTGTATTCTTACCAAGCTTGTACAATTAAAAGAATTGCTTGCACTGATAACATGGATAATAGTACAATTTATCCAAATGTGAATCATTTAAACAATAAAGAAATATGTAGAGCTTTAATTAATCCAGATAAAAATAAAATGGACTATGATGATAAAATTGTTTCAGTACCATATGAAGACAATTATCATCCTGGAGATGTTTTTGAATGGGTTGGAACTAATACTTATTGGATGATATATCTTCAAGAATTAGAGGAAAGAGCATATTTTCGAGGAGAAATTAGAAAATGCTCTCATCAAATTAATTGGGAAGATGAAAATGGAGAACATTCAACCTATGCCGCAATTCGTGGTCCAGTTGAAACTAAAATTAATTATATCCAAAAGCATGAAATAAGTGTAGATACTCCAAATTATTCATTAGATATTTATATTCCCAGAAACAAAGAAACATTATCTTTCTTTAGAAGATACCAAAAATTTTATCTTCAAAGTAGAGAAGAAGGCGGTCCAATTATTTGCTGGAGAGTTGAAGCTGTTGATTGGATTTCTACTCCTGGAATTTTAGAAGTTACAGCTGTAGAATATTATATAAATGAAACCGAAGATGACCTTGAAAAAGGAATTGTTGGTGGATTAAAAGTTGACCCAATAGATCCAAATAAAGATTTAATGAGTATGGCTATAGAAGGACCTACCTTTATTAAACCTAAACAACCTTATGAATATTATTGTAAAGGATTTAATAATGGAGCTGAAGCTTGGTCGGTTGATACTAATAAGTATCCAGTTGAATTTAAAGTTGATCCTAAAGACCCAATGCATATTAAACTTATTTGGTTTAAATCTTATCATGGTCAATTTGAATTGAAGTATGGTAATTATTCAAAGACAATAGTCGTTGAATCATTATTTTGAGTGAAAAAGGAGATTATATAAATGAAAGTAGAAAGATTTTCTTTACCTAAATCAAGTTTTCTTTCTATTGAGAAAGACATGGGTATTATTACAGACAAAGTTTTAAGTTGTGATAGATTGAAAAAATTATTATATTATACAACTGAAGATGCCTTAGATAAGCCTAACTTAACCATTGAGCAATCTAATATGTTATTTGGTAAAAATATAAAAATAGTACCAAAATTAACTGTTGATGGAAGTGTATTAAATTACATTATGATTAATTTTGATAATTTTAGTACAAATGCTACTAACCCTGAATTTAGAGATAATATTATTGAATTTGATATTATATGTCATTTTGATCAGTGGAAATTAAAAGATTTCCAATTAAGACCTTATAGGATTGCGGCAGAGCTTGATTCTATGTTAGATAAAAAGCATTTAACAGGAATTGGCGATTTAGAATTTTTAGGCGCAAATCAAATTATTTTAACAGATGAATTTGGTGGATTATGTTTAATGTATTCTGCTATTCATGGAGAGGAAGATAAAAAGGGGATGCCTAATCCGCAAGATAATATTTCTTTTTTAAGCGATTATAAAAAACAACATGGCCTAAAGGAATGATAAAATGGATACAAGATTAGCGTTAATGACTGGTTGTGATTATCCTATTCCAGAGTGTCAATTGACATTGCATCAACCCACAATAAAAGAGATAGGGTTAATTGGAGAAAATGATTTTTTTACAGGCTCACAGTGCTTATCTATTTATAAAAGTATGTTCGTCACAGAGGACAAAAGTGCTTTAGACGATATAAATAATTTTCAAATATTTATGACAGTAATGAGGGATAAAGAATCTATGGAGAAAAAACATAGTGTCCTTCAAGTCTTAACTTTGTTTTTTCCTAAATATGACAAAGTTTTGTTTACTCCGCAATCATTACTTTTTCAGAGTAAAGAAGGAAATGTAGTTATTGATGAAAATAATTTTGATTTTCTTCAAGCAGCGATTCGAGAGGTTACATGCTCCAAAAGCGGACCAATGGACCAACAGGCTTTTAACCCAGCAAATGATAAAGCCAGAGAAATTGCAGAGAAGTTAATGAGGGGGAGACAAAGGGTTGCGGCCCAGAATGGTTCCGCAAACACGAGTATATTTAGTTTATATCTTTCTATTCTATCTATTGGATTACCAATGCCTGTAACAGACTTGGTAAACTGTACAATGTTTCAATTATATGATCTCATGGAGAGATATTCACTATATATGAATTGGGATTTAGATGTGCGGACTCGTTTAGCGGGTGGCAAACCTGATTCTCAACCAGACAATTGGATGAAAAATATTCATCAATATTAAAAGGAGGAAAATGCACTATGAAATTTGGTGTTCGTGAAATTTGTGATGTTGTTTTAAGAGCAAAATCTGCACAAAAGATCGGAAATAAAATTTTCTATAAAAATGAACCTGTAATTTATTTCGATACATTGAAGACCTCCAGTATGGAAGGTGCAGCTACCACTGTATATGCACAAGGTGGTCGTGGTAATGCTCGTTTAGTAGCATGGGAAGGTGAGCGTACTGTAACATTCACCATGGAAGATGCTTTAATTTCTCCAGAAGGATTCATGATTCTATCTGGTGCAGGACTTATTGAAGCTACTGATGGAAAACCAGTTTATCAGCATGTTACTGAAACAGTAGATAAAGGTGAAGTTTCTGTTAATGAAAAAGAGATGACAATTAAGATTTCTCAAAAACCTTATTTTGGAACTCAGCCTACAGATGGTGAGTTTGAAGCAGCAAAAGAGGAAATGGCTTATGTAATGCTTATGAAAGATGGTGAAATCGTTTCTGAACCTTATATTCCAGTACATGAAAATGTTACACTTGGAGCAGACGGAAGCTATACAATTAGAGTTGCAACTCATCCTACTTATGCAGAATTAACAAAAGCTGAAAAAGAAGAGTATCATAAAACTGGTATTACACCAGCTTCTCATACAGACTATATTATTAAATCTGATTTCCCAGAGTTTGATAGTGTTCTTGTTGATTACTATGTAGAACGTAAAGGAAATGCTAAACAGATTGAAATTACTGCTGATAAATTTGGTGGTAACTATTATCTTGAAGCTTCTACATTATTCCGTGATCAAAACGGAGTAGATATGCCAGCTGAATTCATTATTCCAAACTGTAAGATTCAGTCTAACTTTACATTTACTATGGCTTCTTCTGGAGATCCAAGTACATTTACATTTACTATGGATGCATTCCCAGATTATACAAGATTTGACCATAGCAAGAAAGTTATGGCGGCTATTCAGATTATTGAGGATGCAGGTTCTCAAGATATTCATCGTCATAGTACAGAGCATGAGGATGCACATAACTTATTAACATTTTAATTTATAGGGGAAATATAGGAAACTATATTTCCCCTTATTTTGCGTTAAAGGAGAAAAAATGTTAGATTTTAAAAGAAACATAAATAGAGTCTATAAAAATAGAGAGCCGTTTTGGGGGAAATATGTTGAATTAAATAGTGTCGAAGTTCCAAGCTTAGATGCGATTCAACAATATCAGCTGTCTAAAATCCAGATGTTTCAACAGCAAGCCACTCAAAGAGCTGCTAATAAATATGCAAATATTAATGCTTTATTTAAATCAGGTGCAATTAACTCACTTCCATCTGAATATAGTCAAGATGAAAATCAAACTTTAGATAAAGTTATTACTAAATTAGTTACTTTATTAAATTCAACTTATAGTGGAAAAAATAAAGATGGTTCTTTTAATTATGAAAGACTTAATAATCAATTAAGTGCATTGAGACAAGCTATTGAATCTACTAATAGTGCTTTAACTGGGGCAGGTGCAGATGGAATACCATCTCAATATTTAGATAGAATTGATGAAGCTATTTCTGCTTGCGGGATGGGAGATTTAAGTAAAGAGACTTTATCTACTTGGTTTAAACAATTAAATTTATTTAAAGGTAATTTAGTAGAAGATTTAGGTGTTGAATGGTTAAAAGCCCAAAAGATTCCTAATATTACAACTTTAAATACAGGTTCTTTGAATTTACAAGGAGATGTATCTCAGGGTCGTCATAGAGGACAATTGATTCAAGACTTAATGATGTTAGATATTTCTATCCCGAATATAGAAAATATTCCTATTACATATAAGCCGGCAGGTAGTAATGAATATATTGATTCAACAATTAGTCAATTATTGGCTGATATGGCTTCGGCTTCTGGTAGTTCTAAACAAATTATTATTACTGATGAAGGATATGATACTTTATTAAGTTTATCTGCATTAAATATTCAAGCTAAAGCTGGTTTAAACCAAAAGCCTTGGAATGAAAATAAAAATACAAGTGTTTCTATTAGCGAATTTGATGCCTCAGATGGACTTGCTGTTTCTGCATATAAGACTTTTGAATTATTACATGAGTTAGATCAAGACGTTCATAACGCAAATGAAGATTGGGTTAAAACCAGTAGTAGTGATTATAATATGTTAGCTGATTATGGTTTAGCATCTTGTCTTTTTAAAATTTTGCATCTTGAAGAACAAGGGAACCAATATCTATTAACTCCAGATGGTTTTGTTACATATACTGAAAGAATGGCTAAGTTAATGGAAAACCGAAAATCAAGAGTTCATATTAAAGGTAGAGTTACTGTAGATAGTAATACTCTTAATAATCAATATACTGTTGGTATGACTAATATAAACTAATATTTGACAAAACTAAAAAAATATGTTATATTTTATATAAAGAAGAGTTTTAAGGAGGCTATGTAGATGGCAAAAATTGGTTTTACTAAACTTTCATTAAAAAGAAAAAATGAAGTAAAAACTATTACTATAAATAATAATCAAATTGAAATTAAACAGTATTTACCTGTTAATGAAAAATTAGATTTGATTGCAAGAGTAATTAATGGAGCACACGATCAAAATAATTTTCCTAACCCAATTAAGATTGAAGTAATTGGTACATTAGAGATGATTATGGCATATACTAATATTTCTTTTACTGAAAAGCAAAAAGAAGATATTCCTAAGTTATATGACCTTTTAGAAGAGAATGGTATCATTAAAGATATTATTTCTCAAATTCCAGAAGATGAATATAATTTTATCATTGATGGAATTAATAAGACTGTAGATGCGGTTTATACATATAATAATTCTGTTTTAGGTATTTTAGAAGCAGTATCTAAAGATTATTCTAATTTAGATTTTGATGCAACTCAAATTCAAAAAAAAATGGCAGATCCAGAGAATCTTAAACTGGTAAGAGATGTATTAACCAAATTAGGATAATATATCCTGCGTATCTTCTAAGAAAAATAGAGTTAAAAGGAAGAGAGTTTTAATTAACTCTCTTCCTTTTTTTTATTTTGCAAAATAAAAAAACTTATATTTGGAGAGAAAGGAGAATTTGAAGATGGCAAAACAATTAAATGTTAGTCTCGCTTTTACAGCTGATACTGGCCAGGCAAAAGCGCAGATACAGGATTTACAATCACAGCTAACAAAATTAGCCACTTTAAACAAACCTAATAATACTAACGGTTTTATGATGACTTCTGAATTAAAGGAAGCCGCAAAAGCCGCACAAGATTTAAAGAATAAATTACAAGCTGCAACAGATGTAAATACAGGTAAATTAAATCTTGATACATTAAGTCAATCTTTATCCAAGAGTGGAAAATCTCTTGAAACATATAGAAAAGCTTTATCAAACTTAGGACCTGCTGGAGATCAAGCATTTGCATCTTTAGCTACTTCTATTCAAAAAGCAGAAGTGCCTTTAAAAACAACTAATAAATTATTAGATGAATTTAAAACCAGTTTAGCTAATACTGCAAGATGGCAATTATCATCCAGTATGTTACATGGATTTTTAGGTTCTTTGCAATCAGCTTTTTCATATGCTCAGAATTTGAATAAATCTTTAACAGATATTCAGATTGTAACTGGAAACAGTTCTGATTATATGGCAAATTTTGCGGGAGAAGCTAATAAAGCTGCTCAAGCACTTTCTACTACAACTAAAAATTATTCAGACGCTTCATTAATTTTCTTCCAACAAGGTTTAAATGATGATGAAGTTGCTAAGAGAACTGAAACAACTATTAAAATGGCTCAAGCTACTGGAGATAGTGTAGATCAAGTATCTTCATATTTGACAGCTATTTGGAATAACTTTTATGATGGTTCAGAATCTCTTGAGCATTATGCTGATATTATTACTAAATTAGGTGCGGCAACTGCATCAAGTAGTTCAGAAATTGCTGAAGGACTTCAACAATTTGCTGGTATTGGTAATACAATCGGTTTAAGTTATGATTATGCAACTGCTGCATTAACTACTTTAACAGCCAATACAAGACAGTCTGCAACTGAAATTGGTAACTCTTTAAAAACCATTTTCTCTCGTTTCCAAGGTGTAACATTAGGAGATACTCTTGAAGATGGAGTAGATTTAAACAAATATTCTAATGCGTTAAAAAAAGTTGGTGTTGATATCATTGATGTTAATGGCGATATGAAAGATATGGATACCATTCTTGATGAAACTGCAGACCATTGGGGCGGATTATCAAGAGCGCAAAAGATGGCTTTTGCAGAAACTGCCGCAGGTACTATGCAATATACAAAACTTGTTTCACTTATGGATCACTGGGATGATATGAAGCAGAATCTTGCTTTTGCACAAGATGCCGATGGAACCCTTGATGAACAAGCTGAAATTTATGCAGAGTCTTGGGAAGCTGCTCAAAAAAGAGTTAGAGCTGCATGGGAAGCAATTTGGAATGATTTAATTAATGATGATTTCTTTATTACTTTATTAAATGGAGCTGAAGACGCTTTACATGCCATTGATGATGTTATTGATTCTATGGGAGGACTAAGAGGTGTTATTCTTTTAGTTGGAAATGCTTTAACAACAGTATTTAGTCAAGAGATTGCTGGTGAAATTAATCGTTTAGCAGGGAATATTAGAATTATGACTGGTGCTGCAAAAGAGAATTCTACTCAATTAAAACAAGATGCAAGTAACCAGATTCGTAAAATGACAAATGATTCTGTAGATAGCAGTACTGGAGAAGCTATGAATACAGTTTATAGCACTCAAGCCAATTTACAAGACCAATTAATTGCAAAAGCCGATCAATTAAGCTCTGAAAGAAAAGAAGAACTTCAAGGGCTTTTAGATATTAATAGTGCTTTGGGTCAAGAAGTCATTCTGGCTGGTAAAGCTGCTGATGCTGCAAAAAGACAAGTTAAAAATCAACAAGAAGTCTTAGCAGGAAAAGTGCGTAGAAATGGAGTTTCTGATGCTAATAATAAATTAGATAATTTTACTTCCCAAATGGAATCTGTTGGAAAATTAAAGGCAAATTCTTCAAATGTATTAGAATCATTAGAAAAATCAAGTCAACAAATAAAAAATAATGTAGAAGCAACTGGTCAAATATCTTTAGCACCATTAGAAAATAGTTTTTCCAGAATGAAAGATGCTGCAATGGGAGTTAAAAGTCAGTTAGATGATGAGGATGATAGTTATACAGATTTAATTGCTACAATTGAAAAAGTTGAAAATGCAGTAAAAGCAGGTAAAGATGAAACTGGAAAGTGGTTTAATCCAGCAAAAGCAGATTTAGATGAGATGATTACTGATTTACAACACATTCAGGCTCTTACTGATCAAGCCAATGATGCCACTATGAATGGAGCTCCTGGAACAGAAGCAACAAGAGCTGAAGTCGAAGATCTTGGAGATGCAGCTTTTTTAGCAGGACAACAACTTGAGCAAGCGAGTCAACAGAATGATCATTATATTGAGAGTAGTGAAAATATTAGTGATAGTATTAATGATGCATCAGGTTCTTTTGCTGATTTTGGGCAAAAAGCAGTTACAGTTGCAAATACAATTACTACGACTATAATGGTTGTTACTAATTTAGGTAGTGCTATTAGTAATTTAAGTAATTCTGATATGACTTGGGGAGAAAAGATTACTGGATTATTAGGAACCATCTTGACAATGGCTCCAATAGTAATTTCTAATGTCGTTCAAATTAAGACTACTTTTGGTGGTTTATCTGGATTAATTGGCGCTTTAAAGGGAGGTTTTTTATCTTTAGGTTCCGCTATTGCTGGAGTAGTAGCTACAATAGCAGGTACTATTGGAGTTATTGCAACTGTTACATTAGGTTTAGCTGCATTAGCTGTTGCTATTGGTGCAATAATTGTTATAGCAAATAAACCTATAAGTTTAAAAGAGCAGTTAGAAGAAGCAACTGAAGCTGCAAATCAAGCTAAACAAGGTTTACAAGATGCAAAAACTGCTGCACAGGATTTAGAAACTGCTTTTAGTGGATATGATTCAGTATTAGAAACTCTTAATAGTTGTACTCAAGGAACACAAGAATGGCGAGATGCTTTATTAGGCGTTAATGAATCTGTTATAGATATTTTATCTAATGCTCCTCAATTAGCTTCTATGACAAATGATGCTGGTGAAAGTGCAATCTATAGAGATGAAAATGGCGCGTTAGCAATTCATGATTGGGCCAGAGAGCAAGTTACTCATGATGCAAATCAAGAAAAAATCAATGCTCAAGCCGCAGTTTATCAAACAGATCAAAATAAGCGAGATTTACAAGAACAACAAGATTATAAAGATATAGTTAATAAATTATATGGTGAACTAGATAATGATTTTCTTAATGCTGTACAAGATAATGTTATTGATTTAAAAGAATTGGTTGGAAAAACTACCGATGAAATGGTAGATTATATGAAAAATAATATTAAAGAAACTGATTCTTTTAAACATGGTACTGTTAGTGAAGACCAATTAACTACTAAATTACAAAATGTTGTAGAAACTCTCTCTTCCAGTGGAATACTATCTGATTTAAAAGAATTGCAGAATACTATTTCAGTAAATGCAAAAACAAAAGATACTGAGAATCAAGCTTTAGCAAATATGCTAATAGCTAATAATCCAGAGCTTTCTAAAAGTAAATATGCTGATGTATTATCTGAATCTGGTGGAGACATTTATAAAAATGCATATAATGATGCTTATAAAGATGCTTTAAATAACATCACTGATAGAGAAGGAATAACAGGTGGCACTGGTACTAAAAATGCTATTGAAACAATGGCTAAGTATGCTTCTTTAACAGGTCTTGATAAAGATGATAATTATGAAGTTACTCATTATAAGCGTAATGGAGATGTAGAGATTCAGAAAACTGGAGACGATGGTGAGGCAACAACTGATACCATTAAAGCAGAAGTTATTGCTTCGTTAGTAGCAGCTTCTGAAGCTACAGATAAATTTACCGCATCATTAGACGCTTTATCAGATAAGATAAGCGAACTTGAATCAAATAAAAATAAAGATGGTTCTGAAAAGAGTGAATCTCAACAAAAATCTGATAATGCAATGGCCTCTTTCTTAACATCTCAAGATTTATTAGATGCTACACAAAGTGAAATTGCTGCTTTAAAAGAGCAAATGAAAAATGCTACTGCCAAAGATGGAACTAAAGGCGAGGGTGCCTTTATAGATAATATGTTTGGTGATGGTAAAGATGGAAAAATTTCTCCTGAAACAGCCGCAAAGTATGGATATACTACAGGCGAAGAAATGATTTCCGCAATTCAGCAAGCTATTCAAGACCAAAATGATGCATGGGGAGATATTGGTAAGGGCTGGATGAAGACAGTTCAAGATGCAATGGATCCAGAAAAAGGCGGTCTTGATTTATCAGAGTTAAGCGTAAATGAGAAAAAAGCTATCGGAGATGCTCTTAATACAGCTTTTAAGAATGAAGGTTCTGAGGGATTAGAAGCTGCTAAGAATTTATTAAGCGATTTACCAACTGATAAAGTTAGTGAATTTGCTAATGTAATAGCCGACATTCCTTTTGATTCTACTACTCCATCAGAATTTGCTAAGACATTATCTGATGCCGGCATTGAAACTAATGCGACAACAGAAGAACTTCAAGCCTTTATTGATGCAATGAGTGGAGCCGGAAATGCGACTAAAGATTTAACTTCTCAATATGCAAAAAATAAAGAAGTAATTGACAAATTATCAGATGGAGATATTATTTCCGCAGATGATTTTGATAAATTAGATGCTGAATATCAAGATTATTTTGCTCGAATGCTTGATGGTACTTATAAGTTAGTAGGTGGAGCAGAAGCTTTACAACAAGCTTTAAAAGATGATTATACTAAGGCTTTTAAAGCGCAAAATAATGATTTAAGAGATAAAAATAATCAAATTCAAAATACTATTGATTCTGGCAATGTTGATAAACTTAAAACCGCAGGTGGAACTGGACAAGCTTCAGATTTTGATAGTTCTGTTCTTCAACAGCAATTAGATTTATTAACTGCTATTGGAGACCAAGAAGTTGTTAATAAAGGTCAGATTGAAAAGTGGCAAAATAGTATTAAGAATGGTACTGATATTCAAGCTACTTTGGATGGAGTCCAACAAGCATTAGATGCAACTGGAGTTTCTGAAACTGCATTGAATGATTTAATGGCTGCAAATGAAGCGCAAATTCATTCAACTGATTTAGCATTATTGAATTCATGTGACTCAGTAAATCAATTAAAAGATGCATATAGAGAAATGCAAGCTCAAGGAGATAGCATTTCTTTTGAAGAGTATGGACAGGCTTTACAAGCTTTAGCAGGTAATTATGATTCTTGTACAGAGGCATTAAATAATTATAGAGCTGCATTAAATAGTGGAAATGAAGAAAAAATGAATGCAGCAATGTATGATTTGCAAGTTGCGGCCGGAGCGGCTGAAAATGCAGAGAAATACGATATGGACGCTGAACGTATTCAGTTGATGGCAGATTCTTATAAAGATTATGTTCAAACTTTGAAGAGTGTTCAATCTGGCGAAGCAGATGCTGCAGAAATGGCAACTGATTTAGCTACAAGAGATTTGCGTTTAAATGAAGGTATTGAAGATTTATATGATAATTGGGATGATTATCAAGATATTCTCGATGAAGTAAATAGATGCGGAAAAGAAAATAAAGATGTTATTAAGAAACAAATTGCCGCAAGTGAAGATTTATCAGATACTTTTGCAAGTTTAAGAAAAAATACAGCTAAATTATTAAATACTAATGAAGATGCTTTTGGTGATGACTTTGTTATTGATAATTTAGATGATATTAAAGCTGCCGCTGAGGGTGATGAAGACGCTTTAGTTAGATTACAAAAAGCAGCAGATAAAGAAATTGCTATTCAATTAGATGATGCTGGTGTAACAGATATTTTAGGTCAATCTGCTGATGAAATTGCTGATTGGGCTGCTAATTTACCAGAAGGGGAATTAAAACTTCGGGATGAACAATATCTTCAGCAATTAGTTTGGGCAATGCAAATGGCAGGTATGGCTCAAGATGATATTGAATCTAAATTGTCTGGAATGGGTATTGATGTTGATTTGACTCCATTAGACCAGTCTTTAAATGATGCTATTGCAAGTGCAGGTACGACTGGTGATGCAATGGCAGATAATTTATCATTAGATTCTACTGCTGTTACTCAAAAAGTTGATGCCAGTGATACTAAACAAGCCGTAGGTTGGGATGCTACTACAGATATGGTAACTGCTGAAGGTAGCGTAACAAATATTAAACAAACTGATAAAGGTGGAGTTGAAAAATTAGGAGATATTCCTTTAAAGATGTCTTTTCCAACTGTCCATGTAACACCTCAAAAGCAAGAAGAAACTGAGGAAAAAACCTTAACAGCGCCAGCTTTACAAGTTAAATCTGCTCATAAGACTTCTGGTGGTAATATTTCTCACGCCAATAGTAGTGGTGGTAGAGCCGCTCGAGGAGGCGGTGGCGGAGGAGGAGGCCGTCGAGGCGGTGGAGGTCGTCGTGGCGGAGGCGGAGGCGGAAGAGCCGCTCGTCGTAACTCCGAACAAATGAAAAAGCCAAAAGATGAAGTAGAACGTTATCATACCATTAGTAAGCAACTCGATTCATTAACAAAACAATATGATAAAGTTTCAAAAGCAAAAGATAGAGCCTATGGAACTTCTAAAGTCAAGTTAATGGATCAAGAAATAGCTAAACAAAAACAAATTATTGCAAAGCAAAAAGAATATTTAAAAGCAGCAAAAAAGAATTTAGCAATAGATAAAAAACGACTTCAAAATGGAAAAACTAAATATACAGATTCAAATGGTAATCAGCAAACTGTTGCTTCTGGAGCTCAAAATTATCTTGGAAAGAGTGCTTTATTTGATAAAGACGGTAATATTACTAATTATGAAGAATTAATGAAAGCCGCTGTAAAAAAATATAATGATGCAGTTAAAGAATTTAATCAGCATACTACAGAGGATGAAGCTGCAAAGGCTCAATTTGAAGCTGCTAAACAACAGTATGAAGGTTTTACAGGTTGGCTAAAACAATACGAAGAAACCAATGAATTAATTGCTGATAAGGCTCAAGATGTTATTGATGCTGAAAATGAATTATATGACCAAAGATTTGAAAAGACTCAATATATCATGGAGATTAAAATTGAAGTTAATGATAAAAAACTTGAATATCTTGAATACTTATTAGACAAAGTTGATGATAGCGCACATGATGCGGCAGAAGCTATAAAACTTCTTGGTGATACAGCTCAAAATGCACTTGATGAAAGAAAAATTAATCTTCAAGGCTTGAATGATATGTTTAATAATGGTAACCATAAGAATCTTGAAGGTAAGGGCGATTTAGCAAAAAAGATGGCCGCTGGAGATAAAAAGACTATTGCTTTATTATCAAAAGAGAATTTCTCTGATGATGAGATGAAACAAATTCAAGATGTAATGTCTAATCTTTTGGATATAAATAAAAAACTTCGTGAAGCAAGACAACAAGTATTTGAAAAGATGGATGATGCATTTGAAGATGGCGTCGACAAGATGGATCGTCTTATTGACAAACAAAAGCATATTCAAACAATGACTGAATCATATGGTAATATTGTCGATATTGTTGGTAAAAAATCTCTTGGTATTACATCTCAAATGATGAAGACTTACAATGCTAATAAAGTAAAACAGGCAACAGACTTATTAGCTGAAAGTAAGACTAAGATGGATTCGATTCAACAGCAACTTGATGCTGCTCAAGCCGCAAGAGATAAGGCTATGAAAGCTGGTCATAAAGAAGACGTAAAAATGTGGGATGAATCCATTAAAAACATGGAAGATGAACTGCAAAATGCTCAAGAAGATTTTATGTCTAATTGGGAAGATGCTTTACAAGCAGCCAGAGATGCATTTGATAATAATGTTGATAATATGGTTGATGATTTTTCAACTAAAGTAGGTGGATTAACAGGTAGCATTGCCGCACTTCAAGAAAAATGGGATCAAAGTAAAACTCTTGAAGAACAATATGTCCCTCAATATGAAAAAATTTATCAATTAACTAAATTAACTCGTGATATTAATAAGTCTATTGATGAAACAAAAAATGTTAAAGCCAAAAGAGAATTAGCTTCACTACAAGAAGAAATCAACGGATTACAGTCTGATAGTAAAAAGATGAGTGAATATGACCTCGAATATTTACAAAAACGTTATGAATTAAAGATTGCGGAAATGGCATTAGAGGATGCTCAAAATGCTAAATCACAAGTCCGCATGACCAAAGATTCAGAAGGTAATTTCAGTTATGTATACACCGCAGATGAACAACAAGTAGCAGAAGCAGAACAATCATATGAAGATAAGCTTCATGAAATGCAACAAATGAATGCAGAGTATATTAATACTTTGCAGGAAAATATGATAAAGATGGAGCAAGAGCAAGCTGAAAAGATTGCTGAATTATCTGAACTATATGAAGTTGGCTCTAAAGAATATCAAGATGCTTTAGCTAATTTACAAAAATATTATGGAGAACAGCTTGGTTATTATGGTTCACAAATGAATAATGTTTTATCTAATAATACTGATTTGTATGAAAATGATGTAAAACGTTATGGTGAATTAACTGATAACAAAGCTATGGCAGATGAAAAATATATTGGCGATTTCAGTCAAACTCAGTTATCTGTTGCTACTGGATATGAGAATATGGAAGATCTCCAAGATAACTGGAATCAAGCTGCCAAAGATATGTATAGTCAAGTTGGTCAAGCTGCAGATGATTATGCTTCTCAAAATGAGCTTGCTATGGAAGCAGCTGGAACAACTATGGATGATTATGCTAATACGATGAGTAATGATGTTGCTCAAATGACTACTGATTCAGATAATTTACGAACTGAAATGGATGATACTGCATCACAGATTAATTCTGATTTTGAAACTGTGGTAGAATCTGTTAAAGCATTTGAAGACCAATATAGTGCTTCTATTGACGCAATTGTTCAATCAAATGAAGAATTATATGAGTCTTTCTTAAAAGTAGTTCAAGCTCATTCTCAATTTAAAGCTGTTACAAGTGATAATAAAGGTTCTGATGGAGATAATGGTGGAGGTAATAAAGGAGATACTCCAAAACAGCCGAAGCAAAAGAAGAAAAAAGATAATTCAGATAAAGCTGAAGGTGTAGCTGCAGCAATTTGGATTTGGGGAGATCATTCTGGATGGGGAGATGACCCAGAAAGAGCGAGAAAACTTCAAGAAAAAGGTGTATCTGGAGCACAAGCCATTATTAATGCAAAAGCTGAAAATGGTTGGCTATATAATAAATATTGGGATAAACGTTTTGAAGTAAGAAGTAAATATAGTTATGGTAAATTTGATACTGGTGGATATACAGGTGATTGGAGTGGTGAAGGTCGTTTTGCTATGTTGCATCAAAAAGAAATTGTTCTTAATAAAGACGACACTGAAAACTTCTTAAAAACTGTAGATATAGTTCGTCAGATTTCAGATATGATTGACTTAAATGCAATGAGCGCAAGTGGAGGTTTAGGTTCTTTATTTGCCGCATCAGTAAATAAAGATAATGGTGTTCTTGAACAAAATGTTCATATTACCGCAGAATTTCCAAATGCAACTAACAAAGATGAAATTCTTTCAGCCTTTGACAATGTTGTTAATCTTGCTTCTCAGTATGCAAATCGTAAACGTTAATTTATTTTTTAGGGATGAATCATTTGATTCATCCCTATTTTTTATTTTGGGCAATTAAAAACACTTGACCTGGATAAAAATTTATGTTATAATAGAAATTGGAGAGAAAGGAGTTAAATATGGCAACAGAGAATGGAAGTCAAGCTACTATAGATGATAACATTAAAAAGTTATTTGATGCTATGGATATTATAGCGGCTCAGCAAGTTAAAAATTTACAGTTTGATAAAACTGTAAAATGCTCCATTACTGATGACTCAAAAAGTGAGCAAGGTGAATATACTGTTACCGATGGTTCATCTACATTTAAAGCGTATTCTGAATCAACGAAATACAGTAATGGTGCCTCTGTTTATGTCAATATTCCTAATGGAGATTATAATAATAAAAAGTTAATTACTGGGCGTTATGATCAAGATAGAAAAGATTATAATACTAATGACCCAGAAAAAAGTTATATAGATATTACACAAAATTTAATTTCCAGCTCTATTGGAGAAACTGGTATTATTGCTAATGGAGAGAAAACTCAAATAACTATTTGGGATAGTGGAAATAATTTTAATAAAAAATTAGAAGAAGAAAAAGATGATACCAAAAAAGATGAGGGCGTTAAATATAAAGCATATAAGAAAATGCTTGTTAAAGCTAAGTTTAAAAACTATTTATCTACAAGAAATGTTATTCTTGGTAATTATGGTATTAGAATAGACATTCTTGGCGAAAAGAAAAATACCGCAGAACAAACCGTCGAAGATTGGTATATGTTTAAATTAGATTCTTCCAGTATGATTGGAGATCCATATAAATTTGAAGTGGGATTTGAACAGAAGCTTTTATTTGATTTAGACCCTGATGTAAATATTACTCGTGTTAGAGTAGTTCTTTATCAGGATAAAAATTTTTATGATAAAAGTAAAAATTTATTAGCTCCTTCTAATTTTGATGATATTTTTGTTTCAGAACCTTTTGTTAGCTTTGGTTATTCTTTAGAAGATTTTACTGAAGATACTGTTTTATTATATACTTTTGATTCAAAAAAGTATGCAGAGCATCTAACCCCAGAAACTAAAGAAGCTTTAGCAAAACAAAGCGAAATTGAGCATCAAAAAGATAGCACTAAAAAAGCTTTTACAGTAGAAGATTTAGACAAGACAGAATTATATACTGAACAATTAAATAAATTAAATAAAAAGAAAATTATTCTTAGATGGGTTCATGAAACAACTGGAGAAGATGAAAAAACAAGAAGCTTTGAATCTGTAGCACAAGCAGAAGATATTCCAACGGGAGCAATAGTCCATTGGTATAAATATGATTTAACTCAAGGTGTAACCGATAAAATAGCAGGTGCTTTTTGGGTTGAAATGGTAGAACAAAAAAATAAATTTGAATTAGAATATTCTCCTAATCCTAAAAAATCTTTTGAGATGTTTAGGGTTGTTGTAGAATGTATGTCAAGAGAATATGTTAATAATTATTTAATAGCTAATGATGAAGATATTCTTGAAATTGAAAATAAACCAGAAGATAAACGAACTGATGAAGAAAAAGAGAAAATAGATAATTTAAAAAATTCTTATTTAGAAAAAATCCATGATTATATTAGTGAAGATTTAAAATTTGAAAATGAGAATATGGTTCCAGATGAAAATACAATAGATTTAATTAAAGGTCTTACTATTACTTGCGATGATGGTGAAGGTGGATATAATGGAGTTTATCGTATTTACAATGATTCTGGTCAAATTATGAGTTCTTCTGAAGCCCATAAATCAAGAATATTAACAGCTAAATATACATCTATTGTATCAGGTGTTGAAGAACTCGATACTGCGGAAAAGATTACTTGGTCAATTCCTTTAGAGAACACAATGATATATCATCCAACAGAAGACACTGATTATAGTTTTTATGATAAGGTTGGAAATATTACTCAAGAAGATTGGGATAAAAAAACAGTCGATTATTTTACATATTCGAATATCACTAAGGAATATACAAAAGTAACAAGCTGGGACGAGCGAGACGTTTATTATAAAAAGAATAGAACTCAAGTTGAAATTAAAGATAATTATTTTCAAATTACTCGTTATGGTGTTAAACCAAATAAGGCCGCAGGTACAGAAGAAGCAGATTCAACACAGCAATATTTTAGAATAAAAGAATATTATACTCAGTCCGCAATTAACAACACTGTATATTGCACTATTACAAAAAATAATAGAACCTATACAGCAGAGTTTTCAATGGTTTTTGGACCTGTTGGAACGAATGGAACAGATTTTACTTTCACTCTTGAATTTGATAATAAGCAACCAGCTATTACAAGTTCAGAAGATACTGTAACTATTATTCCAAGAGTATATGATTATCAAAATAAAGATGTTACTGAAAAATATATTAGTAAGATATCTTATAAGTGGTACAGTTTTAATGGTGATTATTATGAAGCAAATAATAAAAATGCTATTGAAATTGGTGAAAAAGATGAAAAAACTGGTGCAGTTACATTAATTTTAAATAGTCATAATATGAATGATTTGAATTATTTTATCTTACAAGGTAAAGTTTCAAATGCCGTTAATATTCAAAATTTGAAGAAATATGATAATTCAGATAATAAAGATAAAACTGTTGATGGAAAAGTTGAAGTAGATAAATTAGTTGAAAATACTGGTGGTAATAAAAAAGGTGTAGATATTTCTTTATACACATATTTACCAATTCCAGTTAGAAGAACAGATGAATATACTACATTTGATGGAGCTACAAGAATTTCTTATAATACATCAGGGGTTGATCCGCAATATTATAAAGACCCATATGTAGTATATCATTATGCTAATAAAAAAACTTCATCTGTAGATAATATTAATTGGATGATGTCTTTTGGAAAAGATACCAGAAGTTCTGCTACTGGAGCAACTAATTTAAAATATTATCCTACACTTGATTCTGACCATAAACTTATTCCACCTTCTATGTTTTTACAAGATAATGGAAAAGAAGTTTCTGTTCTTGGTTTTTCTTTTGGTAGTTCAGGCATCCAATTAGAATGGATTCAACCATTATATATTTATCAGAATGTTTTTTCTTCAAGTTTGTTAAATTCTTGGGATGGAAGTTTGACTTTCGATGAAGAAAATGGTACAATATTATCAACGATGATGGGAGCAGGAAAAAAGGATTCTCAAAATCGTTTTAACGGTGTTTTAATGGGAGATTTATCTCCAGCTTTTGAAACTGAAGAAGGCGTAAAAGCATTATCAGATTATTATAATGGAATTGGACTATATGGTTTTAATGCGGGCCAAAAAAGTTTTGGATTAAATATTAACGGACGTGCATTCTTTGGTAAATCTGGAAAAGGTCAAATTTTAATTGATGGTAACTCAGGTACTATTCAAAGTCAACATTTTTTAGCATCAATGAAAAAATTCTATAATAATGAAGAAGACGAACCTACAGATGTTAAAAAAGCTGGTATGAGAATTGACCTTGACAATGGTATTCTTGAAACATATGGTTTAGATTCTACTGCTATGATTAAAATAGATCCATCTGCGGGTGGAAAAGATGGACAAGAAGGTAACGGAGCTTATTTTGTAGTACGCAGTTCCGCAGGAGATAATTCAGATTCGACAGATGAGTTTGATGAAGATACAGAAAAAATAAACAAAAAAGGTACAGAAATTTTTTATGCAGGTAAGAAAAAATATTTTCTTCAATCTCATAATTATAGAAAGAAAACAATATCTGTACCTGCTGAAAAGAAAGATGCTGAAGATGATGATTTTCCTGAAGAAATAGTTGAGTATGGTAGAGGTATAAATTTTGATTTAATGAAAGGTAAATTAAATGCTTTTAATTTTACTCTTACTGCAACAGATGCTTCTACTGGAGCCTATGTTAAATTAAATAGTGAAAATACAAATAGTGGAAATCCTTATTTTGTAATTCATGGTGTTAAAAAGGATGATTCTGGAAATGTAACTCATGTTAATAATTTATTATATTTTAGTAATAAAATTCAAAGGATGCGTTCTTTAGATTATAATACACATGATGAAACTGGTACGGAAATTAATTTAACAAATGGTAAAATTACTTCTTATGATTTTAATTTAAAAGCTGTTAGAAAAAATCAAGGTATTCAAATGAGTAGTAGTGGAAAGCCATTTTTACTCATTAAAGCCAGAGAAGATCCAGATGATGAAACATCTGCATCAAGAACTTTGGTATATATTACAAATACAAAAAGCGCAGATAATAAAGCTCAATTTTATTTACAATCAAAAAATTATAGTTCTAAAACTGGTTCAGAAGCTGGAGTAAGAATTGATTTAGGTAATAATAAAATTACAGCATATGATTTTAATATTACTGCTTATCACAAATATACTGATAAAGATGGAAAACCTCAAAGATATACATTAAAAATTGATAGTGGTGCAGATCCAATTCCTTTTCAAGTTGGCACAAGATTTAAAGTTCATTGGGACGGAAAGGTAGAAGCTGATTATATAGAAGCTAACAGTGGTAGAATCGCTGGTTGGTATCTTATTAGTCAAACAGGTTTTGAAAGAGGTATATACAGTTATGATCCTACTGATCCAAACGGACATGGAATTCAATTATTAGCTAAAGGTGAAATTAAAGTTGGACATATTACAACCAGTAGTGTAGATTATTATATGGTTTTAGATACTAAAACGCATACTTTTAAAAAACAAAGTGATAGACCTAATAATTTTGATGAATTAGAAAAACAAGGTAATGCTTATGCGGTTTATAAACAAAGTGAGAATGATAAAATAGGTTTTGTTGTAACCAGCTCTGGACAAGTCACTGCCAATGGAGCTCAATTAAATTCAGCTAAAATTTTAAAAGCTACGTTGACAAATTGTAAAATTCAATCTGCTGAAGTAGGAGCTTTAACTGGAGGTTCTATAACTGGAGCTACTATTAATGGTAGTACAATTACTGGTGGAACTATAAAAGGCGGAAATATTGATGGTGGAACTATTAAAGGAGCTAAAATTACTGGTGGTAGTATTGATGTATCAGGAAATATTAAATGTGGAGGACTACAAGTTGGTAGCGATACATTAACAGCTGAAACAATTGAATTTGAACATGTAGGACATAACTCAGGATCATATATATGTTTAAATAGTAGTCAATCATTAACTGCTGATAGCGGAGAAACTGGATCTGGTGGAAGTAGTAGTCCTGGCGTAGGAGGTTGGATTAAAGATTCGACTGGAAAAAATTGCAGTTTTAGTTTATCTATATCAGTACCATCTCATACTCATAGTGTTCCAGCAAGAAGTGTAACAGTTGGTGGATCCTATACATATTTCTTAAGTAGAAAAGTCAAAATGAGAGTATTAGGTTCTAAATGGAGCTCATCAATAATAAGTTAATAGAAAAAAGAAAGGGCAATTATGATTAGAATTTTTACTAATAAAGAAATTTATAATTTTTATTTTTTATTAAATGAAAATTTAATTAATGAAAACATAGTATTACCAATTAAAGTAAATTTTGCGATTCAAAAAAATTTTAATATTTTATTAGAACTAAGTGAAGAAATTGAGAACCTAAAACAAAAAATTTGTATTCAAAATGGAAAATATATTTCAGAGAGCAATTCTTTTCAAATAGATGAAGATAAAATTGAATCAACTCAACAACAGTTAGATGATTTGATGGAAATTAAACAAGAAGTAAAAATCCATACTATTAAATTAGAGGATTTAGAAAATATACAATTAACCTCAAAACAAATGCAAGCATTATTGTTTATGATTGAGGATGAGTAAAAGGAGAATATATTATGGCAACAAAAAATATTACTTTAACAAATTTAGAAATTTATACAACTGCTCAAGCTTTAATGGAGAATATTACAACTGATATGAATCTTCCAGTTAAAGTTGGTTTTTATATTCAGAAGAATATGAAAAAAATGACAGAACTCGCTCAGGAAATTGAGAAGTCTCGTATGGAGATTTTTGATAAGTATGGCGAGAAAGATGAAGAAAATAATCAATATAAGTTTGACAAAAGCGTTCAAGAGCAAGTTCAGAAAGAACTTAATGATTTATTTGATTTGACACAGGATGTTAAAACAAATATGTTAGAGCTTGATTGGTTTGATGATATTGATTTAACTGCAAATCAGATTGCTGCAATTTCCTATATGATTGCAGATGATGATGAGGATGAAGTAGAGGAGTAATAAAAGATGGCTAAATTGTACCCACCAAATATTAATGGGACAATTCCAGCTTTTTGTAATGATAATGGGACTGTTCTTATAACAGTCCCATTTTCTATGAATAAAGCAGTTTCCAAAAGTGAAGTTGGAGGTTTTGCTTTAAAAATAAAAACTGTAAGTGGAGTTGTAAAAGGTGCTATAAAAACTACAAATAGCAGTACATCTTCTTATAATATGGAAGATGATTATAGTGCAACATTTGATGTGAGCTTTTTAGATTTTTCAGTGGGGCAATATTATAAATTTCAACTTGCTTATATAGGAAAAGATGGGATTGTTGGTTATTATTCTACAGTAGGAGTTGCTAAATATACAACAGCTCCCGCAATACAAATTAGTGGACTTAAATTTGGTAGAATTAATTCACATAATTATTTTTATACAGGTGTATATAGTCAAAAAGGCGGAGATACTACAGAAAAATTATATAGTAGTAGGTTTAGACTGTATGATTATGAGAAAAATGTTATTCAAGACACTGGCGAAATAATTCATAATACTTCATTAGATGATTTAAGTTATGAAGCACATGACACTTTCTCTGTGCCACAAGACCTTGAATTAGATAGAACATATTTTTTAAAATATTCAATTAAGTCTGTAAATGGTTTAACCGCAAATACACCTTTTTATAGAATTATGCAACGTCGTTCAGTTAGTCCAGAAATTAAAACTGATTTAGTTGCAACTTTAATGCCAGATGAAGGTTATATTAAAATAACTCTTGATGATAAATATGATTCAGTAGTATCAGGAGCATTTGTAGTATCTCGTTCAAGTAGTTTAAATGGTTATGCTTGGGAAGAGTTTAAACGTTTTGATTTACAAGCTGTGCCACCAGAAAAATGGTCTCTTTTAGATTGTACTATTGAACAAGGCGCAACATATAGATATTCTTTACAACAATATAATTCTAATGGAATTTATTCAGATAGAATTATTTCAAATAGTGTTCCAGTTGACTTTGAAGATATGTTTTTATATGATGGAGAACGTCAACTTAATATTCGTTTTAATCCAAAAGTAGCTACATATAAAAAAGATTTACTTGAGTCAAAAATGGATACGATTGGAAGTAAATATCCTTTTATATCAAGAAATGGAAATGTAGATTACAAAGAATTTTCTATTTCTGGACTTATTTCTTATCAAATGGATAATGTAGAATTATTTATGAAAAAAGAAGAATTAGGTGATTTAAAATCAGAAGATATGAATGCTAATCTGACTAAAGAAAATATAACTGCGGAACGTCTATTTAAAAATAAGGTATTAGATTGGTTAAATAATGGAAAACCGAAAATCTTTCGGTCTCCTGCTGAAGGAAATTATATTGTGCGACTAATGAATGTTTCACTCAGCCCGCAAGATGGATTGAGTAGAATGTTACATACTTTTTCATGTATTGCATATGAAATAGCAGAATTTAATATTACTAATTTAAGACATTATGGATTAGTAGATGCAAATGAGGATACAGCAATGCAGACAAGATGGAAAACAATTATCCTTAGAGACGCAGGCGATGAAACCAAACCTAAACCGCAATTACTTTCTTATCCAGCTTATTCAATTTCATTTACAGAGATGACTCCTGGAAGTAAAGTATATATTGATGGGCAGAGTTTCGTTATTGGTGCTACTGGTTCTTATTATGCAGAATTTCCTGATCGTCCTATTAGAAACGTTCGTTTTGACTGGACTCAAGACATGAATGGTTTATTTACATATAGCTATAAGACAAGATCTATTACTATCTTTGGAACTATTAAAGATGTTCAAATTGTCGATGTTCCAGTTAGACAATTTATTGGAGAAAGATATAAACAACAGAAATTAGTTGATAAATATGGCGAACTTTATACTACTAAAGATATTTTTGAATTAATTAAAGATATTAAAACAGAAGTATTAAATACTTATTCATTAAAACTTCAACGAAGAGACTTACGAGATATATATGTAGATGTTGAATATACTGAACCGCAAGAGGGTGAAGAAGAAAATAAGTTTGTTCCAGATGCTTCACAAAAGTATTATAATGATATGTATTGTACAGGAAATCCTATTGATTTGGCAACATTAGACCCATGGGCAATATATTATATTCGTTATAGAAGAGGACGTGTCGCAAAAAAATTCCCAAATGAAGGCTATTATGTAGAAGCAAATAATGATACATTTGCTCCATATACTGGGTATGCAATAGATGGAGATTTAAAAGACTTCTTCGCTATTGGATATAATACTTTTACTGCTATCGTTGATGATGAAGAGGTTAATGTATTTGATGAAATAATGCCTATTGATGTTCAAGATAGTTCTTTTATAAAAAGTTTAATTATAAATAGAGGGGTTATTGCTTATATTAGTTACTCAAAACAAGATATGAGTTATACTTTTGAAGAAACTGGTAATCAAGACCTTATAAATGCTAAATTAAAATATAAAGATGCTGAATCAAAGCTTTTGGAAGAATATAAGAATCATAATAATACAAGAGATAGTATTGTTCAAGCTAAAGCGGAAAGAGATTTAGCGTATCAAAAATTCTTAATTCTTTTAAATAAAACAATTACAGAGTATAAGGAGGCGAATGGTATTATATCATGAAAGATCCTTTATTAAACAAAGATTTTTTAAAACAACTCGATGAACAAAGTACACGAGAAATTTACGCTAAGGTTATAGCTTTAGATTTTGATGAAAATCCAATAGAGGAGATTACTGGTAGAATAACGCAGGGTTCCATTTCAGTAAATGGAACTTCTGCGGTTCGCCGCACATGCTCCATAGCAATGGTAGCCAGTGAACTTAATATTCATAATTATTATTGGGGATTGAATACGAAATTTGAATTAAAAGTTGGTGTTAAAAATACTATAGATACAATTAATTATCCAGAGATAATTTGGTTTCCAGAAGGACATTATGTAATATCTACTTTTAGTACATCTCAATCTACCAGCTCATATACTATCTCATTACAAGGTAAAGATAAAATGTGTATGTTGAATGGAGATGTTGGTGGCGCAATTACCGCATTATCTGTTGATTTTGGTAAATATGATACAATTGCCGCAGATGGTACAATTACCACAGATGATTATTTAATTAAAGATATTATTCGTGAAGCAGTTCATGAATATGCAAAAGAGCCTTTTAAGAATATTATTATTAATGACCTTGATGATATAGGCATTGAGCTTATGGAATCTCGTCAAAAAGATCCTTTTTATCTTTTAATGAATTTAGATATGGACGTTGTAAATCAACTTTTCTTTTCTCCAACTCAAAGTGGGTTTTATGAATATGATACTATGAAACCAATTAAAAATTTTGAAGATGGTAAATTTAAGTTCGATCAAAGAATTTCTATTGATATGGGAAATAGTATTGAACCTACTTATATTAGAACTAAAAATAGTGATACAAGATATTCTGTTATAAAAGTTCAATATGGGGATGTAGTTGGATATAAACCAACTGATTTAACATATGCGGGCGACCTTATTTTAGATGTTGGAAGCTCTGTAACACAAATGCTTGATAAGTTAGTATCTATGTTAGGAGAATTTGAATATTTTTATAATATTGATGGACAGTTTGTTTTTCAAAAGAAAAAAACTTATGTTCAAACTTCTTGGAATAATATTATGAATAATACAACCAGCGATGTTTATGTAGAGAATGCCGCAAATACATCTTCTACAACATACTATTTTGAAAATGCAAATATAGTAACATCTTTTAGCAATTCTCCAGATTTATCAAATCTTAAAAATGATTTTTCTGTTTGGGGACAAAGAACATCTGCCAGTGGAGCAGAGATACCTGTGCATTTACGATATGCAATAGATAAAAAGCCTTTATACTATAAAACATATGAGGGAGAAGTATTTTTTACAGATAAATATTATACTAAATTAAAAGAAGAAATAAAAAATTTAACCACCGAAGAAGATTATGAAAAACTTGAGAATTATAAGTTTAAATATCCAATACCAGTAGGTTTAACACAACCAGAAAAAACTGTTCAAGGTTGGACTCCTGGATGGTGGGATATTAGAGACTGGCATGATTATTATAAACTTGTTACAGGAATCGAGCCCGCAGGAACAATGAAATGGTATTCTCGAAATGACATATCCGGATGTGTTAAAAGGAGTTCTTTAAATGAATATTGTAAAGCTAATAATTTTAAAACTTTTGACGATGATGAAAAATGTGTTTGGTTAATTGTTATAAAACAAACTGAGGTTGATACTACTCATGGTTCAGGGCAACCAAATCCAGAAGTCTTAAGGGAATGTCAATATTATGAATCATATGATAATGGTAAAGGTAAAATTGTAACAGAGTTGGTTAAACCTCTTATAAAAAAGAAATTTATGTATCCATATGCAGGTTGTTTGGATGATCATACGTTTTTACACTTCTTGAAAGAGAATGTTGAAAATGGAGAAAAAGTATATTTTTATAATCCAAGATTTTATTTTAATGAACATGATATGGGAGATGAATTAACAGAATTAAAAAAAGAGCAATTATCTATTGATAATAAAGATGAAAAATATCATAAAGTTGATTGGCGCGAATTAATTTATCAAATGTCAAAGGATTATAAAAGACATATGCATGATGATGATTTCTATGTAAAGATAAGTCAAAATAATAACAAGTATTATCCTGATGGATATACAGGATATGAACAATATTATACCGACATGGATGGCTTTTGGAGACAGTTATATGATCCATTTTATACAGGTTCATATAAAATTGCTTATACAACTAAAACAAAATATGATGAAAAGCCAGAGTCATATTATTATTATGTGCGTTGTGAACAAAATGTCGCTTATGTTGTAGGTAGACAATATTATACTCAATCATTATCTGGTGAATATACAGCACTTAGTTCTTTAAGTGAAGCGGTATATAAAAAATCTCCAAAAGATTATTATTATATTCATCAATGTAAAAAAGGAGAAAATTACATTCCTAAAAAACAATATTATCAAAAATATGATGATGAATATGATAAAACAACATATTGGAATAATGGAATTAAAGAATCTCCAGAGGCATTAAATTTTTGGTTTGATTTTTTAGATTCTGAGGGTGAATTAAGTCAATATTCCGTTAAGAATGTTGGAACTCGGCCAAAAGCTGAAAATAATTCTGATGTTAAAGCTATCTATTTTAGAGAAACTCCTAATATTATTTATGTAGATGAAAATAGTATTGAGTACACTAAAATAAATATTACAGAAGATATGTTTTATGAAGACGGAGCTTATTATTATATTAGTGATGGCTCTGGTGGTTATACTTTAGCTTTAGACTGGAATCCTAAGCAAACTTATTATATAAGTTCGTTAGATTCACAAAGAGCTTTAAAACCTGGATATAGTTTCCTTCAAATACCTTCTCAATCCAGTAATATTTTTAAATTTAGTTCTCAAGGAAAATCTGCAAAGGATGAATTAGATAATTTATTATATAATTATTCTTACTGCACAGAAACAATTTCAATGACAACATTACCAATTTATTATTTGCAACCAAATACTCGTATATTTGTTAGAGATGATAATAGTGGTATTTGCGGAGAATATATTGTTTCAAGCTTTACTATTCCATTAACTTATAATGGAACAATGAGTATAAATGCAACAAAAGCAGTTGAGAATTTATTTTAAGAGTAAGGGAGATAAAAAATGGCAAATAAAGTTAAACAATTTCGTTTCTACAATGATGCGGAAGCTGGAAAAGGTGATGCAAGTAATAACTCCCCAAAAACTGCGGAAATGGTAAAATTCGTTGATGGCACCATTTTTGCAGATTGCTTTCCTATTTCTCAGTTAGGAATTCAAGCATTGCCTGGAACAAGATTTTTGTTAAATAATGCGCCTGAGACAGATTATATTTTAATTGGACAAACAGGAATTTTTGAGCTTGATTTAAACAATCAAACCGAAATTACAAATATAAAATTTGATGCGGCGTCAATGAAAAAAATTAATGATTTAACAAATGCAGTATTAATTGTAGATCTTATTTATGATGATGGGGAGGACTAATATATGGGATTTTATGGTAATATAACAAATACTACTCGTACACAATTCTCATTTGATGTCACTTATTCAAGTAGATATGAGATGGATACACAAGTTGCTAATGATGGTGTATATGTAGGAAGATATGTATTAGTTGAATATGATAAAGATGTTAAAGGTAGTTTATCTGGTATTCCTCAAGTTTATAAAATTACAACAGATGGATTAAACAAAGATTTTGCTTTATCAATTTCTGCTGATTTCATTGTTAAAGAAAGCGTAGATGAAGAAGGAAATAAAATTAATCCAACTATTATCCAATGTATTGATGAAGATAATAAAGATGCAGAATATAAGGCTAATTTAGTTGAAAAAGGAACTACTCTTTTAGTGCCAGGTAAATTAAATGAAGAAGGAAAGCCTATTTATAATTTAGTTGCAAATAGTGGAACTTATTCAGATCCAAAAGCTAAATTATATGATGAATATTGGATTGCGACTGGAAATGACAATTATACAATTACTATTATGAAAGAAGATGAAAAAGGTAATCCTAAAAAGGAAATTACTACTTTTAAAGGCGCTTTATGGGAGCTTTTAGGAGACTCATCTCAAGATAGTTTTACTCTTAATTTTAATAGAGATAAACAATATTATAATACAAGTAGAGGTTATGATTCAACTGTTTGGCAAAAAGTATTAGATAAAGGCTATGAAAAATATGTAATGGTAGCTGAATTAAATACTGTTGTGCCATCATTTGATCTTGCCGCAGATGCGCCTACTATTGTTCCATTAAGACCTCATTTTGACATAGATAGTACAAATGTATATTATAAGCTTCATTGGCAACCAACTTGGGGACTTAGAGTAAGATCAAGTGAACCAGATACGCAAGTACCTCAATATGATACTGAAGGAAAACCTATATCTGCAACTATTTTATCTTCAGATGGTAGAGTTGAATATCCTTCAGATGAACGAATTCGTTGGACAAGAACGGAATTTGATAAAACTACTAATTCTAAAAAAGTTCTTTATGCTAATTACAATGAAACCGGTGGAATCAGTTGGGTTGAGCAAGCACCGGGCGAAGACCCACCTTCTATTAATGGAGCTGTATATTATAATAAAGATGGCTTTAATCCTGATGTAGTATCTAAAAGTTGGGATAGAAAATATCTAAATCAGCTTGGATTTGCAAGTAGAAGAGATCCACTTACTGACCCAGATGTTCGAACTGATCAAGATTATGGATTTGTTAAGGAGGAAATTTCGGTTTGTCCTACTGGATTAAGTGGTAATACTTATGCGAATCATAATGGTGTTGCTACACCTGAAGTTGATACTCAAGAACTTTCTATTATGTTACCATCTATTGGAGACGCTATTTCAGATGTTTGGGATTTAGTGTATGGTGGTAGAAAAACGAGTATTGATATTCAACAAACTCAAAAAAGAAACAAAGATGTTGAATGGTATGATGCGAGAGCGGTTCAAGATAGAAACGGATTACGTTTAGTTAAAGACGGTTTTACATATAGAACAAATAGTGGTGTCGCAGTAGGCTATCCAAAAAATTATTATAATACAGCTAATGTAAATACTATAGCAGGTTGTATTAACTCTGTCCATGATTTAATGGGTATGATTATTCAGCCATATAATACTTTTAAGGCAATGCAAAATAATATTGATAATAATGATGATGATACAATTTATTTCAATATAGATGATAATAAGTATTATCGTCGTGATATGAAATATACCTATACGCCACTTGCCGCAGACGCTTATAGATATGAACGAATTGATTTATCTGAAGGCGAATTTAAACCAGATTTATATTATGTTAAAAATGGAAGTAAATATGATGTTGCTTCTGGAAAATATAATAAAGATTTAGAATATTATGTAAGAAAGCTTACTGCTTCAGAAGGATATGAGCAAGTAAAGGTTCAGCCTTTCGATGGTAGTAAATATTATTATATAAATAATTTAACAAACGGTGGTAAAGATTTTATTTCAGAACCTACTTATCATAGAGATAAAACTTATTATACTATGGATTCTTCTAAAATTGATGGCACCCGTATGGATTTAGGAGATGATTTTAAAGGCTATACTTATTATCAGTATGTAAATAAGACTAACAATAATGTATTGCATACTCCTTATTATGCTATTGATTGGTCTCTTAATGGTGAAAATTATAATCCAAAAGCAACTTATTATGACATAGAAGAAAATTTTGCTTTAAAAGATGTCGTTTCAGAACCAGAATATACTGATTTATATTTACCAGGTATTTTTTATTATAAAGCTTGGGCAGAAGATAAATATTCTAAAGCATATTGGGATGGACATAGAGATTTTATTGCTTATAATAAAAATGATGATGGCACTTATACCCCTGTTCAAGAGCCTCAAATAGGAGAATACTATTATGAAAAACTTCATACCGCAGGAGAACCATATATTTTAAAATCTGGAGAACAACCTGTAAAAGCTGATTTTGATTATCGTATTGATAATAGCGATTTGGGAACTGGAAATGTTCCAGATAATAAAGGTGAATTAATTGATCATTATATGATTAAAAGAGGAACAAAAGTAACTGAAACTTATACAGAAGTAGACGCTTATCAGCAAATTCAATTTAATGATCCAGATCATCATGTTTCCAGCAGTTATACATGGGATGCATCAAAAAATGGACCGGCTTGGGTTTTTGATAAAAGTGTTGGAGATTATATAAGAAATACATTACCTTTTGATCCTGAAAAGAATAAACAGAATTTATATTTTGTTCAACAGAAAAAATATATATATGTATATACAGGCGGTACAATAGACGAGGATAAACCTCTTCATTTATTACCATATGCAAGAAAAGATATAAGCTATAAAGATCCTCGAACAGGAAAAGTAGTTAAGAATTTTGAAATAAATTTCGCAGATATACAAAATGGAAATCCTTGGTTTGTAAAATCAACTATAAATGACCCTGAACTTGGAATATATACAATTTATATTCCAGTTACAGCAACATCTATTAGACGACAGTTAGTAGATTATTATACAAATCCTCTTAGAGATGAAAAAGATCGTTTGCAATATTATCAACTAAATAAAAAGACAATTAGTAAATTTTATAGTCCAGATTTATATTATTATAAAGTTGGACAAAAATTAGACAGCGAGAAAAAGGGTAGTTATATCCTTGAAACTAATAAGAGATTAAGAGTTAATAATGTAAGTGATTATAGTTTAGCTCATTTAACAATTACAGCCGATGATTATCATAAAGTTAATGAACATGATACAGCGACTAATAAGAGAATTTATTTCTATTATCCAAACTATTTTTATCGTAAAGATGGCGATGAATATGTTTTAGCTCAAGAAAAGACAATGAATCCAAATGAAACTTATTATGTAATTAAGAATTTCTACATTGATTCAGATAGTATGAATATTATGCCACATGGTCAACAGTGGAATAATAAGATTAAACATATCCCACCTTCAGTTTCTTTAGCGACAAGAGAAGTTGGATTTACATATTATGAATTAGTAGATTTTGCTCGTAAATTAAATACTATTCATGGTATGATTCTAAAAATGAATCAAATAATTGATTCTGAGGATACCGACACCAGAGATTTACAAACAATTCAAGGTGCTTTAAATACCTTTAATGATTGGATTTCTCACTTAGGAAAATTAGATTCTCAAGATATTGTCATTGTAGATAATTATGGTCGTTTGACAAGCGCTCCCGCAAATGTTACTCAAACTGATGAAGGAGTTAATCATACTCCTGGAACAAAACATGATGTAACGGGAATTGCATCAGATGTATTCCCAATGGCAGAAAACCTTACTGCGGACGGCGGTTTTAAAAATCAATGGTTAACTGTTAATGTAGATGGTAAACCAACTAAGCCAATTGTTTCATTAAGACATAATTATCAGCCAGTAAGAGATACTACTTCTAATTCTGATATGAATAATCCTAAAAAGGATACTATGATATTATATACTCCAATAGTAGATCCTAAAGGACACGTTGTAGGTCATAATGATCATACAATTACATTACCTTATGGATTTAAAACTATTACCACTAATGGTAGAAGTGGAACTGCATCAGGAGATAACACTGGTAATCCAAGTACTTCAAATGTAGTTGCAGATAATACTCAAGATACTCTTGGAATTAATTCTGGTAATAAATGGATTAGAATTGATACAAATGCAAGTACAGATACAATTACTATTAGTCATGATATTCATACTCCAACAGTAAGTGCCAAGAGTCAAACTGACTTAAATAATCCTGCAACAGATAGTATTACTATTCAAGATACAACTTATGATAATGCGGGCCATATGACCGCAAATCAAGACCATAAATATATCTTACCTTATGGATTTAAGTATATTACAACAAATGGTCGTGTATCAAATAATAATACAGAAAATCTTGCGGCGCAAGGTCAAATTGCTGCTGATAATACTCAAGATACATTAGGTATTAATTCTGGAGATGAGTGGATTCGTATTGTAACAAATCCAGATTCAGATGTACTTACAATTAGTCATGATGCTAAGAATACCAGTTCTGTAGATGGCGGAAATATTAGTTTGAGTAATGAAGAAAATGGAACAACATTTTCAATTACTTTATATGATTTTGATAGTAAAAATCATTTTAGTAAAAAGACAACTACAAAATATACTCTACCAAATAGTTATGGTAAAATTGCGGCAGATGTAGGAACAACTACAGAAGCTTCATGTACACATGATACATTTACTTTAAGTGGAGATAGTTGGATTAAAACAACTGTTAGTAAAGATAAGGTTAGCTTTGCTCATCAAGCTCCGCAGACAAGTAATTTAAGTTCTACTGTTGAAGATACTAATAAAACTCCTGCATTGGGCGGAACATTTAGTATTCCTAAGATTTCATATGATTCAAAAGGTCATGTATCAAGTAAAACAAGTTATACAATTACATTACCTTCATTGAGTTTATCTGGAACTAAAGGTAGCACAGATAATGTAATGACTAATTTAACATATTCTAAAAATGGAGATACATTTACTGCTACTTTTGGAAAGATCGGAGATTTAGCTTTAACTGGTTATTCAACTCCAACTTCAATAACAACTGATATTGCACCAACAGATAGTTTAAATATTGGTCTTGGTAAATTAAGATATTATATTACTAAAGAAGTTGAAGATAGAGGGTCAGCTATTACTAAAGAAGTAACAGATAGAAATAATGCTATTACTGCAGCTATTGATGATTTAGATTATACAGATTTAGAATCTGATGAAAAATATGTATCAAGAGTTGATGAATCTGCTGGTGTAATAAATGTGACACATAAAAATTTCCCAGTTGCGACAGTAGATAAAAAAGGTTTAGTTCAAATAGTAACTGATCAAAATGCAGCAGAAAGATATGAAGATTATCAAGTTCCTTGTATGGAATTAATAGATGATTTATGGGGACAATTAGATTCTTTAACATCTATAACTAATTCAATTAATTATAAAGCAATGGTTAAAAACGCTTCTACTGGTGAAATTACTCAGGAAGATAAACAGATAACTTTTATTGAATTTGTAAATAGAATAAGCTTAATCGAAAAACTTTTAGTAAATACTACTAATAAAACTTTAGATGATCCAAGCTTAGCGACTTCTTAATTTTTAAATATCCTGGTCTATTTACCATAATAGGCCAGGATTATTTAATTTATAAATATATATTTTGATTATTTATAGGAGAAAATGAAAAGGAGGTAAATGTTTTGGCTTCTTATACAACAACACCTGGCAATTATGTAAAATTTTTGCGTGGTACTCCAACAGCCTGGGCAAAGATTCCAGATTCAGATAAAGATAAAGATACCCTGTATTTTATATCTGAAACAAATGGAAGAACAGGCCAATTATACTTAGGACCTAAATTAATTATTGGTGAAATTTCCAATATTAACAATATCGGCGATTTACAAGATGTTCTTATCTCAGAAGATATTACCACTAATAATATATTAATCTATGATGATAAACAAAAAAAATGGATTAATAAACCTATTTTTGAGGTTTTAAGTCAAATTGTTACAATAATGGTTGGAGCAAAAGATGACTCCAATGGTTTATCTGGTTTAGTACCACCTCCAAAAGCAGGAGATAATAAGTTATATTTACGTGGTGACGCAACGTGGGCTAATCCTACTGCCGCAGTTGAGCTTGTTTTAGATACTCTTGTTGGTAAAGATACAGGAAAATCAATTCGAGAAATCTCTAAAGAAGAGGTTTTAAAAGTAGTTGATGGTGCTTCAGAAAAATTCGATACATTAAAAGAGATTGAAACATGGATCGAAAATAATCATAATGCTTCCGATATCATAAAACTTGATAACCGAGTTACTAAACTTGAAGGTACTGTTGGCGATTCTACCAAAGGATTAGTTAAAGACGTTACTGATTTAAAAACATTCTCAGAAAAAGTAAATACAACTTTATATGGTGATGAAACTGGCACAAATCAAGGTCTTGTAAAAACCGTTAGTAGTTTACAAAGTGAGATGGTTGAAGTATCTAATAAAGTAAATATTCTTGACGGTAGATTAAAATGGCAAGACATTAATGAAACTGAATAAAAAAAAGGAGGGCAATAATAAATGGCTAATGTTTTAAAGGACGCTAAAGTTGGCTTTCTAACCGGTGCTCAGAGTTCTATTGATACCATGTTATCTAAAGGCGCCAATGCCGGAGCTAAACATGGTTATTTTTATTTAACAAAAGATTCACATAGATTATATGTTGGTAATAGTGATGGAAGTATTTCCGCTGTAAACGAAGGTGTGCAAACTGTTACTTATTTAGGCGATTTGCCAACACTTCAAACTGCTGCTGACAAAGTAGCTTATACAGGACGTTTCTTCTATGTTCAGTATAAGGAATCTACCGCAGGTCAAGTAGATAGTAATATTGCTAATATTCTTTGTGTATATAATGGTAGCGCATGGGTACAAATTAATGCCAATACTGATACTCATATTAATTCTAATACTTATACAGCTTCTACCAGTGGAGCTACTGCAACTATTACAAATGCGATTGGTAGTACAGATGGTGGTAGTGTTACTGGTAAATTTGAGATTGTTACTGCGGGTGGATTAAAAATTGCTAAGACCGCAGGTGCAACAAATAGTATTACACTTACTGGTGATAAATTCACTTTAGCTGCTGGAGATGGCGCAGCCGGTGAAGTTAAACTTAATTTAACTTCTGCTAATGGTCAAGCTGGTAGTTCAGTTACTTTAAAGGCAGACCCAAATACAACTGTTCTTACAAGAAAAGATAATGTAATCACTCTTTCTGGTAGAGTTAATGCTTCTTTAGCTATTGCTAATGCCGCAACTGGACAAACTGGTTTTACTGTAACAGTAAAAGATAATCAAGGTAAAACTGTAACTGGTTCTTATGATCCAGTTATTAAATATGGTAGTAAAGCTCAAAGTTCTACTAAATTAGTTGATGGCGTATTTAATATCAACGCATATAATAAAGAAGAAATTGACCAATTAATGAGAGACCTTAATGCGATGGAATATCGTGGTACTGTTGGAGCAAATGGTACTGCTGCTACCGCATGGGCAGAGCTTCTTAAATTACCTCAAAAAATTGGTTATACATATTTATTTAGTTCACCGATTACTGTAAATAGTGCTGAACATACAGCAGGTACTTTAGCTATCGCTCGTGGTACTGAATATACAGCTGCTGATTTAGCTGCAGGTACAATCACAAAGGCTGACTTAGTTGGTACTATCAATCCAGCAACTCTTACATGGGATTTTGTAGAAAGTACAAATGATACTGATACAACTTATAAGTTATATACAGCTGCTACAGGAGTTGGTTTTAAATTACGAGATTCCTCAGGTGGTAATAAAGGTCAAATTAAATATGCTGGTGCAGGTGGATTAACAGTATCTCAATCTCTTCAGGGTGGAGTAGACATTTCTCAAGACAAATCAGCTGAGAATGTAATCACAATTACTCATAACACTGTTACCAGAACTGATACTAATACTAATCCAGATAAAATTAAATTAAGTTCTCAAACTCCTGCGACACATTTGAATGATACTATTACTATTCCAGTAATAACAGGTATTAAGACAAATGCTCAGGGACATGTAACAGGTGTAAATACTGTTAATTATGAACTTAATGATACTGCTACTGTAATTACAGGAGTAACCAGTTCTGCAAGTGCTAATGCAGATGGCTCTGTTGCTTTAAAGACTAAAGTTACTGCTACTTCTTCAAGTGGTAAAGACATGGTTCAAAACGGAACTGCTACAGCAACTATCAAGTCAAGTTCTTTAACTCTTGGAGCAAGTGGATCTTCAGTGTCAATTGATATGACTTGGGGCGAGTTCTGATAATTTTAATTTTCTATTTTTTATTCTAAATAGAGAGAATTATAGGGGTTAAAAAGAGAAATTCTCTTTTTAATCCCTTTATTTTTTTAAATATATATGAGATAGAAAGGAGATACCGCATAATGGCAAATGCAAGATTTAGACCAGTTCGTGGTTTAGAAGAAAAAATTCTTCAAGGTAAATACCAAGAAGGTTTCGTTTATTTTGCAACCGATACTGGAAACATTTTCATTGATGCTCAGGGAATTGCGAGAATCCCTATGGGCGGTCGCGGTGCCGCAATTATTTATGCAAAAGCTACTTTCGTTCAAAACTCCGGAGATGACTATTATACATTCTATATGGATGAACTTGAAAATCCAGATGATAAATTAAAAATTGGAGATTTAGTCATTAATAATGATGGAAGTTTTTACAAAGTTGTAGATATTGATGAAATAACAAGAGCTGTTACTTGTGCAAGAATCGCTGTCAGTGGAACTGGTGGAGGCGGTGAAGGTGGTGGTGGAACTACTTCTACTAAAAAAAGAGGTCGTTTAACTGTCACAGGTGTAACAGAAGCAGATTTATTAAACGGTGATAAATGTAAAATCCAAATTTTAGTAACATCTGCAACAGAAGATGGTAGTCCTGTTGACCCAGGAAAAGATGCAATGAAAGTTACAATTCAATTTTTTGCAGATAATGGTGCTGTACCATTTTACACCGATACAAAAAAGGTAACTCATGCTGAACCTATCATTTATGATGCCACTGAATTTATTCGTCAATCTACTGAAAATAAAATCGTATTTACAGTAGAAGGTAGTAAAGATAATATTTTCTACAATAGTGGTACTGCAACTTATTTCGTTACCACTCATGAACTTTCTATAGATTGGATTGACAGCCAATTTAGTGCTAATAAGTTCTTTAGTACTGAAATTCCTGTAGCTGTTAACTTTGCAACTGGCGCAGATCGTATTCTTGACGTTTACTTTGATGATTTCTTAGTATATACTCAAACATATAATACTGCAAACACTACTGCAAATGCAACACCAGTTATTACAAAAAATTCAGTTATTTATGATAAAAATACAAATAATTCCACAGGTATAGCACTTGGTGATAATTATAACCATGGTCGCCATATAATTAAAGCTCAGTTAAGTTTGGCTAAATCAAATGGTTCTCGTGGTAGTGCGACTCCTATGATTTCAAAAGAAATTGGTTTGTATGTAAATGAAGGTCAACCTTTAATTTGGTTTGGAGCAATGCAATCAACTTATTATGAATTTGATAACCCAATTGTTCCAATTAAAGTATATGATCCTAATAATACTGGTGATATCGCAATTTATTTATTTATTGATGGTACAGATGCACTCGATGGTTCATACTATACCGCAAGAAATGATGATAATTCATTTACCTATTGGACATTGACTAATTTAGTAGCTGGTCAAAATACAACTTATCAAGTTCGTATTGGTCAAGATGATACTGAAACATGGGCTACAGTTCCAGATTTTACTGTATTAAAAGATCCTCGTAATATGGGTATTGCTACTACTGGATTAAAAGTTAATGTTGATTCAAGAGGTCGTTCAAACTCTGAATCTGCTAAGAAACGTTCTGTATTAGATATAGGAGATGAACATGCAGTATTTAAAGATTTCAACTGGTATAATAACGGTTGGATTATGGATGATACTAATACTACTTGTTTAAGAATTAGTAATGGAGCTTCTGTTAATTTCCCTATTGGAGTTAGCACTTTTGCAGGAGAAGAAAATCCTTCAAAAACTATTGAATTAAGATTAAAAGTTCGTAACGTACAAAGTTATGAAAAATTAATTACTACATATACTCGTTATACAGTAATTGATGATGTTGCTCCAGAAATTAAGAGTTGGACTGATGATGAACTTTTCAAACAATTCTTGGATCAAAGAACCGCAGTTGGTGGTTATACTAACTACGATGCTTTCTTATCTGTAAAATTGCCTCAATTAAAAGAGCAAGGACAGAATGTTCCTTCTTATGATGAATTGCTTTACAAAGGTTTATATCGTGATTACAACTTAACAGCAGCCGCAGTAAAATATATCGAAGATGGAATTGATGATAGCGCAATTTCTAAAACTTCTGCGATCTGTCTTGGAGCGCAAGATGGTTACTTTACTAATGGTATTAATGCAGTAACTATTGACTTCGTAGAAGATAAAATGCTTAATATTACTATTGTTTATAACAACGGTAATGCACAAGATTCAACAGGTGAAAACCGTTTAATGAAAGTTTACTTAAATGGTATGCTTACCAGCGTAGCTCGTTCTACTGCAACAAGTGAATGGTCAATTAATAATAAGAATCTTGTTATTAATTCTTCTAACTGTGATATTGACCTTTATAAATTTAGAGTTTATAACAGAGCTTTAGGTTTAACTGAAATATTGAAAAATGTTGCATATGATAATACTGACACAACTGCTTGGGATTTAGCTGAAATGTCTATACCTAATAAATCTACCGATGAAGAATATCAATTCTCTTACGATAAGATGATTAAGTATAATAAAGAGCATCCAAGAACAGAAAATATTATGCCATATATTATCTTTACAACAGACCAAGATGATACTTTGTCAAAAGGTAATCTTCCTTGGAGAAAAGATACACCTATTACTGCTGATATGGAGTTCATTAATACTGGACTTGAAAGAGCATATTCAATGGGTAATTTATCCGCTGAAGCTACTGCCGCAGGTCAAGAACTTGAAGATTATTACCTGCATCATTGTCCATCATTTACAGCTAAAAATGTTGCGTTAAGTGTACAAGGAACATCTTCTGAGTTCTATCCACGTCGTAACTATAAAGCTAAAACTAAGATTAAAGTTGATGATTTGGACGCAGATGGAAAGAAACAATACGATAAATATGGTGATGTAATTAAGAAAAATGAGTATGCAATGGTTGCTCATAAAGGACCTTTTGCCGCAGATTATGAACTTGGTAAAAAGAAGAAACTTAAATATTTCTATTATGACAACAATACTGTTGGATGTAATAAATTTACTTTAAAAGTAGACTTCATGGAATCTTCTGGTTCTTATAATATGGGTCTTGCTAACTTAGTAAATTATGCTTATTCACATCATCCTCTTGAAGATTATAATGGTTCTAATGCATTTTGTCAGCTTGATGCAACAAAGAGTGAACAAAAAGCTATTGCTAATGAAGCTGGTAACTATAAAGCAGGAACAGTTTATTACTATTATAATCATAAAGGGAATCTTAAAAATACTAAAGATGATGAATTAAAGATGCTATCATCTGCGGAAGATTTCGCTTTAGGACCTCGTGGATTAGCTCAACGTGAAGGAGTATCTAAAGTTCTTGGTGGAATTGGAGAAATACCTTCTTATTCAGCTGATGCTCAAGGTAGCGCAATTAAAGATAAATTAGCTGAATGCACAAATGTTTGGTACGAATATGTACCTGGATATAAGACTGCAAAAGTTGATCATTTAAGCGATTATAGAACATCTGTTCAAGGTTTCCCAACTTTAGCATTCTGGCAAACAAAAGCAATGAAAGAAGCTGGTACAGAACCTTTATTCATTGGTCGTTATAATATGCTTCTTGATAAAGGTGCGGCTGAAGCTTATGGATTCGCTGATCTTGGCATGAAACAAGCTTATGTTGACCATAAGAGCACTGATGATGTTGCAGAATGTTGGGAATTTGAAAATAACTCTCGTGGATTCTGTTCATTCAGAGATCCATGGAACAGACATACATTATCTTTTAAAGCTCCTGATAATGCTGATAATAAATATACTGTAGCTAAGGCGCCAGTAGTAGCCGATTCTTTTGAATATAGATATAATGCACTTGATGATTATATTGATTATTTAGTTAATTTGGAAAACTCTTCAAGTAACTCTAAAACTGTTAAAAAATTACAAGATAAATTAGGAATTGATATTGCTAATAATCTTGACGAAGGTAGAAATAAATTACTTGAAATTTATGGAAACTGGGAAAAAGCAGTTGCATGGGTATGGAGTACAGCAACAGATGCTTTAATTGATGTTAATAACGATCCAAAGAATCCTCTGTTAAAAGAAGTTCCAAGCTTAAATACTTATGTAGAAGTTGATTTAGGCGAAAAAATCTTTGAAGCAGGCATTTTCTATTTTGAAAGTACTGAAACAGGACAAAAGGTTAAAGCGCAAGTATATAATAAAGATGTAACTTATTATGAACTTCAAGCTGATGGAGAATATCGTAAGATTTTATTAACCGATGATCCTGAATTAGTCTACAAAAAGAATAAATTCTATACTAAGAATAGTTCTGGTAACTATTTATTAGCAGAAGAAGGTTTTGTAGAGACTGAAACATATTATAAGGCAGTTAATAATGAAAGTAGTATTGAAGAGTTCTGGAAATTACCAGCTCCTGTTCAATATGGTAATACAACTTATAATTATGATACAAAAGAATATCGTTTAGCTAAATTTAAAAATGAATTAACAGATCATTTTAATCTTGAATATTTAGCAACATATTTCGTTATCACTGAAGTTCTTGAATGTTATGACTCTCGTGGTAAAAACTGTATGATGGCATCTTGGGGACCACAGAAGAAAGGCGGAGACTATATTTGGTATCCAATTTTCTATGATATGGATACTCAATTAGGTATTAACAATACTGGTATTCCATCATTTGAATATAACATTGATGCAACCGACGATGGAACATTCTCAACAAATGATAGTGTTCTTTGGAATAATTTCTACTCATTGTTCTTAGGAATTATTAAAGATAAATATGAACAATTAACTGGTGTACCAAGTAGTAACTTTGGTACTTTAAAGAAACCACCGTTTACCTCTATAGATGTTATTGAGAATATTTATAAATGTGATCCAAACTTTACTAAGAGTCATTCAATGGAAGGTTTAAGACCTCTCTTAGCAATGAATCTTGATGAACATTATAAATACATTTCAATTACAAATCCAAAAGTAGGATACCTTGGTTCTGGTACAACTCCAGAGTTATTAAAAGATACCAGTGACACATATTTCTACGCTTTACAAGGAGATAGAAGTATGTCACGTGAGCAGTTCTTAACTAACCGTTTCAATTACATTGATTCTTGGTTATCAGTTGGTAACTACAAACGTGGCGGACAAAACAGAATTCGTTCTCGTATTTCCGCAAACAGTCCTGCAAGTACATCAGATAAATGGATTGAAGGTACTGCGACAAATGGTGCAGAAGGTATTATTACCAATGAACCATATTATGATCCAGTCACAGGTAAGAAGAAGCATATGTTCGATGGTGAATATTGGTTATCAATGACACCTGTTCGTAAAATGTATGTTACTGTTGGAACAGATACCGCAAACTTTGATTCTATGAAATATACTGGAACCCCAGTTAAATTTACTACTCCAGACCTTGAAAATGGTATTCGTAAATCTGGTAACTATAAAGAGCAGTTGTACTATATTTATGGTTTGGACCAAATGAAATCACTTGGTGATTTAAGTAAACTTTACTTCCAAGAGTTCGAGTTATCTGGTAATGCAACTAAGATTACAGATTTAAAACTTGGATATGATGGAGTAGATGAAGAAAATAATCACTATAAAAACGCAAATGTAAACAAATGGACTATTACCGGTTCAAGTGGATTACCACTTGTTAAAGAAATCAATTTAAGCTATATTACCTTTAAAGATAATAATGTAACATTTGATTTATCTGCAAGTGAAAAACTACAGAACTTTAGAGATACTGGTTCAAACATTACTCAGGTTACTTTTGCTGATGGTGTTGCACTTGATACATTGCATTTAAGCGCTTCAACCGCAGCTTTAAAATTAACTGAAGCAAGATTATTAACTGATCTGATTGAAACTTATAAAGTTCCAGAAGAAAAAGATAAGAATAATCCAAGCGGAGATTTAGTAGCTCAAAAAGGACTTTATATCGAAGGATTAACTGATAAAGAAGTTGGAAAAGGAACATCTAATCTAACAACTTTAAATATCATAGGTGGAGGCTTAGGATATAACAGTTATAAATTATTAAATAAATTCTATGCGGCAACCGCTTCTTTAGGTGCGCAGAGAAAGATTAATATGGCTGACGTTCAATGGAGTCCATACGTATTAGTAGATGACCCAGAAGCTACTTTCAGTGCAAGCTCTCAATACTTTAGAGATGATGGTCACTTTGGATTAATTGCTTTCACAGCAGAAGATTATAAACAACATCCTGGAGACTGGATTCAATATATCAACAATAGTCAGATGTACGAGTATGATAGCACTATGAAGACTGTTGATATTACAGATACTAAATTACTTGAGAATTTAATCTCTAATGTAAGTTTCGTTGGTGTTTCCAGTGGAACAAAAGTTCCTACAATTTCTGGTTACATTTACATTAATAATGAAACCGCAGTTGAAGAAAGCGCAATTCAAGACTTGTTAGTTAAGAATTATCCTAATTTAACATTCTTCTTTAAGAAAGTTACTAAAGGTTTTGCGGCACGTTTCGTAATTCAAGATAAAACAATTGATTCCTTAACTGGAGTTGCTACAACAACAGAGACCTTAATTGGTACAGATAAGATTGGTTTACATGAATTTGAAACAAATCCAAAAGTTTTCTTCACAAATCCAAAAGACAGAACTGAATCCTCTTTCAGTGAGACAAGAATTAATGCATTAAAGCCTTCTCAAGACTTTATTGGATGGTCTACAACTCCTGATAGAACTGGATTAATTGAGTCTTATGATACAAACTGGGTTACTTTATTAGGTAATACTGCAATCCATAATTGGGGAACTCAACAATTATTAGCTGATCAAACTGATTATACATTCTATGCTGTATTCGAAGACCACCATTGGGATGTAAGATTCTATCTTGTAAACGATGATGGTTCTGAGAGAGAGATTGAAAATACTTATGGAAATAAGATTGGATATTCTGTTGTTCATGGAAGCGCATTACATGATCCAAATTATCTTGTTCAAAATCCAAAAGAAGATAGTCTTCCTATTACAAGTAAGTATAGATTCTTAGGATATACAAGAAGAATTTCTGGTGAAAATAATGTATATGGTTCCGCAACTTTAGCTCCTGTTGTAGATTTAACAACAATTAAAGCTACTCAAAACTTAAAGTTCTATGCGGCCTTCAGCGTTGAAAACGTTTATGATAATCCTACTGATGATAAGTATTTTGAATTTAATTGGCAAACAGACCAAACTTATTCTATACGTGTTAAACCTGGTGTTTCTTTAACAGGTAAAATTACTATTCCAAAACAGTATGATGATAAGGTTCATGGCAAAGCAGATATTAGTATAATTCAAGAATTTGCTAATCAGACAGGAATAACTCATGTATTCTTCTATGAAGATGCTCCTTTGAAATATATTAAAGAAAATGCATTCCAGAACTGTTCTCAAATGAAATATTGCTATCTTCCAAATAACTTAATTGAAATTGGAACTATGGCATTTAGAATGTGTGCAAACCTTATTTGGACTGGTTTACCAGACAAGTTGGAAAAGATTGGTAATTTTGCATTCAACCAGGCTCTTGCTGATGCTCCTTCTGGAGACTTCACAATTATCATTCCTCCAAGCGTTAAAACAATTGGAGATTCAGCTTTCATGTATATCATGTGTACGTCTACGTTGAAGTTTTTATACATCGGTACTGAAACTGAAAACAGTAAATTGACTTCTATTCAAGAGAATTCTTTTGCACAGAATGGTGAAGCTATTATTACTGATCCAGAAGCTAAAGCATTCATTTATGGTGCTTCTGAACAAATGAAACCACTGATTAAAAAATCTTTGGCTAAAATGTATGCAGACCCTGAAACAATGATTGAATTCAAATAAGGAGGATTCTAAAAGATGACTAAAACTGTTTTGTATACCTATTTAGGTACTAATGGAACAATTACAAGTACAGTTCATCTTGAAGATATTTACTATATTCGTAAATATAGATTAGTAGCAGATGCAAGAAAAAGTCTTACCAAAGATGGTAAGACTTTTGTCCAAAGTGTTACTATTCCAGAGGATGAACTGGATGAATGGCGAGAAGTTGGCCAAAAATAATTATAAATGAATCTCTTTCTTTCATATCTTTTGAAAGAAAAAGTAAAGAGGAAAGAAGTAGTTTTTTCTTTCCTCTTTTTAAAATTCTAAGAAAGGATTGGGATAAAATAGATGATTACCTATGTAAATAGTCAGAATAGTGCAAGATATAATCGTCTTTTCTCAAAAGCTACAAAAGCTTTAAGTGATGCTGGCGAGTTAAAACTTACATACGTAGAAGTTCCTTTGGAAGAAAGCCAATTCGGAGAAGGAATGTATTTTGTAAAAACAAAAGACGGTCAATATGTCCAAGCAACTAATGCGTTTGACCCAACAGAAACATACTATGAACCAAGTAATGGTATTACATCTCTTGCTGAGTATTTTGGTAGTATCGTTGAGTTAGCTGAAATTGATAAAATCTATACAGTTCTTCCATTAGATGAAGATGTATTTGAAATTGATGCTAATACAAGAGAAATTTCTGTTCCTCAAACATTTGCTAAAAATGGTGTATCCGTACAAGGTGACCATATTTCAGAAATTGTTTATTTCTTAGTAGATCGTTTTTATGATAACCAAGATTTAGATAACTGTAATGTTTATATTGAATGGCAATTAAGTCAAAAGGATGAAAATGGTAATACTATCCAAGGTATTTCCGCACCTTATATTGCTGATGTAACAAGTAATCCTGGTAAGATTTTAATTGGATGGTGTTTAAATAACGACATCACTAAATATGCTGGTAACGTACAGTTCGCAGTTAGATTCTATATCCAAGATGAAGTTACTAACATGCTTACCTATTCTTTATCAACAAAGACCGCAACTGTAGCTATTAAATCTACATTAGATTTCAACATTCCGCAGATGATGCTTGATGGTGAAAATGTATTTGATGAAGATGATAAGAAAGTTCTTGAAAGATTAGTAGATTCTACTGCTACTGGAGATACTACAAAGGCTATGCCTCCTGTATTTATCGAGAATCTTGCAGAGACAGTATCTTTCGCTACAGAAGTTGGTTATACTATGCAGCAAGTTGAAGCAATTTCCCCAGATGGTGGTACTTTATCTTATGTATGGAGAATGTATGATATTGATACAAATGAATACATTGGTCTATTAACTGCTCAAAATATTTATGTTCAGACTACTGATACTGCTCAGAGTAATACTAAATATTATTATAAATCTACTGCTACAGAAGATGGAGTTCCAGCTTATGAATTAATGACAGAAGAAGAATTAAGAGCTGTAGATTGGGCTACTCCAACAGGCGTTCTTGAAAGAAAATCTCAAGTTAAGATTACTGCTACTGGACGTTATGTAGCTGTTGCAACAAACCGTGTAGGAAAGAGCCGTGAAAGCACATTAAGTGTTATTTGTCAAATCTTCCACCCAAGCGAAGTTACTATCGTTAAAGACATTGATGAATCTTTAGTTCTTAAAGAAGCTGAAGAGTTTAAAGGCGTTTTAACAACTCAAACTGGTAAGAGTGATAGTGGTGTTATTACATATCAATGGTATAAGATTAAACCAGAGAATGTAAAAAATGCTTTTGACGATGAAGGTAAACTAAAGAAAGTTCAAACTAAACACTATGATAATAAAGATAAACCAAATCTTGTTACAAGTGTTGAGATTAATGCTCCTTGGGAGAAAATTGCGGACGCTGTTAATCCAATTTATACAATTGTAGGTTCCAATGATGCAACTGATAAAGCTGGAGCAGTTGGAGATGGATATTATGCAGTAGTTGCTACTAATAGTATCAATAATGAAACTTCAACTGAAGAGACAAGAAATTGTCGTGTAACTCATACTGCAAGTCCTGTTACTATTGAAATCTCAAGTTTCGATGGACATGGAGATCCAGTAGTAGATACTCCTAAAAAGACTGAATTAAAAGTTGATTATGCTATCGCTCACAGTTATGGATTGAAAGTTGATTATTCATTAGCTAAAGAACGTGGCGAAGGTCTTATGAGAACTGATGCTGATACTGTTACATATCAATGGTATAAATACTATAAAGGTACAAACAGTAACATTGATGAAGATGTTCAAGATGCGGCACTTGGAAATTATAACTTTGATGGTGATGTTCCTATTGAGGGAGAAACTCAGCCAATCTTTAAACCAAAAGATAATGAAGCTGGATATTACTATTGTATGGTTAGAAATACATATAACGGAACAACCGCAGATAGATGTTCTAAGTTCTTCTTAGTAGTTTCTATTCAAGATTAATAAAACAGTTAAGGAGGGTTAAGCATGGTTACTAATATGCAGGAATATTATGATTTACTCTATCGTATTCAAGATCAAAATAAGCCGAGCTTAGCTGTTTTAATTCCATCTACAGAAACAATCTACGATGTTGATTTGTCTACAAGAACAATTAAAGGGCCAGCCTCTCTTGGTGTAGAGGCTGACCACCGTTCTGAAATTATCTATTTTAAATTAAATAGATATTATGATCATATGGATTTAATTAATACAACTTGTTTAATTCAATATGAAAATGCGGAAGGAAAATCTGGACTTTATGTAGTTCCTTTTTATGATGCAGATACTTTTATTGATGAAGATAAGTTGCTAATTCCATGGTGTATTAGTGGACGAGTAGCTGCGGCCGCAGGTAAAGTAAAATATTCAATTCGATTTTACAGTATAGATAGTAGTAAATCTGAATTAACTTATAATTTAAGTACAATCGAAACTACGACTGAGATTAAACAAAGTTTAGTAGTAGATATTAACTTAGATGAAGAAGGCGATAATGACAGAGTACAGAGAATTCTTGATACTAAAGAATATACTGTAACTGAACAATTAATCGCACGAATTGATCAAATTAATAAGCAAATGGATATATTTTGGCAAGACGCTTATTAAAGATATAGGGGGATAAGACATTTTGTCTTATCCCCTTATTTTTGTTTAATAGGCCAAATTATAATAATATTTTTGGTCAAGTTTTTATATATCATAGAATGAAATTGACTTAACGTCGTTTTTATGATATAATTAACTCAGAGAGAAAGGAGGATTTTCCTTTTGGCAAATTATGTTAAATTTAAACAAGGTTTAAAAAAGGACTTTAATACAACAAATCAGCCATTAACAAATGGTATGATTTATTTTGTTATAGATGAAAATAATAATGGTTCTATATACTATGATACTATTGTTGATGGCAAACAAGCTACTAAAAAAGGAGCAGTTCATAGAGTGAAATTTTCTGGTTTACCAATTAAAATAACTGGTTCTGTAATAGGAACGGGTGTTATTTCTAAAGATGGTGAATCTATTGAAATAAATACATCAACTAATCACTCTCATGGATTAGCGCATCAAGATTTTACTGTAACTTTATCAAATGATGATACTAATTTAAAATGGACAAGATTAGGAAATCAAAATGGGGAAGGCTTTTGGTTAAAATCTATTAAAGGAGATGTTAAAGCTCCAGCTTGGTTCCAACCTAATTATGGTGCTGGTATTGCTTTTGGTGGCGGTAGTACAAAGGGTATTATATCTGTCAAATATAATGAACCCAGTGTTAGATTTGCGGGAGGAAATGGTGATGCTCCAGTTTGGTATTTTACCATTACTGGTTCTAATGATAAAACTTATGATTTAAGTAAAATTGGTGGTCATTCAAGTGATAGCGCAAAATTAGATCATAATGTAACTTTTAAGATTGCTTCTACTGCTGATGCAACTAATGGCGCTAATGGTACTAAAACTGATTTATCTGGTGCCGCAGTTAATTTATATTTGCCAACAAAAATATCTGGTTTTGATTTATTGCAAGCATCAAGATTCCAAGGTAATGCAGATAGCGCAACATATGCCACTTCAGCAGGTTATGCAAAAGGATTATTCTTAAACCCAGAAACTTGCCAAGAAGATATGAACTTTAATTTAGCAGATACTAAATATATAAAAAAAGTAACATACTCTATGGCAACTTCTACTACTAAGAAAAATAAACCTCCAATAGGAGACGCAAATATTCTTTCTTTTGGATGGGATAATTCTGGTTATGGTTCTCAGTTAGCAATTCAAAATGGTAGCGCTGGTCATTTAGCCGTTAGAGGTTCTGGTTCTACTAATGGAGCTTCATCTTGGGGTGAATGGAGTACCGTTTTAGATTCTTCAAATTATACATCCTATATAAATAATTATTATTGGGCAAATGTAAAAGTATCTACTACATCAAGTACGGAAACTAAACCAACATTTAATACTGCTTATACTTCTAATTGGTGGCGTTCAACTGGTAAAACAGGATGGTGGAATGATACTTATAGTGGCGGTATTGCCATGGAAGATAAAATATATGTAAAAGTTGCTGGTAATAAGAGTTTTTTAATTCCAAATGGCTCTTTGAAAATTGGTGGTAATGGAGATATTTTCTTCGCTACTGGATATGATAATGCTACTTTAAAAATATATGGTCAAACTAATACTGATTTTGGTGTTGAAACTATTGTAATTCAAACATGTCTTGATAATCGAGATCCGCAAACATCAGAATATACAACTCAATATGCGAACAGATGTAATTTATTACTACAACCAAGAGGTGGACAAGTTTATATTGGTAAAAATTTAACCACTCCTGGAGATGTAGAATATAAATTATTAGTCGGTGGAAATCAATGGATTGAGGGTAATTTAGTATTTAAAGGCGCTAAAGAAATTAAATTTATTGGTTCTAAAGCAACATATTCAATGATTCGTTTTATTGATAATACCAGTGATAATTATGGAAATGGTATTTCTATTGGTGGTGGCGGTTCAACGGTCATTGGGGCAGGCGAATCTGCAATGTCTTATGTTACCAATGGTGGAGATGAAAGATTATTTTTATTATCTGATGGTGCTATTAATATTGAAGCAGGTGGAGATACTATCTCAAATCGAAAAGGACTTCAAGTTACAAGTGATGGACATATTCTTCCTATTAAGGCAGAAAATAGTAATCCTAATGCTCAAGATTTAGGAAGCGCAGCTGATTATTGGAGAAATTTATATATAAATAATATTACTTTACAAGGTCAAGTTGGAAATAGATTAGTTTGGACAAATGGAAGTAAAATACTCCAAGCAAGATACCATTATGCAGATACAGATAGAATTGCAATTAATACAGCTGAACGACAAGGATATAATTTTTATGTAAATGGTTCTTCTTATTTTAGTAGTAATACTTATATCCATAGAAATCATTTTCTTAATAATCCTTCTACTGGGGCAGGTGAATTAGTTCTTACTGCTTTAGGATATAAAAGTGCTGGATACCCAGTTTATAATGATCCAGAATTTGCAAAAGGCGCAAATGGCATTTCAGTATACAATAATAGCAATAATGGAGTTGTTACTCATGCTATAGTAAGTGATGCTTCAAGTGGAAATTCATCTGGAAAAATTTTAAAAATTACTCATACAGGTTCAGGTTCTCCTGGTTTTGGAGGATTTGTTCAATCTATCTCATCTCGTGCAAATGCTATTTTTATCCAAATTTTTAGAGCAAAAATTCCAACAGGAAGAAATGTTGCAACAGCTTCAAATAGTATGGGAGATAATTATAAAGATGAATGGCTAACTCCTACAACTGGAACAGGAAGATGGGAATGGTATGCAAGACGTGTAATTTGTGGCGCAAGTGGCACATTTTCAACTGGCGGTCATATTTATATTAAAGATGGAGCCACTCCAACAGCTTCATCTCCATTAGTATGGTATTTATCATATTGTAATGTTATTGATATTACTAAAGGTAATTATGATGGATTGAGAACCAGATATTCAGATTTTGTAACATATGATTCTGGCGAAGACGGAAAAGATAATAAAACTCCAATTAATGATAAATATGTTGCTAAAATTGTTACAAAAACTTCAAATGGAACAACTTTTACTCTTAGAGGATTAAATGGTGCCGGTAATGAATTAGCTGATGCAGTTTTAACTATTCCAAATGCGGGAGATGGTAAAGCTGGTCTTATTACTAATGCCGCACAAGGCATTTACGGAGAAAAAACCTTATACTCAGACCTTCGTTTTGCTAATGTTTCTACTGGAACAAGAGGTATTATAGGTACAATTGCGGATAATGATTTTTGGCGAGTTGTAGGTCGTGCAAGTGCAACTGATTCAGGTTATCTTGAAATTGGTGCGACTGAACCAATTTATGTAAGACAATATACTGGAATTTTTGGAACGTTAAAGAGAACTTTTACTGTTTTAGATGAGTCTGGACGTTCTCGTGCGCCTGAATTATTTGAAGCTAAAAAGATTCATGTTAATAGCAAATTAGATCAAAATGCGGCAATCGCAGATATAGGTTATCAATTTCAAGTTACTGGAACAAGTAATTTTACTGATAGCGTTGATATTTCTGGTGTAACTACTCATCATAATCATATTCAAATAGATGCTAATTATAGTATTGCAAAACCTGGAAAAAGTTCAGCTTGGTTTGGTTCTCATAATAATGCTATGATTAGAATGACCAGTGTTAATGATTGGTCTCCTTTATTAGCTCAAAAAGCGACTAATGGCTATTGGATTTTAGGTCATTATAATCATTATAATGAAAAGGATAAAAATGATAAAAATAGTGATTTTAGAGATCAATGGTTATTTGGATATTTATCAGATGGTAATCTTGAAGGTACAACTGGTGCTTCAAATTCATTAACAACTACTTATAGACTATTAAATATTGGCAATCAAAGAATGTTTGTTTCTGCAAGATATAATGCGGCAGTAGGGTCTGGAACTCAACCTGTTTATGTACAAAGCAATGGTAATGTAGCTGCTTGTAGTTATAGTTTAAGTGCTACCATCGAAGCAGGAACCGCAAATAGAATGGCATATTATAAAACTGCCAATCAAATTGGTTCTTCTAATCATTATGTAACTTCAAGTCAAGTAGGGATTAATGCATCTTCTTCAAAAAATTATACTTTTTATGTTGGTGGAGATTCTTTATTTGATAATGCAGTAACTATTAATGGTAATGTTCATATTTTACCTGATACAGATGTTGGTTTAAATGGAGCTGGTTCATTAGTAATTGGAAATAAAGCTGGTCAAAACTTGGGTATTGACGGCAATGAAGTTATGGCTCGTAATAATTCTAAAGCATCTGCATTATACTTAAATAATGAAGGCGGAGTTGTTCAAGTCGGTCAAGATGGTATTACTATTCAAGCCAAAGCTTCTTCTACTAATTTACAATCAGGCGGATTAAGAATTAGTTCTGAAAGTGCTGGTAGTAGTGGAAATGTTGCCTTAGAATTATATAGAGGTAATAATGGTTCATGGCAAATTGCAAATGAAGGCGCTATTCTTTATTTTAGAACTAATTGGGTTGGTGACAGAAAAACTACTTATGCTAAAAATGCTTTAATTATAGATAATACTACTGGTGCCGCAAGTCTTCCATATTTAGCTATTGGTCAAGAAAAACGAAATACTACTTATGGTTTATATGTTACAAGTAGTCAATCTTGGATTAAAAATACTTTATGGACTGGACATGTATATCCAGATGCAAATAATGCAAGAGAATGTGGAACCAATAATTATTTTTGGAATAAAATGAATACTAATTGGTTGAATGTTAATAGAGGGTGCTATTCAGAAGATGGAGGGATTACTTTATATGGTGGTGATATTAATTATGGCATTATATTTAGAACCACTAAATCTCAAGGTACTCATGGATATGTGTCTGGTGATTTGGCAACTTATTTTACAATGTCAAATTCAGCCAATAGAGGATGGATTTTTAAACGTTATGGATCAGGTAATGTAGCTTCTATTTCAACTGATGGTAATGCTTATTTTAATGGACATATTAGGGCAGCAAGCTCAGGAAGTTCTTGGTTAGATGGGCAGCGTTATAACTATGGTGGTTATAATTTATTAGATGCTACAGATTCTGGGTCTTATTGGCCATGGCTAAGACAGACTAATACAAATACTAAAAAGTGGTTCTCTTTTGGAATATTATCTACCAGCTTTTATTTAATAGGTTCCAGTACGAATAGAGCTGATAATGGTTATGATTTTGGATGGCAGTTTGATATATCTAATGGTAATACTACTTTTAATACCAATGGTAATAAAAACAGTACATCTAAAACTGTCATTAATGGAAGATTAATTGTTAATCCTTATTATAGTACAGAACAATCATACAGTGAAGGTATTAGAGTTAATAGAGCTAATAATGGTTGGGCGAATATTATTTTAGGTGGAGATAATGGAAGTTCTACAGGAACAAGTAGTACTACTTGGTTAATTGGTCATAGAGGTTCCAATGGTACAAATTCTTATTCAAGTAATGCTAATGGAGCAAATTTAGCAGGTAAAATAAATGATTTGACTATTGAAGTAAATAGCTCTTCAGGACAAGGATTAACATTACCAGTAGCTCAAGGAGAATTATTAACTTGGCAACAAAGACCTATTATGGCTCAATTGCCGGCGCAAGGTGGTTCAGCAACAATTTTAAATAATGCAAATTATAAAACTGCTTATTTAGCTACTACCAGTAATGGAAATACCTCAATGGGATTGATATCTACAAATTGGTATCATGTAATGAATTTTAGACATCTTGATAATAATGGTTTTAATTCTCAATTTGTTTTACCATTAAATCATAATGGTCAAGCCGCATGGAGGTTATCCAGTGCAACAACTTGGAAACCTTGGAATTATATCTTTGATGATAACCATGCTATGGTTCCAGCTTCAAATAATGTTTATAATATTGGTTCAACTTCTAATTATTGGGCTACTGGTTATATTAATACTTTATATGTTGCTGGAAATGCATATGCAAATGGAAGTAAACGTATTCCAACTACTGGAAATACTTCTGGAACGATAGGTTCTGCAACTGTACCAGTATATTCAGATAATGGAGTCCTAAAAACTATTACTTCTTATAGTGGAAATGCAGCTACTGCAACAATAGCATCATCTGCAAATAAATTAAATACCTCTGCTGGAGGTAATACAAATCCGATATATTTCACAAATGGAGTACCAGTTAGATCAACAGCTTCAGTCGGTTCTGCGAATCAACCAGTTTATTTAAATAATGGTGTTATTACAGCTTGCGCAGGTTCACAATCTGGAACTGAAAAACAGCAATCTTTTAAAATAACTGGTGCTAATGGAACTGCCCATTGGTATTATTTAGGTCATTTAACTTCCAATGGTGATAATTCAGAAGTTATTATAGATATATATAGTGGAAATGGATATAATGGTGCTGGAAATCAAAATACACATATAAGTATTTTTGTAAAAGATGGATGGCAATCTACTCGAGCAGCAGCAAACTCTTTTGGTATTTCATATTTAGTCGATCATTCTGATGTTAATGCGACTTCTATAAGAGTAAAAGGATTGGCCAGTGCAGATAATATAATTGATTTATATGTTTATTTACCATGGGGTTATAGTGATGGATATTATAGTATTAAAGGATATTATAATACATGGGCTCATAAAGGAACTCGTTCCACAGCTGAGCCAACTTCTGGAGAGGTTCAAAACTGTGTTTTCGGAGCCTTTAGAGCCGGTCAAGTTTATGGTGCAGTATGGAATGATTATGCAGAGTATCGTCGAACTAAAAAATATGTACAACCAGGTTATTGCGTAATTGAAACAGGAAAAGGAGATTTAATAAAATCTTCTAAAAGATTACAACCAGGAGCAAATATAGTATCTGATACTTTTGGATTTGCAATTGGTGAAACTGAACAAACTAAAACTCCACTTGCGGTCTCAGGTAGGGTATTAGCTTATCCTTATGAAGATAGAGACTCATATCAAGCTGGTGATCCAGTTTGTTCTGGACCTAATGGAACTATTTCAAAAATGACTCGTGAAGAAGTCAGAGAATATCCAGAACGAATTATTGGTACAGTATCAGAAATTCCAGATTATGAGGTTTGGGGAACTGGTAATGTAAAAGTAAATAATCGTATTTGGATTAAAGTTAAATAGGAGGAATAATTATGGATAATGTATTACAAATGTTACAACAAATTTTTGAGGTATGCGTAATCCCACTATTAGGAATTTTAACAGCTTATTTAGTACAGTACATCGCAACAAAAAAAGATGCTTTAATTAAACAAAATGATAATGCTTTAGCCGCAAAATATATTACAATGTTATCAAAGACAATTACTGATTGTGTAATTGCCACAAATCAAACATATGTAGATAGCTTAAAAGCCCAAGGAAAATTCGATGCCGAAGCTCAGAAAAAGGCATTTAACATGACCTTGACTGCAGTTCTTTCTATCTTGAATGACGAAGCGAAAGAATATCTGACAGCAATCTATGGCGATTTGAATACATATATTACAAAACAAATTGAAGCGGCTGTTAATAAGAATAAAACAACTATTGAACCTAAATAAAAATAAGGGGTACAGAATATATATTCTGTACCCCTATTTTTTTTGTCTAATTTTGTAGTACAAAAAAAGATTTAAAAAGACTGGACTTTTCATATTAAGATAGTTAGTAAAAATTTTACATACTATTGAAGGAAAGAAAGAAAAATATTTTTAAGAAGGAGGATTAAAAAATGTATCCTAACTACAACTACTTCCCGCAGAATCAACAACCTATTAGACAGCAACCACCAATGCAAAACCAAGGTATTTTGTACCTAAAAGGCAGGCCAGTTTCTTCCATTGAAGAGGTTAAAGCTATTCCAATAGACTTTGATGGCTCTATTTTTATTTTTCCAGATATAGCAAATAAACAAATTTATACTAAACAGATTAATTTAGATGGAACCGCATCAATTAATGTATACGAATTAAAAATATTACAACAGCCAACCACACAACCACAAATGACAGATTATATAACCAGAGATGAATTTAATGAACAAATGGAAAAAATAAGGGCTATATTTGCGGGTCAGGTACCGGAGCAAGCGCCGCAAAAGACTACTCCTTCAGTTCCTTCACCGCAACCAGTCAAAAAAGAAGATATTAAATTTTAGGAGGAATTCTTATGCCAATGAATATGAACCCGATGCAATTAATTCAAATGATTAAAGGAGGCCAGAATCCTCAGCAATTAGTGATGAATATGTTAGAGCAACAAATGCAAAATACTCCAATGGGAGCTAATCTATTGTCTTTAGCAAAGCAGAATAGAAGTGCAGATATTGAACAAATCGCTCGAAATATATGCAGTCAAAATGGTAAAGATTTTGATAAAGAATTTAATGCCTTTAAGCAAATGCTTGGGATTAAATAATATATTTTAAAAGGAGGACATTAATATGTTCAATAACGCAACAAATGGCTATAGTTTAGCCGACATTGCCGCAGCTACTGGAACCAATAGAAATGATAATGGATTTGGATTCGGTGGAGATGGAGCTTGGTAAAATTTATCTGCCAAGGATAAATCGCGGAATTAAGCGGAAAAGCTGAAATGCCAATCCGAACCGAAGGCTATAATTATTATAGTCAGGGGCAACGCATAGAGAGTGAAAAGATATAATCTCTCCACGAGGCCGCGACATTATTTAAGTTATAAAAAGTGACGGGTATGGTAGGATAATTATCCTCCCTTTGTTTTCATTTTTATATGAAAAATAAAAATAAAAGGAGATTTTAATTATGGGACCAAAGATGTTAACACTTGAAGATTATGAAATCACAAGAGATGGACAAGTAATTAATAAACATACTAACCATGTCTTAAAACCACAACCAAATGCGAAAGGATATTTAAGAGTATCTATTAGTAAAAAATTAGTTTTTGTACATCGTTTAGTAGCCGAAAAATATATACCTAATCCAAATAATTTGCCGCAAGTAAATCATAAAGATGGTAATAAGTTAAATAATAGCGTAGAAAATTTAGAATGGGTAGATAATTTAGAGAATAGGGCTCATGCAGTAAAAACTGGATTACATCTATCTGGTGAGAAAACTACTAATCATAAATTAAATTGGGAAATGGTGGAATATATAAGAAAACATTCTGAAATCTCAAGTTCTGAATTAGGAAGAAAATTTGGAGTATCAAGAACTACTATAAATGATGTAAAAAAATATCGTACTTGGAAGGTTAAAAATGACTTAAATAGTTGAAAAGATATGCTGAGCTAATACGAAAAAATAAGTATTAGAATTATAGGATAAAAAGCCTATAAGATAACAAATAATGGGATTATAATTTTATTCCTTTTCTGCTTCGCAGGATGGGGAGGAAATGGAAATGGACTCTTCGGAGGAGGTTCCACAGGTTCTGGAATTACAGACGGTTATATTTTAACCTCAGACTTCGCCAACATTGAAAGAAAAATTGATGGCGTAAATAGTGGTGTTTGTGATGGTTTTTATGCCATGAACACAGGTATGTTAAATGGATTTGCTGCTGTTAATAATAATATTACTCAGCAAGCAATCGCAGACATGCAAAATACTAATACCATTAATGCAGGTATTACTAATTTAGGAACCCAGTTGCAACAGTGTTGCTGCCAAAACAGATATGAGGACGCTCAAAACTTTGCTCAATTAAATTATAATTTAGCAGACCAAGAGTGCTCAACTCGTAGAACAGTTTCTGATGCAACCAGAGACCTAATGGAAAATCAAAACGCTAATACCAGAAGCGTTTTAGGTGCTATCCAAGAGATGCAAACACAAGCTTTACATGATAAGATTACTGAATTAACTGCCGCAAATTCTAATCTTAGATTACAAGCAAGTCAAGCAGCTCAAAATAGCTATTTAATTAATGCTTTAAATCCAACACCTATTCCTGCATATACAGTTGCTAATCCATATTCTGGATATCATAACTGCGGATGTGGTACACTTTAATCTAAATTAGTTTAATGGTTAGAGGGTCTGCCAACCCTCTAACCTATTAAATTCCTGAAAGGAGACTATTTATGGAACTCACAAGCAATGTAGTACAAACAGTAAATGCAAATGGAAATGTTGTATTTATTACAACTCGAATCCCTGGTAATTGTTCAGTTATTCATACCGAGGGAAGTGGAAATATTAAAATGAGAGGCTTGTCCAATAATCAATGCCGCTCAAGATTCAAAGTAACTTTTACAGGTAATATTGCGGTCCCAACTGGCGGCACCGCAGGAGCTATCTCATTAACTATCACTATAGACGGTGAGGCAGTTCGCACTGCTCAGATGATTGTTACCCCTGCCGCAGTAGAACAATATTTTAATGTAGCTTCATGTGTATACATTGATGTACCTACTGGATGTTGCTCAACAGCTGGAGTAACTAATACGTCAGATCAAACGATTAATGTTCAAAATGCTAATCTAATCGTAGAAAGGGTGGCTTAATATGATGAAAAGACTTTGTGAAATGAAAAATTGTTTAATTAATGCGGCCCAATCTCAAATGTCTAATCTTCAGAATTGCGACGCTGAAGAATTAGGCGAAGTTATTGATATGATTAAAGATATTGAACAGGCTATTTATTATTGTACAATCACTAAAGCTATGAAAGAATCTGATAATGAAGAACCTCAGAGAATGTACTATAAAGAAAGTATTCGTAAGAAAAAACGTAATGTACCTATGGACTATTATGATAGATACGAAAATGAAGATGAAAGAGAATATCCAATTAAAATATACGATAGCCGTGAAGGTAAAAGCCCTGAGCGCAGACGTATGTATATGGAATCCAAAGAACTTCATCATGATCAAGCTAAAAAATTAAAAGAACTTGAAGAATATATGCAAGAACTTAATGCAGATATTCTTGAAATGATTGAGGGCGCAAGCCAAGAGGAAAAACAGTTACTTCAAAAGAAAATTGCTTTATTAGCAACTAAAATAAATGTTTAAAATTAATGGGGATAATTGGCGAGTCGTCTTTGTATCCCCATATCACCCAATGCTTAAAAAGAAAGATGGCTCTTATACTCTTGGAGCTTGCGTTGATGATACAAAGAAAATTTATATTAATAATAAACTTTCTCTCGAAAAAATTAAAAAAATTTTATGCCATGAAATAACACACGCCGCAATGTTTAGCTATGATATTCAATTAACCTATGACCAAGAGGAGCTGTTAGCTGATTTGCTCGCTACTTATGGACAAGAGGTAATTGATATAACCAATAAGATTTTTTCTAAAATAAAAAATAATAGGGGATAGAATTAAATTCTATCCCCTCTTTTTTATTCTTCTTTTGGACGTTGGTCTTCTGCAAAACCGGCTTCGACTTTCTTTTTTACTAATGAAAATAAATGGTCGCCTTTATGATTACCACCTAACCCATTATAAGCCATATGGTCTTTATCTAATTCTTCCCATTCATCAAGAGTAATAACATGATTTTCAGCTAAAAGTTTTCTACAATTATTTCTAAACTCTTTTCCTTGCATTGATAAAACGCCTGCGGTCAAGGCTGTAATATTTTTTTCCAATGCTGAAATTTCTTTTTCAAGAACCGCATCATCAGATTTAGATTCTTCCCGACCCGCTTCTAAAGCTTTATCAACCTTGGTATTAATTTTATCATACTTATCTTCAGAATTTTGATTCATCTTATCATGTTCTTTTTCTAAAGATTTTAATACCTGTTGATTTTCACTTTGAATTTTTTTAAGCACATTATCAAAATATTCTTTTTGCTCTCTTTGACGCTCTTCTTTTTCAAGTCTTAAATAACGTTTTATTAAAAAACCGCCGCCAGTTACAATCAAACCTAAAATAAGTTCAACCCAATACTTTAAAGCAATTGATCCAATTGTTTCCAGCATAGTTAAAAGCCCTCCTTATTTTTAAACTTTCTCTCTACAGATTTTAAAAAACAAGAAGGGTTAATTCTATTAGAATGGCCAACTCATTACACATTCATTTGCATACACACCATTATCAGCTTCCAATGAAGCATCAGTTCTTTTTACCATCTCCAAATAAAACTGAGAATTTGGATTGTTAAAGAATATTCCTGGTACATATGAAGCTTTACTTACAATAACCGGGATATATTCTGGTTTAAATAAATAGTATAAATAATTAGAAAAAATATCTGCACTCGGCAATGTTCTTCCTTCAAATTTAAAATATTTATATCCCATACTATTGTACTTTTGGATATCTTCCCAAGTTAAGTTATTCTGTTTTCCAAGAGTATCAGGGTCATTAATGCCCCCTTCAATTTGACATTTCGTAGTAATACTGTATTTATGTTTGCCATATGTCAAGTTAGTTTTACTTGTATCGAGATAATGTAATTTTCTAACAGGGCAATGACTATGACAAATTGCGTTTGATAAAAACTCACATTTACCTCGTAACTCTTGAGGAATATTCTCAAGCATATCCATATCTTTATTCAAATTATAATCCAAACAAACTTGATAGTAATCTGGATTTTGAAGTTCTTTAAGGAATTTTTCTTTATTTAAACATTTAGTTGTAGAACTAATATATTTAAAATCTGGATATGTTTCTCTTAAATACTGCTCCAAAAGAGGAGAGTTTACAACAACCTCATTATTACCATCTTCAAGCAATTTCATTTGAAGATTACAAAATGGGTCATATATATCTTCTTCCTCAATTGCGGAATTGGTAAAAATTAATCTCATAGGAATGTTATAGAACTTATAAAAGTCTCTAATTTTTTCAATCTCTTCTTTTGTAATCTGGCGATAAAATGGAAAGTTTCTGCCGCCATCCCAAGTGCAAAATGGGAAGTTACCAAAGAAAGTTCCAATTTTAATTCCATCTCTGAAATATTCAGGATTCGTATCACGTAATTCCAAAATAAATTTATTTAAAGTAAAATGTTCGTAAAATCCGGATAAATTATAATAAATCATTTTTAAGCCCTCTCTCAAATAAATTAATCATTAATGTATAGCTTTCATTTGCATCTTCTGGAATGATGTCATCAAATAAAACATATGAGAAGTCTTTTGGAATATTTCTATATTCTTCAAAGAATTCATCGTCATTCTTATAAAATCTTTTAGTACAATTTCTAAAAGTAGAATGACCGCTATATTCAAGTATATAATGAGATTCTTCAGATAAACAGTCACAATAATTTACGCAATCTCTGCATTTTGTAAAACTCATTAAATAAATCTTCTGTACGCCTTTTACTTTTAAATGAGCATAACGTCTTGGTAAGATTATATATTTAATATTTTTACAATTATCAATCTTATCTTGAATCTCTTTTAAGTTATATCTTAATAAAGCATTTTGATGTAATGCAATTTGAATATTGGGATAGCGTTTTACTACATAATCAATTAAATTAAAATCTGCAATCTCATAATATGCAGAATCATTATTTTCCCACTCTTCAAATAATATCTTATCAAAACGATTCAGATATTCTTTTTCATTAAGAAAGAGGTTGCCGCAGTCAACAAATAACATTTTAGATGGTATTGAATAACTATTTACACAACCTACAATATCATCATACAGTGCAAAATATCTGGTGTCTAAGGCATTAATCCCACCGCACATAATGTTAGATGGGAAATTGCCCTCGATACCTTTGATTTTTACTGTATTGCTATACATATCTAAAATATTAATATTATCTTCAAAATTATAATAAATAGATGGCAATATAAAAATCATTTACTATACTCCTTTTACTCTTTACTTCTTTATTATTTTACATAAAGAAGATCTACCTTACTCTCAATATTTTTTTCAATATCTAATATTTCATTATCTGGTTGAAATTCTTGAATACTATAAAACAAATGATAAAGACTATATTGGAATCTATCCCATTCTGCAGCCGTTAAGAATTTTTTATAATCGACTATAGAATTTCCAATGCAAATTCCATATAAAACATTATCTTGAAACAAGCTGAAGTCATCAAAGTAAGTTGCATTTAAAAGATAAATATACTTATTCATATTAGATAAAACATCATCTTTATAATCTGTATATCTTAACTCTGGAGCGTATTCTTTTAATAGGACTAAAAACAACTTATTCAGACACATTTCTTCAATCGTATTCTCATCTTCATCAAAGAAACCTTCAACAGTAGTATTTTTAATTCGTTTAATTAAATCATTATTAGACAAAATAATAAAGTTTTTAATATGAGTAAAATACTCTTTTTCTTTATTATCAAGCATAAAATAATAGATATAATAAATTTTTAATCTGGCTGGTTCGATTACATCATCAGCTGTATTCATTTTACCCAGTCTGAAATCTAACTCATCTATTAATGCAAATTGCTTTTTAAACATAATATCTTGAGCTAAATCAAAAATAGAAACTTCATCAGTCATACAAGTATCTGTTGATAATATCTCTTGCATATTTTATAAACTCCCTTCTTTCTTTTGGAATTTTCAAATCATTTAGAATAATATCATAAACGCCATATTTTTCAGCTATATCATTAACAGTACGATATTTAGTTTTAAACATCTCACATACTTCATCAATAGCGCAGAAAAGTTCTTTTCTATCTTCATATTGCGCTCCTAAACAACCTTTCATACAGAAGCTTTTAATAGGACAGCCCGCACATTTCATAAAAGAACGATTTTGATTAAGAGTTTTAATCTTATATGCAAGCATAGGATTTTCTCCATGAACCCCAATAATCTTAGTTTTATCTTCATTCAATTCAAGAAAACCATAAACTTTATCAGGATAACAAGTTCTATGACAAGGTACAACTGCTAAGTCTCCGACTCTAAAAATTGAACCACCTTGAATTGAACATGGTAACTTATGTTGGATTTCTGGAAGAGCTAAAGTATATGGCTGTACATGATTATATCTTCCAATATTCATCATTCCATCAGAGAAGTTATCTGCCATATGATATGCAAAATCTGTTAAATCTCCATTATGAAGCGTATTTAAGTCTTTCTCTGCCACATAAAAAAGAAAATCTCTATAATCCTTTAAAGATTCTTCATCCCACTGCTCCGCATTTCTGACCTCTAACATCATTGGAATTGAATATACTTCACATCCATTTTCTTTCTTAAAGATAACATTATATTTAATAATATTATCAATCCACCAATCATAATTGCGTTTATAATTCTTTACAAATTCTCTTGTAATCATAGGGTGACAAGAAAGAGAATACTTCGCAATAAACTTGAAAAATTTATCATAAAACTCATCTTGCTTTGTTTGACCATTTCTAAGTCCTCTTTCGACAGATTCCAACTCTGTTGGTCCATCTACTGAAGCACTTAACCAAAAGCCATTAAAATGTTTTACGTCATTTCTAACTCTATTCATCCAATATTCAACTCTTGCGGTCTTTTCATCGTCCATAAGGAAAGACATATTTGTAGGAATAACAAAATCTCTTCTTGGGACATTAGGAGTATTCATTTGATGTTCATAAAAAACATTTAGAATCTCTTCCCAATAAGGAATTTGAAAAAACTCACCTGAGAAAATATCAAAAGTTGTATATTGATAATCATTTTCATCAAGCCAATCTAATAACAAGGCTAAATTTCTAAGAATGTTTTCTTTCTTATTGGCTTCTGGAGGATACATTTCATTACCATATCTATATAAATAACAATATTCACATTTTTGGTTACATATAGATGTAATAATAAATTCAACAGAATTTTCATCTTTATCATATCTGAATAAATAATCTTTTAAAAGTAAATCTTGCTGTTCTTGAAATGTCATACAATACCTCTTTCCGCCATTATTCTGTCAATTTCTTCTTCAACTACATCCATAGCTCCATTATACCACAATGGAATCTCTAATGGATTTGATGTTATCCAAGAGCCAGTAATAATATATGAGTCTTGTAAACAACATGATTTATCAACAAAAATAGCAATCGTTTTATCAATTTTACTCATATCAGTCCACTTCTCATCAATGATACCTGCTTTTGCATATTCATATACAAATTTAACATAATCTGTATAAAAAATTTGATGAGGATATAAGATAAGATTATCGAAAGTCTTTTTAAGATTTAAGAATTGGTCTTTATCATAAATCCAAGCTGATTCATTATTTGTCTGAACATATTTTGCGGCAAGTCCATTCATATCAGCATGGTCTTTCATATTATTATGATAATCTACATAATCATCAAACATACCTCTATGACACATAGTATATTTTCCATCATGAATAGGAACTACTACATGAGAAAATGAACCACACCCTCCGCCGCAGAATGGCTTTGAGCAATCCAAACATTTTTTCTTATTAAATGAATTATCATCTTGTAATCTACCTAATAAGAACTCTACACTTGGAATATATGTTTCATAATTTGGAATCCATCCATCTAATTGTTTTATTTTTGGAGTTACCTTTTGGATTGAACGGTAAATCTTTGCAACTTCAATTCCATCATCTTTTGTCCATTCTGCTGGAGTTGCATAATTGAAAAGACATGGTAAGAAACACCACTTTCGAGTTTTTCTATTCTTATAAGGCTGATACATTTCTCTATCGAAAAATTCAAACCATTCATATGCTTTTTCTGGTGTATCTACAAAATGAAATGTAGGTTTTGAAAAAGTGGGTTTAGTATGAACATATAAATCAATTTTAGAATCATCAAATTCTAACTCACATAAATCTCTAAAATTCTTTAAGAACTTTTGAGTAACTCCTTTACCTCTTCCCAAATCATTCATCTCTTCAGGCCCATCAATTGAGACCTGAAGATCAAAATGAAATTTTTGATTACCATGATAATGCTTAATAATTGTATCAAACAATCTCTTTAAAGATTCAACTTGGTTTGGAAGAGTAAAATTTGTTGAAGTATCTAATTCATTAAAGTTTGGAAAAGCTTCTACATATTCTTCAAAATGGTCTATAAAACGCTCTATATGAAGAAAAGGTTCTCCGCCCCATAAAGTAATATGCTTAATATGTTTATCTGCTTCTGGGTCAACATCATAAACTTGTTTAATTTGACTTCCATTTTCAAAGTCTTTAGCCAAATCATCATCTATTTGTTTTAAACATCCAGTAGCATCTTTACAAATATAACAATATCCACAATTAAGGTTACATAAAGCAGTAGTAAATAAAGTTATATTTGTAAAGTAAATTTTTTCATTATTTTCTATCATTAATAACTCCTTTTACTCTTTTAAAATATATTTAAAAATCAACGCCTTCTACGGTATAACTACTATGAACTACAAAGCATCGCTTATCAACATTGCTAAAGTTACCAGTATTAACAGAATTAAAATGACTGCTATTTACTCCAGCGAAATTGCTTGGACAAGTATTTACACTGGAATCATTTGTACTAAAATTACTTGGACAATTTGAGGTAAAGAAACCTGTATATCCAGTAGCATTTCCAGAATAATTAGAAGCATTATCTCCTACACATTGAGTCCCAACACTGGAAAAATGAGAAGAATTATTTCCAGAACAGCCAATTGTATGACCTGTATAGTTAGTATCATTATTTGCAGTATATCCGCCCTTATGGAAAGAACTTCTTTTAGCATTATTTACAGTAGTTCTATTAGTGCTATTTTTTCCATTTCCAGAATATTTAGAATCATTATGTCCCTGGAAATTACCTCTTTTAATAGCATTACCTGATAACTGAACATCTTTACTTCCATTACCAGCCCAGTTAAATGTCCAATAGGAGTAATGATGATGATATTTTCCAGTTTGGAATCCACTATGATTACCATTATGAACTTTTGAAAATTTAGAACTATTACTTCCAAAAGAATTAAAATCTGCACCATTATTAGTTGCCCATTTGGTACTAAAAAATCCACTATTAAAAGTATGATGATGCCCACTTCTAAAAGCGTTATTATAGCCGCTTCTATTAGAAGCATTATTACTACTTCGATTAGATGCAAAATAACCATTTCTAAATCCACCAAAATAACCACTTCTATTAGAATCATGACCAATTTCATTAAAACTGGTATTATTAGAAGTCCTATGTACGCCATTATGTCCAGATCTATTAGCACTAAAACTTCCAAAAGCACCATGATCAGAACTATTAAAACCTCCACGATGACTTGAAAAATGTTCTCGACAAGCTTGTTCCATCATTCCAATGCTTTTTTCAATTTGAGCCATGGATTTTTTTCCAATTGCGGAGCTATCTTGAGTAACTCCAATAGGAACTAAGATTGAAACGCCATTTACGAATGAAACAGTGTTTTTTGTATCTACAACACTTTTAAAAATTTCATTCATAATTTGTGCGCTGGTGATTCTGACACCACCACCAACGCTTCCTCGATTAGAAATAGCAGAGTATCTACCATTCCAAGTTCTAATAGCATCCAATCTATTATAATAATCATTAATAGTAGAGGCTTGAATTGGCTGACCTGTATATACTATTCTTGCCATTCAATCACCTCTCTTTAAAGTCTTGGATTTGTTTGAAAAGAAATATCTATATAATATTCTGGAGTTTCTGCGGTCTGGTCATAATCTCCTTTTGCATTTGAGACAGATGTATATTTAGTAGTTTCAAAAACAATTTTTTCCCCATCTTTAATAGTTATATTGTGAATAGAATTATCAACTTTAAAATATGGAAGGAAATCTACTAAACTGATATTATCAAAAGTATTTATATTTTCACCATTTTCTGCGGAAATATAAGTAGTGATATATAAAGCCGCTGTAGTTTCTTTCTTACCAGAATTATCTGGTAATTCTCTTATTTCTAAGCCTTCTGTAAAGCTTTTAATATGGCATTGTAATTCGCCATTATTTATAATTAAAGTGTACATAATTTTCTCTCTCCTTTTTAAAAAATGAAAAAAAAGAGAAAATACTTTCTTTAATCAGACCAGTCATGTATCTTTTCTCTTGCTTTTTCATTAACAATATATGTCCCAATACAAATTGCATCGCATTCATCTTGAGTAGCTTTTATTCCATATGTATCAAGAACATATTGTTGAGCATTTCTTTTCTGCTCAGGACGAGTACGTCCTTTTATGTTTAATGCAGACTTCCACACACTTGCTAAAGTTGCACTATTTAGTATCTTTAATTCTGTTACTAATTCATAAATAACTCCGAACACTTCTGCCAAAACTTTAAAGGTTTGAACATTATTAGTAACATTTCCTTGAAGTTGAATATCTTCAAAAGCTACTTCATTAATATTAAATTCTTCAATAAGTTTATTTACTTCGTTTTTAATAAAAAAAAGTCTTTCCCCAATATCTTCTTGAGTAGCATTAAATTTACCATGAGCTTCAAGTTGACCTTCATTAAAGAAGGCCCAACCTGAAATTCTACTTGCCTGGTCTAATGCGAGTAATCGGCTCATTAAGCTTCTTGCAGTACTGGCTGACTTGCCGCATCTGTAGAACCAAAACCGCCTTCCCGCAAATCAACTGTATTATCATCCTCAGTTTTTAAATAAGGTTTAATAATACCTTGACCAATACAGTCACCTTTCTTTAAGATAATAGGAACTGGGGAAAAATTAATCATCTGAAAAAAGATATGTCCCTCATTATCTGGATTATTATAATAATCGCCATCTATAATTCCTACACTATTGGCCATTACCAACCAATATTTAAGTGGACAAGAACTACGAACTGAAAGCTCTAAGTATGTGCCAGGATCAAGTTTAACTTTAACCCCTGTTGGAACTAAAGTAGGCTTTGATAAAGTTTCTTTAGTAATAGCAGCAATTTCATCAAGTGTCATAGGTCTTTCAAGATATTTTTCATCAAGCTTTTTAACTATAAGTTTTTCAAAAACACCTTGTGACATATTTGAAAAATGATAATGATATGGAAGAATTATTGTATCTTCTGCTACAATAAAGTCATATCCAGCAGATTCTACAGTTTTTCTTTTAGGAAGTAAATCATTTTCGCCTTGAAATTTTTTAATTAACTCAAATTTAGCCAAATTAGATTCCCTCCTCATAAGTAACATTAATATGCTGCTCTGGATCTTTTTCTGGAGTAAATTCAATTTTAGCTTTTACAAGCTGATACTCTTCAATAATCTCACCTTTAGCTTTGATATATTTAGTTGTATAACTAAAGTTTGTTAATTCTCCATAAGGATTCTCAGAAAGTTCATCTCTTAAAGCTAAAGCATCTTCTACTGTTGGAACTCTAAATACTAATGTGTTGTTAATTAAATATTTATTCATAAATTAATTTACCTCGATTTCTAAATTATTTTCTCCATATGTTGTAATTTCACTTGTTCTAATTTTATCAGCAACGCCATTACAAAAAATAGTATCACCATATAAATGAATTTTACTGATATTCTCTGCTGAACAAACTTGTGGCAAGAAGCCAGGTAAGTTTGCTAAAGAAACCTGCTCTTCTTGACCATCATTATATTGGACTTTTTGATAAATAGAGAACATATCAATAAAACATACAATCTCATTACTGTTCATAAGTTACAATACCTTCATCGTAATTAAATAAATACATGCAAGTAACTACATCATTATATTTAATCCAGATTTCAATAGAAGAAGCACTACCATCCTCTAATTTATTAACATTGATAGAACGAACTGTACCAAGCGCAGTTAAGCACTCTTTAAGTCCATCCCAGAATGTTGCGAAATCTGAGTCTCCGATGTTTCCTTTCTTAAAGATTGTAAAGTAATTAATTTCTCTACCATAAAGCATATAATATGTAGAAGACTGTTCCATTAACCAATCACCAAAAATCTTTTCAGCGCCTTCCCACTGAGAATCTTCATAGTCTGGAAGTTGCTCAATAATACTTCTATTTAATTCATATAAATTAAGTTCAAGTCCCTGAGAAGTCATTTGAGCTTCTACTGGAAACCATTTTTCATTTTTATAGATAAAATAACTTTCATCTGTTTCATTATATACAATCTGGCCATCTTCTGGCTCTTTAATTTCATCTAATTCTTTATTATCTTTAATATGTTTCATTTTTAATCTCCTTATCATTTATAAATATATAATATCATATTTTTTTTAGAAAATCAATAATCAGTTCCCTTATATAAAATTCGTTGATTAGATGAACCTCTCATAAATAAAGAAACATCTCTTTTTGTTTTATCATAAGGACCGTCAATAAGGCAATCTACTTGTTCAAGTATTGATTTAACTCTATTATTACTCATATCTAAATCTTCTAAACAATATCCTGTCCATAAATAAATTTTAGTGTCAGGAAGTTTTTCTTTAACAGAATTAATAATTAAATTAGTCAAAAATTGATTTTCTGGACAAAGAGGCTCTCCTCCCATAATACATAAATTACGATGTAATCCATTAGCAGTAATAGCTTCAATAACCTCTAAAATAGTATCATGAGTAACTTCTTCTCCGCCTTCAAAATCCCAAGTCTCTGGATTGTGGCAACCCTCACATCTGTGAGGGCAACCCTGTGTAAAAAAAGTTACACTTGTTCCAGGAGCGGCAGAAAAATCATTTTTAATAATTCCTGCATAACGCATTATAATTATTCCTCCCAATCAAAAAGCTTGCGGCCGCAGATAGGGCAGTATTTAATATGTCTGATATATTCAAATCCTATTCCGCCATCCCAGTCGTTTGCCATATATAAAGTATCATCTGCATCTAATTCTCTACAATATCTACATTCTTCTGCTTGTTTTAAGTATTCTTCTTTGTCGTGCCAGGTTTTATCTGCGCCCATTCTCTTTTTCCTCCATGTTTAACACGATGTTCAACTTCATCTTGTTTACCAAGATTAAAAGCAGTTTTATAATTTCCTGTTAAATATCCAGTAACTCTTCTAAGCTGTTGGATATGAGTGCTTCCGCAAATAGGACATCTATCATTAAATTCATCTGTGTAACCGCATTCAAGGCATGTATCGTTTGGTACATTAACCGCAAAATATGGAATATCTTTATCCATAGCATAATTTACAATTTGCTCTAATGCCTCAAGATTATTTTTAATACCAGAATCTAATTCAACATAAGTAATGCATCCCGCAGATGAATAACCAGTCAATTGAGATTCAATATCAATTTTTTCAAATGGAGACATTTCTTTCCAAACTGGAACATGAATTGAATTAGTAAAGAATTCTTTGTCACTTACATTTTCAATTACCCCATATTTTGCTTTAAAGTTTTTTAAAGCTTTATAACAAAGGTTTTCGGCCATTCGAACCCTCGGTTTCCCGATATTTCATAAAAAAGGGGATTAGACTATATTATCATCTTATTATTCTATTACCAAATAATAAGAGCTCTGTCTTTCGGATATAATATCCTACTCTACTCACTTCTTCATTATAAATATTTCTTTTATAACTATGTTTTCGATAGTCGTTAGAGAACAAATCCATTGGTTTTATATTCAGTCAAGTATCTAAACCAATATCCACAACGAGGTTTTGTTTTTACATTGTGATTACATTGATTTAATATTGTTGTTTTTGTAACGTGTAATTCTCTTGAAGCTTCTCCTACAGAGCCATACATCTTTAATAGATTACCCTGTAAATCAAAACTACAAATATGAATTGATTGATTATCATCCCAGCTTTTATCATTTTTAGCAAGACCATCTTTATAAGCATCTTTAGTATTTTTTGAATTAGTCCCCCATTCAAGATTAGATACTTCAGGGTTTGCTTTATTATTATCTTTATGCATTACTACTGTATAATTATTTGGATTAGGCAAAAAAGCTTCTGCAACTAAAATATGCACTCTTCTTTGTCTTTGTCCTTCTGGATAAGTTATACTGGAATATAAATATCCATTATTTTTATTTATAAAATTTGCTTTGGGATAAAATAAATCATTTCCATAATCTTTATAAATATTACCTTTTGAAGAAATATAATCAGTTTCACTTCCATTAATTAATCGTATTTCTTCATTAATTTGACTTTTTTTAATTAATTTATCTGTCATTTTTCTACGTGCCATAAAAAATTCACTCTCCTTCTATATTATATGAATTTTTATTATACACGACTGAAAACTTGTGTCCAATGAATTTACCCTACGGGATTAACTTGCCTTATTACAGGTTTAGTCTCTCTTATCATCTTATTACGATTGCCCGTTTAACAGAGTTGTTTTTTCACACAATCACTTGTGCGACTCCCAATCCGAAAAGTTTAGGAGTGTAGTAAACACCAAAATTAAGCTTATATTCTTCTTTAAATTCCGCACATCTATCTTTAAATAACTGTTCAATTCTTTTAGCCAGTTTCATTCCTTCTGGAGTTGTATGGTCTGTACCAATAAGAATTTGAAGAGTCTCAGCGAGTCCTAACTGACCTACTGCTAAAGTTCCATGCTTCAATGCACTTCTTATTCCTTCTTCTGGAATATACCCTTTCATTGTACCATTCTCATACATAAAAGTTGCGGCAGAAGCATCCTGAGAACAAATCCAATCGAAACGTTCAATTAACATATCTTTTGCCTGATGAATTTTTTCATCTAAAAGAGTCATGAAATATTCAACTGCGAAAGCTTCTTTTGCATCTTCGCCAGTTAAAGCATATTGAGATATAAAGTTTTGTTTAGCTTCCATTGCTAATGTAGGTAAAATAATTGTTACAGGACAAATATTTCCACGTCCATCTTTTAACTGACCGAAACCGTTAATATCGTACCCATTGGCAGTTCTACATCCCATCGTAGAGAAGTAGGTACGAGGGTCGTTGATGTCATATCCTGCGTTTCCAGACCAGTCGACATTAGCATAATTTGGGTACAGTCTTGTGGCGGTTGAACGTAATGCGAGTTTAAATAAATCGTAATTTGGGTCTCCTTCTTCACGATTGACTCCTTTCATACATTGGAAAATTCCACAAGGGAAAATAGAAGTTTTATGAAGCTTTCCAATGCCTTTAATAGATACATTTAATAAAGCTTCTGTTACCAATCTTCCTTCTGGTAAAGTACATGTACCATAGTTAATAGAAGTAAAAGGTAACTGATTTCCACTTCGAGATTGTAATGTATTAAGATTATGATACATTCCTTCTACAGCTTGATAAGTTTCTTTTGTTGTCATATCTATGGCATATTGATAAGCCGCTTCATTTCTAACAAATACATCATCGTTAATAGAAGCATCAGCTTTAATCCACGCTTCTTTTGCATTAGATAAATCAAAATCTTCATAAATTCCAGCTAATCCAAGCATCTGACCTTTTTGACAATATTTAATACCATCTAAGAAATGCTTATAAAAACTTCTACGAACATAAGGAACCATGCTCCAGTCTAAGTGAGTAGCAGATACTCCTCCAAACTGCTGTAATGATTGTAACTGAAATAATACTGCCAAAAGCTGAAAAGCTGTATTAACAGATTGAGCAGGACGAACATCAGTTTGACGAGTATTAAAACCGTCTCTGAGTAAATCATCTATAGGTAGTGACAAACAATTATGCATTCCAACAGCATAACTATCTAAGTCATGAATATAAATCTCATTGTTTAAATGATTATCTCTTGACATTTTAGATACGATATAATCTAAAGCATATTTTTTTGTCATAACTGAACTTGCTTCACCCATACGTCCGCCAAAGGAGTGTTCATCTACATTAGCATTTTGATTTTGAACGTTGCGGGCTTCCAATTTTTCACTATAAGTTTTAACAAAAACTGCCTCATGTTCTCTCTTTGCTTCTTGCTTATATCTATAACGAATATATGCTCTTGCAACATCTCTTCTTTCAGATTGCATTAATAAATCTTCTACACAATCTTGAATAGTTTCTACAGAAATAGTTGTCTTAGAGCGTTTAGCCATTTCTTCAATTTCAGTAGCAATGTCTTCTGAAGTATCTGTTTCATAAAGGATTTTGTCTACTTCAATCATCGCTCTGTTTACTGCATCAATAATTTTTTCTTTATCAAATGGGACAATATCACCATTTCGTTTTTGAACTTCTAACATATTGTATCCCTCCATCTATATTTAGTAAAATTTTTTAAGTCTTAACACTATATATGGTTTTTGCGATGGATAAATTATCCAATCCTGTTCTCCAACCGCTGTGCCGCAGCAGATACAACTTTCACATTGAAGTCCATATCTTTTCTATCTTCATTTACTATTTCATTATAATGAAAATCTAAATCAGCAAAATCTTCTTTATCAGTTTTATATCTTCTAATAATTTCATCAACATTTGGATTTTCTTCTCTGTTCAACTGCCGCAATAATCGAGTCTTATCTTTGGCAGTTACATAATATACTACAAGCTCAATATTTTTATGAGCCATTAAACTATCAATTCCTTCTGGATTAAAAACTCCAATATTAACACAATCAGAGCGCAATGAGCCAAAACCGGTTCCATAAAACCAGTCATTGAAGCAGGCAGCTTCCAGCATTTCACCTGCCAGAAGCTTTTCTGCAAATTCTTCACCAGAAATAAAATGATAATTAATTCCGTCTTTTTCTCCTTCTCTTGGAGGTCTTGTTGTAAAACTAACTATCTCGTGGAGATTATGATTAACTTTTAAAACCTCTTGCATAAGAGTATCTTTTCCGCTACCAGCTTCTCCAATAATGGCAAGAATTTTATAAGAGCCTATCATATGCTTGCTTCTTCCTCTTTATCTGTTGATTCTCCTGGTGTAGTATTTTCACCTGGCTTATTTGCTTTATCTATCTCTTCCTGATATTTTCTCATTTCTTCCTGCATAATACTTTCTCTTTGGAAAAATGTGCTTAAATCAGAAACCTCATTATCATTCTCTTTTAATTTAAACAAATCTGTTAAGGTTTTGTGAAGAGCAGGAACAATCTTTGGGGCGCACTCTTTACAAATATCCATGTTATGGCTACACATATAACCCATAGAATTTGCATAATTAAAATTAATGTTACCAGTATCTAAATTCTCTGTAATTTCATGTCCACATAAATCACAAACTCTTTTTACTACTTGACTCATATCTTTATTCTCCTTTTTATTGATGTATTAGAGAAGATGTTAAAAAACATCTTCTCCTTGGTATCTATCACTTCTAATTTCCAAACTTCCATCTTCATTAATTTTATCAATCTTATATAATTGATGTCCATTAGAAGAAGCATATTTCTTAGAAATGAAATCATCTCCTGACCTAATGCCCATTACTATAATCATATTTCCTCGATTGAACCAAGATTTTTCTCGAACTTTTTTAGTTCCATCTTCTTGTTTTTCAGAAATCTGTTTATCAAATAATGAGAAATATTCTTTTCTAAATTTAACATTAACTACTCCAGAAGTTGTTAATATAGTTACTGTACTTTTGGTTTTATTTTTAGCAATACAAGTTCCGCAAATTTTATTCAATTTGAATATATTAATTTGCTTTGCACCTTTTGTAAATGTTCTTTCTATGATAGGTTCTTGCGGCAGTTTATCAAAATCAACAAAACCATATCTTTGAGTATCAACATGAGATAATTCATGTTCATGGTAATAGAAACATAATGCCTGCATTTCCCAAGATGATAAAGTTCCTTGAGCATATTTATCCCAATCATCCTTAAAGATTTTTTCATTTAAGTTTTGAAGAATCTGCTCTTTTTCTTCCGCAATCCACTCTCTGAATACATCCATCCATTTCTGATATACTTTGTCCCATGCTTTCATATTTAAAGAATAACCCTCTAATAAATCATCATGTTCCATTTCAATCAAAAAGTTCATTGCTCTATCATCTATATGATAATTAGTTGTATCACCTTTAATCTTACAAACAGATTTTAAATAACGATTAAATTCATAAACTCTTCTCGCCATAATTTGCTGTTCATTTTTTTCTGGAAGAAGATTATATTTAATCAAACCTCCCATATTTTGTAATGTAATTCGTTTCTTTTTATCGCAAGTTTCCCAAATATACCAACCCATACAAATCTTACGATCAATCATTGTATCAAATGCTCCACCTTTAATAAGTGAAATCATTGCCTGTTTATTTGGACGTACTTTTAATAAAAAGTCTTTAGGTGAAATATAAGGTCTATTTTTGATAATATCATCAATTACTGCATCACTAACATTCAATAAACCTTTCATTCCATAAAGAATCTGATTATTTTTAGCATCAGGCTTAAATCCATAATCTGAATTATTTATATCAACAAGACTCATTTTAATTCCTGCTGATATAATTTCACCCATCGCTTTTGCGATTTTTCCATAATCAGTTGAAGCTGTTTTCTTTACAGAAATAGATTCAGATTCATCATCCTCTTCAATCTCTAAATTACTATTATCTTCAAGTGAACCACTATTTACAATTAAACATGCACAATCCCAATAAATAGGATTCCAATTTGTTGCAATATATAATGTTTGAACGCCAATAAAACTATAAGCTAAAGCGTGTATACATAATTTTTTAAATTACTGACTATTTTTTACGGATGTTGTAGTGAGGTTTTGGCATGCCCCTTATCCGCACACTATTTCCCAGAACGTATCAATAGTTCCAGTACTCCCGGTCTAACCCAGGATAGTCGATACAACATTTTTCTTTTAATAGATTTATTTATTATCTCTAAGAGGGTATTTATATTTTTCTTTTTTATGAGAGCGACCAGAGTTAATATTTTTAACTGTAGCGTAACTTTTATTCCATTTTTTAGCAATATCTTTTAATGACAATTCTGTTTCTAAGATATCTTTTATAATACCTTGAACCCAAATTTCATTTTTAGCTTTATTACTTCCTTTATCACAAAGCGGATATGTATCTTGATTACTATAAAAATATTTTCCAGTATTTATCATAGATAAAAATCCTGCGGATTTAATATTAAAATCTTCTTGAATGGATTTATATTTCTCTCCACTTTTAATTCTATCTTTTATTTCTCGAATTTCTTTTTGAGAAAAACGACTTCTGGAATTTTTCTTTAAAGGATAATCAAATTTTTCATTAAAATAATTTGTTCCAGTATTTATATTGACTAAAAATGTTCGTTTTAATTTAGGATAATAAATTTTTTCAATGTCATCATATTCTTCATCATTCATTAAACGATTTTGAATATCAATAATCTCTTCTTTTTTAAATAACTTAGATAGATTCAATTTCTCTTCATAAGTTAATGGTTGCCTTTTATATCCTTGACCACCAAGAGAAATATTATATCCATTTTCATCTTTTAAAGAATGATAATATTGAATGAAATAAATTTCTCTTTCATCAATATAATCTTGAGACTCTCCATCTGATATTTCTTCGAGAATATCAAAATTAAAATTATCCCAACCATATTTTCTTATTGCAGAATGAAATGGTAAATTATATCCAGAACTTTTTTCATTAAAAGAATCACTTCTATGACCATTTTTTCGTTTTTGAATATTATTAGTTTGCCCAATATAAATCTTACCATTTGTTTTATTTGTGAATTTATAAATATAATACATAAATATTCTCCTTTATACATGGCTATTGTTCTCATGTATAAGTGAAAAATACTATACCTCTATTAAAGAAATTTGTCACGAGATTTTACCCTCGTTAGCAATTAAAACTATATTTGCCAAATATATTAATGTTTTAATTACCCCACCGATAAGTGGTTAAGTGTGTAAGCGCCATTTACACAACGCTAAATGAATAACCCATCTGCGGGCCAACTCCACATTTCCATACATACTGTCCAAGTTTTTCACTTGCCGCCTGTGCCAATACTTTTTCATGTAAAGCTGGAATTTTATTCATTTGCTTTTTACCAACAATCTTACGAGCCGCATTTGCTTCTCCAAGACTGAAGTGACAAATCTTATCATCCATCAACATTCTCATTAACTGTTCCTGTGAAGGCGGAACTCCATAAGAACTCTTAAAGTAAGGTTCAAGAGTTTTCTGCTCTTCTTTGGTAAGACCAAATTTTGTCATTTCATCATACCATAACTGAATGTTCTGTTTAAAACGATAATATTTATCCATTGGGCGTTCTTCTCCATCTTCGCCCATAAGTCTCATTAGACCATTCGCATCCGCCATCTCCAATACATTCTGAGGTTTTAATTTCTTTGCAACCTGCGCACCAACCTGAGAATCAAACTGGAAAGTATTAATAACAGATACTTTACCCAATGCATCCCAAATCTTCTGATCGGTTAAAGGTAAAACATTAGGATGAAAATATTTATCATAGACTTCCCGCAAACTTAATTCTGGCTCAATTTCATTATCCTCTTGGAGTAACTGAATAGTTTGAACTAATTTATCCTGAACCTCAGTTACAAGAAAATCATATTTTGTTAATCCCATATACTCTGCATCATGTAAGTCAAATTGAGTAGTAATCTCACCTTTTGGAGTTTTCATAAAAGCACTATGCTCAAATGGGTCATCTCCAAATAAAATTACACCAGATGCATGAGAACCTCTATGGTTTACAAGACCTTCAATAGCTACAATAATATCCAATAAACCTGGATATTTATTTACTTCATTTACAAATGTCTTAACAGGTTTACGACCTTTTTCTGGATTTCCATAAACAACTTCTTTAATTGTCCATAAAAATCCTCTTTCTTCTGGAATTAATGAACTCATATACTGAGCTTCATCAACATCAATTCCTTCTGGATAATTCTCACTTCTATAACCTCTACAAGCTGTTTGAATTGCAGATTTAGTTCCTTCTGTACCGAATGTTGCTACAAGAGTACATCCAAGATTTTTCTTTGCCCATTCCATGATATTATCATAGAACATCTTTCCACGCTCTTCTTTAATCTTACGAAGAATTTCCGGACGCTTGGACGGGCATATGTCGATATCAATATCGCCAAGTTCAATTCTCTCTTCATTAAGATAACGGAAGAAAGGTAAATCCCACTCGATAGGATCCAACTGAGTAATTCCCATAAGGTAATGATTAAGTGCGGCACAACTGGAACCACGACCAGCACCTACCATTGAACCGCAATCCCAAATCATATCAATATAATGTTGAAGTGTATTTGGATAACGAAACATATTTGTTTCAAGTTTTTCACTAATGATACTTTTAACTCGTGCTTCTTCTTCAAGTTCATCAAGATAGCGTCTATCATTAATTTTTTCAAGTTTTTCAAGCTGATTTAAACACTCATTTACCCAATAACGATTCTGAATATCATCATCCATTAACATTGCAGATAAATGTGGATATTGTTTAAATCCTCTTACTTTTGGATAATCTTTAACTTCTACAGATGGAATATCCTGCTTATGAAAAAGACTATAATATTCAATTTTATTTTGTAAATCTAAAGTATTTTCAAAAATTACATCTACATATCCATCTGGAAAACATGGAGATAATAATTCTTCTACTTCATCGCTATCCATAAGCCTGGCAAATTCATAAAAGTCATCAACTTCACGCTCTCCACCTTTTGAATTAAGATATGCTTTATGAACCATTCTATCTTCTTTTGTTAAATAATGAGAGTCAGTTCCAACAACCATTTTAACATTATATGCAGTTGCAATTTTAAATAACTGAGAATTTACAGTCATTTGGTCTTCTTTATTAGATGGAGCGCATTCAATATAAAAATCATCTCCAAATAAGTTCAGAACAAAATCCATAAAATCTTGAATCTTTTTCTGAAATTCCATTGCCATTTTTTGGTCATTTACCTTTAATGCTTCTGCATATAATAAAGACCATGAAGATAATTCTCCACCAATACATGCACTTGTTGCAATTAAATGACCTTTATAATGTTTTACAATCTCAGTTAATTCATCTTTTAGAGTTGGAACTCTTTCCATACCTCTATCCATATATGAATAATACCAAGCTGTAGAACTTAACTCTCTTAACGCTTTATGACCGATTGCATCTTTAGCAATCAAAATGAAGTGATAATATTTCTGACCATGATTTCTTGTATCAGTTAAATAAATTTCATTTCCTAACCCAATCACAAAATCAGGATTTGTTTCTCTTAATTCTGTTGCAATTTTATTTATTTCAACGTGCGCACAAAGGGCTTCATGGTCAGTTATACAGATACCACTAAGTCCTAATTCGATTGCTTTATTGATTAAATCTTTTGGGTGATTGGTTGAATCCAAAAGACGTAAATTTGAATACTCTGTATGGTTATGACAATTAAACCACTTTTTGCTCATTTATTATCTTCCTCTATCTATACTATTCTCAATTATATAAATATTATATCATATTTTTTCAATACTGTCAAAAGGATATTCTTTTCCTATGATTTCACTACAGATAGTATTCCATGAATAAAATAATGGTTGATAAACTGGCGGAATCCATTCAAAAGAAGAACAAATAATTAAAACATCTGGGGCATATTTGTCATCTTCTAAATTAAAGTCTTTTAAGACATAATCTTCTGTAACATATCTTGCGGCCTCGCTTGGATAAGGGTCAGAATTTTCATTGTGAATCCAATAAAAAGTATCAACCATTTTCTTATCTCTTGCATATTTAACCCAATTACTTAAATCATATTTAAACATTGGGCGCATCCAGTCCGCAGACTCCATGTCATATCCTAAGTCATGATGATGGTCAATGTTATATAAATCAATCTGTTCATCATGAGGAATTGTTTTAAGAATATCAATCACTTTATCATGGCTATTCACAAAATAAATTTCTTGATTTTGCTTTGCCGCACGTACAATATAGCGAGTTAGATAATCATAAATATATAAATCGGCAGGGATATTTGTGAGAAATGAAAATTTATCTACATAATCTTTCATTGGGTCTTCAATATCCACCATATTATTATAAAAACTAATACTTGGTTCCATAATAATATCAAAATCTATTGTAACTACATTCATATTATTTTCTCCTTACAATTACTTTTTCAGATGCTCTGGTTATTGCAGTATAAAGCCATCTTGCATGTTCCAACCTTACTCTTGGAAATGGCTCTTCAAGAACTAAAACATTATCCCATTCAGAACCTTGAGCCTTATGTCCAGTAATTCCATATCCATAAGTAAAAAATTTTGGGACTAAATCTCCAACTCTTTCACGATGCTTACCAATTTTATAAATATCTCTATTATCAAGACATCTTGCTCCATGAGTAAGCATAGTTTTATCCAGATATAAATCTTTATAAATATCTCCTTCATCAGTCTCTATATCGCATTGAATGGCTTGTACTGATGGGACAGAAGCTCCAATCCAATATGGGAAATAAATAAATCTATTTTTAGGGTTTTTTAAATAGCCAATGGTACCATTAACTAAGGCATTATGGTCATCACTAATATCTTCCCAATAATTTTGTCTACAAAGAATTTTATCTCCATCTTCTGGAAGCGGGCCTCTTCCCAACAGATTTCTTGCATAAACATTAATCTCTTCAACTGCGGCATTGGTTCCACAAATAATCTGATCAGCCCAAAGAACCATACCAGCTTCATAATCTTTTTGGTCAATTACTTGAACATTTTTTCCTTTAAATAGCTCTAAAGGTTTCATTTCTCGAATGTCAATGCTAAGTCTAATAATTTCAGAATCTGCGGCCTGCCGCATAATTTCATCTAAGAAGATATGAGGGTCATCAAGTAAGTGATTATCTTGGTCTTTCTCTATTGGAGGAATCTGGAATGGGTCGCCTAAACAAATAACATACACTTTATGTTTAAAAAGCTGTTGCATCATATTTACTGGCACCATTGAAATCTCATCCACTACAATAATATTATATTCAATAGTAGATTTTGGCTTTCTAAAAAAACCTCCACCTGGTCTTGGGATATGCTCATAAAGTAATTTATGTAAAGTGCAAGCATTCTTATTTCCCTTTTTACGAAGAACTTCTGCTGTCTTACCGGTAAAAGTGGCATATGCAACTTTACTTGGTTCGACGTCAAGAGCCTCGATGATGAACTTTACGAGTGTGGACTTACCAGTACCTGCGTACCCAGCTATTACGGTGTATTTCTCATTATTGTGGAATCTTTCAACTGCAATTTTTAATCCCTCTTCTTGTTTTTTAGTTAATTCCATTTATTTCATTACTCTCTTTCATATACATTAATCTGATCATTTGCTGTTTAAATGGCGTTGGAATCCTATGATAACGCCAATATAAACATACTCTCTCTTTTTTAAATCCCATTATCTTAAAATTTCCATTCCATAGGTATGAACTTTTCATATATGTTTTCATGGAAATTGAGAATATATCGCTTTTAGTTAATTTAAAAGCTCTAATTGAGTTATTATTTGTTTGATCGAAGTGGGTGGTCTTCTGCATGGGCTTCTAATATCTCCTCTAATACGTTATAAAAATGCATACACTGACCATCTTCCCAAGTTTTACGGGAAAAATGTCTACCTTCTTTTAATGCTTCTCTTTCTTTATATTCACCAAGCTCTTTGATAGCCATAGCATATCGAAAATATAGGCTATCAAAAGCAAAATTAATTCTTTCAAGTAAAATTTTATTTAACTGGTCTCTATTAATTACGGTTACGTCTAATTTATTTTTTAATTCTTCAGCTTCTCTTATCATAATATATACCATCCCTCTTTATTATATAAATATTATACCATTTTTTAAGTAAAAAATCAATATAAGGCATTTTTGGTGAAAAATTTCTAAGACCACTTTTTGTTTTGGATTACGGTTGTTAGGACCCATCACCGCCGG